CAGAGATAGCATAGAACTGGTTTTCGTTGGGATTTAACAACGCTGTGGCGTTGGCGTACCAATCAATAAGGAATTCCTGTCTGGCTTTCCTCTCGGAGCCATTCATCATTCCCCACTTCTTTTCATTTGGAGGTGGCTGTTCAGCCAACACTCCATCGATGTCATAGGATACAATCATAAAATTAAGGGATCAACCTTTCCAGTCTTCTCAACAACAGCCTTCTGAAATTTCCAAATCTTCTCACGCATCTCTACAGGTAAAGAGGCAAACTCATCCAGCTTTTCTTTTGTGTCTGCAGGGAAAGCCCAACCCAAACCATCGTTACCTTTAGGTGCGCATACAGGAATACCAGCATAAAGAGCATGGTAAGCACGACCAGTTCTCCAGCCAGTCTTCTTATGTTTGTCATCATACACAGCCAGACAACCATGGAACTGCTGGTAGAATTTTCTACGATCTCTTTGTTGTGGATTTTCCAAAATCTCCAAAGCATCATAGTCTGACCACTCAGCTTCTTTACCTGCGATTGCAAGACTTCGTGAAGAAGTAAACTCTTTGAAGTATTTGGTTCTGCCACTTGGACGACCAATGTAGATAACCTTAGGGATGCTACCAGCGTGAAACTCTGCGAACTCCATACCAGAAGCCATCGGCAAGTCGACTACAGTAACTCCGATAGGGCACTTCAAAACTTTATGAACCTCGTCACAGTTGGTTGCGTTTGCAGCAACAGTCCAACGTGACCAGTCTTCATCAGGCAGCAACTCCCACAGGAATGGAAGATCTGGATCATCGTTCAAGAAGATGATGCGACCTTTGTGCGCTTTGATCATTTCAATAGTCTTGTCCCAATACTTCTGATAAAACTGTAGGTTAGTTCCACCGAACTCGAGCATAAGCACATCACACTGCTGGTACGTATCAAAGGTTTCAAACCCATCGTCTTTAGTTGGGTCGGTTGCTTCTGATAGCGGAATGATTTGGTAACCAAAGTCAAGCATGTTCTTGAACAGAGCAACACGTTTCTCAACCCATGCTCCACGAACACCATTCTCTTTATTGGTCAAACCGATCTTACCAGATACTCTGCGGTAACCAACTTTACTTCCAGTGTTGGAAGAGTTCTTGGAATAAAACCACTCCAACATTCTTTCCTCACCTAAAAATTCATGTAAAGACATTATAACTCCAAATTAGTCAACTTATTAACATCGCCAAGCGATCCACGATAAAACGAATTAAACGCCAAAGAAACTCTGGCTTCATTATTCTTATTGGTATTGACTCCGTGCAACATATGTGATGGGAACAATACAATCATATTTTGTTTAACATTGATAGGCATGTGGTCAAGATTAAACTTAGTCTGCTTAGTTATCTTGGGTTTGATACCGTAAGATTTATCCTTAAAGAAAATTATCTGACTCGGATCTTTACTAATATAAACTACTCCGCTGATGATACTATTGTCATGGCAGTGTGTATGATGTGATGTATTTTTATCGTTAAAGTTTATCCAAGACTGAGTAACCTCAAGAGTAACACCTTCTGCTCCAATGATATTGATTAGATATTCTTGGAGGTGTTTATTAACCTGCGCCTTCAAAGATGACAATTCAGGTTTATCCAAAACAAAATTATCATTAGATGTTGCATTACCATACACATTCGGGTAGGTTTCAGTTTTAATGCTCTGTATATAAGCAAGCTCGTGAAACTGAAACTCTACCGTTGATTGGTAAAGTGGCGTTGGAAATAAACCGAAGACGTTCACCCGAAGAAATCCTCAAGTGATGTTGATTCTGCCTCAGGATGATATTTCAACAATTCACCACGACCAAGTTTTTGTTCGCAATAGTCATACCACTCTTGAGATTCCCACATTCCCTGAGAAACACCATTCCACAGTGGACGTTGCTCTGGGTGTTCTTTATTCAGTCTACGAGACTCAACAAAGTCATAACGACAATCTTCATACTCTTTAGAACCCAACTCAAGCATCTTCTCACGGAAGTATACCACCAAAGAAATACGCTCAGAACCTTCTTCGCAAACGATAGGAGTGTTACCGTGCATAACTTCGTGGTTGTTAATCAACAGCAAGTCACCTGGACGTGGGTTAACAGCAACACGATACTCAGGTGCAATCAAATAACCACCACTGTACTTGCCATCATTAGACAGAGTTAGAAGGTTAGACAGACCATCATTCAAATCGCCAACGTCATAGTGAGCAGCAGTGCGGAATGTTTTGTTTACAGTAACCGTAGTGAATGGTGTCCCAGGAACCAAGAATCGTGCATCGATTTTACCAGCAGCTTCCATCTGAGCAGCATAACGCTTAGGTAAGAACTCTTTAAAACCACCAGCCAAAGATTGCAGGAACGGATATGCCATGGCAAACTTCTCAGGATACTTCGCAGTATAAGAAGTGGCACGACCATAAGGGATGCGAGGATAACGATCAAACCAACCAGCAATACCTGAATGAACAGAGTTTGCATATGTGGTCAAGCAGATTAAATCTTCAGCAACGTGAACTGCCTCTTGTTTAGCTTGGTCAGCTGGCAACTTACGTGCACGTTCAACCCACTCATCAAACTTGAAGTTCTCTTTCTTTACACGATCGATAGACCAAACACGTGCACGATTAGAGATCTCTGGTTTCTTACCAGCATACTTCTTGCGAATCTCATCAATAGGATCTTCACCGAAAAGGTTTTCAGTTGGCTTCAAGAAGTAGTCAACGATATCATATTCATACTCGGTAACCCATTCACGATTACCCAGCTTCTCACCACGTGGTCCTGCAGCAAGTCCACGATTCTGTGTTTCGGTTGCTGCTTCACGAAGACCTGCGTAGGCTTGTTCTTGTTGCTCTTTGCTAAAGTAGTTCTTACGAAACTTCAGAACGATCCTATCTTCGCTGATTGGATCTTCGCCAAACTTCGGTGGCATATAAACATCACAATCTTCTTCAATAAGAAAGTCATAGTGACTCTCATCAACGAACTGACCCAACAGATGTTGACAGTCATGTTTTCTATCAGCTACAATTACCTTTACCATACATTTCTCCTAAAATTTGAAACCGCTAAAACCTTCATCACTATGTATGCGTTTTCCAAAATCACTTTTATCAAACATCGGTCCTTCGTCTTTACTTCCAGAGTCAGCAAGAGTTTGGGCAGATGCTTCAACATCATATAGTTTCATTTTAGCTCTGTCAACACCAATAACAAATCGCTTATAATAATTGGGATCATTATAACGATTCTTCAACTGCTTCACGATAATCTGATTCAGCTGTTCAAGTTCTTCGTTACTCACCAACGCAAACATAAAGTCTGCAGTCGCTGGTAAACCAAAAGATTCAGAAGTATCTTCCAGACCTGGATCTGAGTTTGTATAACCAGATCGGGTAGTTTGAGTTGCCGACATAATTGGAACATTACACTCAACAGCCAAACCACGAAGTTCTTCAGCGATTGCCTTAATATATGTATAAGAGTTTACGCCATGCGTTTGTTTCATTCGAGAAGAAGCACAGATGTTCAGATAGTCAATAAAGATAATATCAGGAACGAACTCTCGCTTCATCTTCAACTCTTCCAGCAGGGCACGGAAGTGACCAGCATGAGCAGACGCAGTTGGGTACTCTTTAACAATCAACTTACCTTGTGTCTTCTTAGCAATCTTTTCAAGACGAGAATCAAAGATGTCACGATCGACAACTTTCAATTCATCCATAGTCAAGTTAAGAAGGTTGGCGTCAATACGTTCAGCGATACGTTCTTCAGCCATCTCCATGGTGATGTAAAGAACATTCTTACCTTGCATCAGAACAGAAGCACCAACGTGACACATAAACAAAGACTTACCAACACCAGTACCAGCCAAAGCGATGTTCAAAGTTTTCTTTGATAGTCCACCTTTGGTAATTTTGTTGAACATATCAAGGTCGAAGCTGATCTTTTCTTCGACTCGATGATAAAATTCATAACGAGACTCAGCATCCTCGAGATAATCATGGCCAACATGATTATCGAAAGAGACGGCAAGAGCGTCACTAAGGATGCTAGGAATTGCATCTTGCGTTCTGACTTTATCTCTACCGTCAATGATTTGGATCGAATGTAGAATCGCATTATAAACTGCCTTGTCTTTACAAAACTTTTCAGTGTTCTGAACTAACCACTCTTCATTACTTTCCTGATTAGTGAGTTGCTTAGCAAACTCTTGCATCTCGGGAACTTCTTTATCGGTAAACCCTTTTAGGTTTCCAATTTCAATCTGAACAATCTCAGGACTAGCTGGTTTGTTGTATTGCTCGAAGAACTTAATTAACAAAGAGGCAATTGCTGCCTCTTTGCGATCTGTGAAGTATTCAGTCTTAAGGTGTGGTACAACCTTGCGACAATATTCTTCATTGTGGATCAGGTTCGATAGGATCGCCTGTTCTATTCTCATCAACACCGCCTGTATATGTTAAACTATTTTTCTCAATACCTTCATGGATCAATTCAGTAAGAATGTCACCAATATAATTTTCAAAGGGTTTAACATCAGTTAAAACCTTATCGTTGTAGTCAAGGATTTCATACTCGAAGTGAATACCCAATTTATCATTGGCTTCATCTTCACTGAAAGAAACCTTTCCGTACACATAAATTATACCCGCAAATGGTTCTTCTGTCAACTTTATCGCATCGAAGAAACCATTGCGGTGTTCAACAACTACGTAGGGTTTCATTCGTAGTCAACTTCTGCAAGTTCTGCACTGATATCTTCATCACTCAAGATAGAATCAGTAGAAACCATATACTTGTTCTTGATGAAATCGTAGAAAGACTTTTGCGTCAACAAAGGCATCCAGAAATCTTTGCTATCTGTATCTTTGATACGCCACTTCTTTTCTTCCACAACACCAGTCTCAAGATCTACTTTCGAATACCAACCATTGCTAGGCTTGATAACATGTCCTGATTCGAGTGCAATATCAAGTAGACCGCTCCACTTGCTGATACCACCATTAAAAGAAACAGCGACAGGGATTTTAGATTTTTCTTTAACATATCTTGATTTTTCTACGTTGATAATGAAGTTATAACCGACTACTTCAGTACCTTCTTTTTCTTGTTGACGACCCAAGATAAAAATATTGTCAGCTGAGTAATAAGAGCCAGTACCACCACCAACGATGTCTTTAGGATACAAACCAATTTCTTTGTAGGTGTGGTTAACAACTACCATTGGGATATCCTTCAGAGTCAGGTGAGGTGTGACCATACGGAATAGGGATTTCATCTGTTTAGCACGAGACATATCGGCAACAGATTTACCATCAAGTGCATCCTCAACTTCTTTCTTAGAAGCAAGGTTACCGATGGAGTCAATAACAATCATCACTCGCTCGCCACGTTCAATGTTCTGCAGCTGTTGCATAATATCAAACTTGAGTTGTTCAACGTCTGTGATTGGAGTGTGAAGAACACGATCCGTATCAATACCGAAGCTATCGAAGTAACTCTGTGGCGTACCAAACTCAGAGTCATAAAATAGCAGAGCAGCATCTGGATACTTGTCCAGATAAGACTTTGCCATCAGCAAACTGAAAGCAGTCTTAAAGTGCTTTGATGGACCAGCCCACATTGTGAGTCCAGGAACCAAACCACCATCCAAGCGACCACTCAATGCTACGTTGATGATAGGGATGCTAGTTGGAATCATATCCTTCTTAGCGAAGAACTTTGACTGCGCAAGAATAGCGGAATCTTTGATCGTGCTATTCTTTTTAATTTTATCAAGAATACTCATAATGTTCCTTAAATAGATTTATATAATGCAGATTGTGCAACAAAGTTTTGTTTCCAACCCCACTCGTCAAGAACCAACTGGTTGAAAATATGTTCTTCGATATCGATGACATCTTCAACAGACAACTCAAGCATACGGATCGCACGATTGTAGTTGTCCTCATATGACTGCGGTGCTTGAGGCATAGCACGGAACTTAAACAGATTGAGGTCTGCGCTCTTTGCTTTCTTAAGATTCTCTTGTGCGACTTTTAACACAGCACCTTTGTAGTCTTCAACAGACTCATTATAATCAATCACATGCTTCTTAGCATTTTCTTTAACAATCTTAAGAAGCTCTTTACGATTCATTTTTACACTGTTCATAACATTCCTTTTCAAATCAAGCATTTCAAACATCCAAAAATTCAAGTAGTTGGGCTTCGTTCATCATACCAACCTTACGATTCTTTTCCGTATTATTTTCGTCAAGAAGAATCATGGTTGGGACGCCACGAACTCCATATTCCATAGCAACATTGCTATACTGGTCAATATCAATTTCCTCGATAGGAACTGTAATTTTGTCTGATGCGCCTTCAATAACTTTAGAAAGCATTTTGCATGGACCACACCAGCTTGCAGAAAACTTTAGAACTTTCATTTTATACTCCTATTATACACTATTTTGATTTATCTGTAAATTTTTTGTTGGAACATCAAACACAAAAGTAATGCGAACGCAATCACCAATGTTGTCAGTTCCATGTTCAAGTTTATTGTTAAACCAGAGTAACGTCCCTGGCTCAACATCATAATGTTCATCGCCTACATAATATCTATACCTTCCCTGTATAGACAGATGATAACGATCTCTTGTTTGATAGTAGTCGCCAATATCAATGTGTTTGCCAACCTTTCCACCAACAGGAAGTGACAAGAAACCGCAACGAGAAAACTTGCCAAAGTTTCTCTTCATAAACCCAATAACTTCTGTGTGATGTTTGCAAGCTGGAGTTGGAATGCAAATCTCTGTGTCTCCGACGTATTGATCAAGCGATTCTACGCCACCCATAACAAGTTGTAGAACACCTGCTTCTACTTCTGGGAAACCACGATCTAACATAGACATCGCACCATCAACCTGTCTCTGTGAACCCCAATCTTCTGGATGTGCTTGTAACTGTTTCAGTATCTTAGAAACATTCAATCCAGTTTTGATGATGCGTATATTCTTCATTTAATGTTTACTATTGACATGTCGTTACCAAGTTCACCACGAAGGAACACATTGAAAGACAGCGAGTATCTGGTTTTATCTGATGTATTCGGTTCGACTTTATGTAGAATATGTGATGGGAAGATCAAAATATCATTATCATATGGGTAGTGTGCCCACGATGGCGAGTTAAACAAATTTAGGTTTGAATATTCTACACGGATAGCTGGTGGAAAGATATTTGATGGCGAACCAATATCAAACACAATCTCTCCTGTTGTTTCGTCTGTTTGAATATAAACGACGCCAGACAAAAGAGAATTGTCATGTCTATGTAGTTGAGCAGCATCACCCTTCTCATGTTTCACAACCCAAGAGTTAGTTATGTAAAACTCAATGTGAGGTGCTACAGACAACCCATTATAAACATAACGATCGAGGGCAGACTTGATCTTCTGTTTTAAAGAAGCAAAGTCTTCTCTGTCCAATACAAACTTATCAGCAGAGTACTTCCCATCATATATCAAGGAAGTTACTCTACTCAACTCATCTGATGTGATGGGTTCAATCTTTGATTGATAGATTGGTGTAGAAAATAATGGGACGATGTTATCCAAAGAAGTCCTCCAGAGATGCATGTTCTTCCACCTTCCAGCCCAGTGGTTGAATAACAGTTTGAAGCGCATCAAGGAAAGTCTTTTCAAACTGCAACTCATAATCTATGTATTCTTCCAAACCAAACTCTTTCGGTAGCACTTGCGGGAATGCAATCACATCTTCATTGAATGGGTTTGGCTTCTTCACATACACAAACTTAATCTTCTCACCCTCTTTAATCAGCTGATACTTCTTGTCAAGACCAAGACGTTTAACGTGGTGATTGAACAACAAAGAACCACGAACGTGGATAGGTGTACCCTTACCATAGATTGGGGAACCAGCATACTGGCGTAAACCATTTACACCACGAGGGAATGCTATTTCTTGGACAGGTAACGAGTTGAATTCTGCACGAAACTTTTCAATGAAGGAATGTAGTTTCGCTTGATCTCCCTCGAGAATAACTTCGATCGAACTCTTAAGTTTGTCACGAATAACAGCAGGTGTACTCGACTTGACCATCTCCAAGCCCATAACTTTGAGTTTAGGTTTCGCATACTGCACTCCCTCAGAATTGTGCACGTTCAGAATATATCGTTTCTTGGCAGTCCAGATACCCTTGTCAGCCAGAACCTCTCGCTTCATCTGCATCTTCTGAGAATATGCATTCATGTAGTCAGCAAGTTCTTGATAGCCTTTGTCGATGAAAGGTTGGATAACATCCTCGCAGATTTTATCCATGGTCTTGATCTTCTGTTCAGTAGTCTTACCTTCACAGATCTTCTCAATCAAAGTTTCAAGAGTCAGATAAATTGAGTCGGTATCGATGGCGATAACGAAGTCTTTACCTTCTGTCTTCAGAGTTTTGTTGAGGAATGCATTCAGCTTGTTAGCCATCCAACGAATAGACAACTGACCAGAAGTGGTAATACCTTCAGCCATACGGATATCGAAGTAACGGAAGTACTGGTTACCCATCGCACCATAAGCAGAGTTTAGCGCAATCTTCATAGCCATCTGCAGGTTGTTCAATCGGCTAATCTCCTTCAGCAAGTGCTTCTGAGACTTGTCGTTCTGATATTCCTGCTCGACTTTCAACATCTGCTTCTTGAATTTGCTTCGGTCGACATACATCTTTTCCATCAACTCAGGCATAAACCCTTTGATGTCTTTGCGATATGTCCAACCATTCGCAGTAACAGTCAAGTCCCTGCGCTTAGCATATGATGTGTCAACTTCTTGGTTCAACAACTTATCGACAGTACAAGAAATCTTTTCGCTGTTCAAAGTCTCTGGAGAAATGTTATACTGCATAATCAAGTGAGGATACAGACTGTTCAAGTCGAAGGAAGCAACCCACTTGTGTTGACCAATGATCGGGTCTTTAACAAACGCACCTTCAAATTGTTCGTTCTTGCTGGAGCCACTCTTCATAGGAATAACGATGTTCTTCTTACGCAGGTGGTTATAGATGATAGCATCCCACATGCGAACCTGAGAGAACACGTCTTCGTAGTTAATCTTGGCGTTATATGCCATGGTCAGACACAACTCAATCAGTCGCATCTTGTCTTCCAGTTTGTCAACCAACTCTACGTCGTGAATGTTATATTCAACGAACTGTTGCCAGTGGTTGGTATAGAAGTCTTTGAAGGTATCTCCAGGATTTTCTTTCTTCGCATCACCTAGTTCTTCGCCAGCGATGTAATCGAGACGATATGATTCTTGCTTGGTATAAGTGAACTTCTTATACAAGTCAAGATAGTCTAGTTGTGAGATACCGTGAATGTCGAAAGAGATTTCTTCATTACCTTGAATGAAGATCTTGCGTTCGTTGATATAACCCCATGGCGAAAGTTTCGTAGCGATGGTTTCACCCAACTCTCGTTGAATGCGTTTCACCAAATATGGGATATCGAAGAAGCCAATGTTCCAACCTGTGACAACATCTGGATAGTTCTGCGACCACCAGATAATAAACTCTTTCAGAAGATGTTGTTCGTCTTTACAGTGCATGTAAATGACATCATCACGATTGTGAACAAACGCACGTGAACCGAAAGTGATTACACGTTTAGATTGAAGATCTTTAACAGTGATTAGGAGAACCTCTTCGTTCGCCGAACGGATGTCAGGGAAACCAGATTCAGTTGCAGTCTCAATGTCGATGGTGAAGACTTTAATATGTTCCATATCCCAGCGAATGTCACTCTCATAAGTGTCGCTAAGATATTGGCAGATATAATTGGTGTTACCGTAGATGTTGAAACCAGACACGTTCTCGTATTGCTTAACGAACTCACGTGTCTCTTTAACAGTTCCAGGCTTGACTTCATCAACGCACTGACCATCGAGTGTGCGCCAATTACTTTCCTTCTTAGAGGAACAGTAAAGGGTTGGGAAGAAATCTATTTTACGATTGAAGGGTCGTCCATTATCATACCCTCGGACAAACATTTTGTTACCAAAGGGAAAGACGTGGGTGTAAAATTGCATTATTCTTTTCTCTTATAATATACATTGATTCCATCAGAACCAAGACGCTCACAATTATCTATGAGCCACTTAGCCCAAACCCACCAATGCTCATCATGCCGATATCCATTACAAGCATGCAACGGAACACCATAATCATTAGTCTTATTTTCCATACATTAGTTGCATCGCATCCAGCGCACAGTCATGTACTGGGTGGTGCTTAATAACTTCGTGTCGTTTGAATGTAGGATGCGCAACATCGCAGTATCCATTAGTAGAACCAGTGAAGCAGTCTACTGCTGTTCTCACATCCCTCCACATATTATACGTGGTAATTGGATTTTTGCCTACTTTAATACACAGACTGTCTATTGCAACTTGGTCAAGAGAACCACGTGCCCACATAGTTTGTTTAGCAGGTGTAGGATACTTATTCATATAATCAGTCAGCTGTTCGATAGCATCCTCAGCAAGAAGATCGTTTGGACTCGGATCGAAACTAACCTTACGCACATATTCATGTTGCGTTTTCCACCAATCAAGAGTATCTTTGTTGACAGTCCTGCCGAACCTTTCAATCTGATCTTTCGCATTCAGCTTGACGAAGCAAGCATCGTTCAACAACTTTTGGTAGTCAGGTTGTTCCTCAGGATTGAACCACAACAGTGCTGCTGAAATAACAACAGTTGTAGATTCAATCCCAAGAGTTTCAATATCAAATACAAACATTACCAATCCCTTTTATATCCAACTTCAGTCACGAACGCTTTCATCTTTTGTTCATCATCCCAAGATTTGCAATACTCATTTTCGGTATCACACATTGGAATAATTTCTTCCTTAGCAATCTCACGGCTGCTAAGAATAGTTTCACCCAACCAGTGTTGAGAAAACTCTTTCATTTCTTCCAGAGTCACGCTATCTTCTGCCCACTGAATCGCAGTACAACCAAACTGTTCCTCAGTAACATCAGCGTGATTGTCAGGCACTTCAATGATATAACGCATACGATATTGCGAAATAGTATCGACCAAAACATACTTACTCATCAATCATCTCCTTAGTAATAGCAAGTGACTTCTCCAATGCTTTGCCAGCAACACGGAGACCATATTCCATTTCACGATTTTTCCACATCAAGATATCTTTTTTCTTTAATGAATCTTGATAGTTATCGTATACTTCAAGCATATCCTTTTCCATTTTATTCAGATAGTCCTGACAGTCAATCAGAGTTGCCCAAGATCCGTCCTCGAGTTTCGAGTATCCATTTTTCTCACGCAACTCATCAGTCCAGTTTTTACCATGAATATAGGATGGAGCAGGAATAGTGACTACACCAGTCGTCAGCCCACGAATATATTCGATGCGCTCGCTGATTGATTCTCTACCGTAAAACATTATTCATCTCCTTCATCTTCAACTTCTTGTTCACGACCATCCATGTCTGCATGCACTTCGCAAAGCACTTTGTGCCAACCATCAGTATAGCGTTTACCTGGAGCACCACACTCTTCACATGTACGATAACTCATACTCTCTGCGAAAGAGATATAGCTGTAGTGTTTATCAGTTGCAGCCTGAACATAGAATCGTAGACCACCAAACTTTTCTTTTACCTGAGAAGCAACTGGAACCTTGCTTGCTTCTTCTTCCATGACTTGTTTGCGCAGATCAATTTCGCCCTGTGTGATAACATCACCAGAACCACCATACATCTTTTGCCCAACTTTGTCTTTGATAAACTCGTAGCGACTTTTGGCTGAATAGTATTCACTGCACAACTTGCCGCAGAGAACATCGATGATGTTATACCAACCATCACCACATTCAAAACCCCAGCACATGGCTGTGTGTTGCATATTCGCATGACGATCTTTAAAGACCAGCGGATACTTTGCACATAGTGCTTCGTCTAGTTCTTTACGCATAATTAACTCCAAGTTCGGTGGGCTTCTGCCACCCATTCAAGACCATCGTACTCTGCGATAGTCCATTCAACATCATCAGGAATCTCAACAATCTTGAGTTCAGAAAATCTGTTTGCTGCTTCTCCACCTAACTGCTCAACAACTTGAATCAGAGCAGGATCATCACGAGGGATATCATGCACAGACAAATTATCATAAAAGAAATATGACTTGTTGTACTCTCCAAGTTCAATACCCTTTAGTTTTGCGTACAGGTCTTGTGCTTCTTTAGAAAGACCAAAACCACCATGACACGCATTAATAACAACTTTCATTTCGAACTCCAATGATGACGTCTGTCAAATTTAATATTCAATGCTTTGTGAATCAACTTATCTTTGATCATATCAGGAATAGTCAGATATGGATACTCAAGGATAAATGGACAACCATCATTACCCCAACTATGTTTCTCAAAAAAATTACGGACAGCCTGAAGATCTTTCTTCGATGTTTCGTTAAAATAATGTTTCTGACGGATAATAGTTTCAAGAATCACAGTAATGCCTTTCGCTGTTCTATGTACTTCTGGATCTGTTCAAGTTGGGCAATGCTTTCAACACGAGCGATAGAATCACACGCACGAATAACTGATGACGCTGGACCACCAGATGCTTCAGCCCAAGCAAACCCTTTATCATAACTGTAAGCATGTCGCATAGATGTATGAATCCAATCTTCGATAACATCGAGATTGAGGTCTTCGAAGAACAAGACTCGAATAAAAACATTATCTGCATCATGCCCCATAAACCTCAAATACCTACCACATTGGTGATGGGTAATCTTCTCGGAGATAGTGCTGGACTTTAGATTATACGCACGATACGGCACATAATCACTCTTACCAACATACCCAATATCTTTATCAACAATTCGCTTCGGTTTAGTTAAAGAGACTTGATAGATGCCACGATGGTTATCAACCTGCTTAGGAGAGAACACATTGTTCCACCAAGTTTTGGTCTTCAACCTTGTGTTATGTTTTTGAGCAGCATTGGGGATTGCAGAAACAGGAATCCAGTCAGTTATATGACTAGCCTTGCTTCTGATATCCGCATCAATTTCTTTAATCACTTGATGTCCTTACTGTGGTCAGCCACATCTTTATCATCACGAAGTTCAACAAAGATAGGAAGGAACAAAGATTCCTCACCCAATTTGTTCTTGATACGACTATTATACTTGACTGCGACAATTCTGTCAAGTAATTTTTCAGTGATCAGATTCTTGCGATGAGCATCATTGAAACCTGAGCCGACCGAAACCTTTACAACACCATCAGCAGATTCGCAAATAATTGCACCCAGCATACCTTCATACTTGCCAGTACCAGCCTGTACTCCAACGATACGCAGGTCGCATTCTAGTTCGCCTTTGAATTTGATCTGATGCTTTGCACGTTTATCTTCCCAAACACCACTACCATCTTTAAGGATGATACCCTCAAGTCCTTGAGCAAGATATTCTTGGAAGATACCTTGCGCTTCATCTAGCGTTTGAACCATGTCGCTAGAAACGAGCCAAATCTTTTTACCACTAGCCTTCTGTTTCTTTACAAGTTGTTGCAGAGAAGAGAATCGTGTTGAGTAGGGGGTTGCGCAACGACCACTAATAAATTGATCATACGGAATCAAGTCCCACACAGTAGCGTGAACCAACGATGCTTCTTTGGCAGAGATAGTTCCCTTGTTTGCTTTGTTGAGAATACCATTACCAGTCTGACGATCCGCAAACTGATGGTCGCCTTCCAGCATTACCAGCAACTCACCATCAAAGACGCAATCAACACCATCAGCAAGAAACAAGAACTCTTGTTCCAAGTTACCGAGCAACTGAATCTCTTTACCGTTACGGCTACGGAATTCTACCTTACCATTTTTGACGATAGCGTTGAACCGCATCCCATCCATTTTTAGTTGGACGTAGGCTGGATACTTTATCTTGTCTACCAGTTTCTGCTCGTACTGGCTGCACAACATTACGGGATATTCGCTCACCAAACCAGTCCACACTGCGTTTGCGGTTGACACTGATGCTCCACATTTCAAATCCTTTTCGATAATTCGTTCGATAACCTTAGCGTCGTTAGAGTTAACTGCCTCAAGAATAGCAGTCAGTCGATCAATCGCAGCATTACCAGTTACTACACGATTAGATAAGTCTTTGAGTGCAGGTAACATAGAAGCCAGCGAAGCAGCATGATCGCTGGTGTTGGGAGTATACTTTGGAATCTTGCGTTGATAGAACTGCGTAAAGGGATCGAGAGCCAAGCGGACTACCTCACGCAACACTTCGTTATCGCTGTTCGCATTTAGTTGATCGATTTTGAAGTTGCGAGAATTGTTTGCCGCAAGGCTCTCGAGAAAACCATTAATGTTCATTGTATCATTTCCTGTATAACAAATTTTGCTTCGGGGACAGAACGGCACTTCTCACCATTCACAGTTATCATTCGAAAGTGTTTGATGACGACTTTAAAATTTTCAACAGTAAGAGTGACGTCATCAGGGTTTCGTTGCTTCTCAACACGAGAACCTGTAGCGAAGAACAAAGTATCCCTAAGTTCGTCAGAAGCAGCCTTACGTTGAAAGTGCACGTTAGCCATTATGCTGCTTCTTTAAAGATGCTAGACCATGTCATCAGTTTATTCATCTTCTCATTCTTAGCAGCCATCACAGTTGCTTCATCGAGCATACCAGAATCAATCAGAAGGTCAATCATACACATCAGGTCACCGACTTCTTCTTCAAGATGCTCACGATTTGTTTGCCCTTTGTATGAATCTTCCATACCGAACCGAAATACTTTACTAATAGCCTGAGTAACCTCAGCACATTCTTCTTGAGTGATCAAGAGAATCTCTTTGTGTTTTTCATTAATCTGTTTCATCTTTGCAAATTTATTCATAGTATCTCACAGGGAAAAGGTTGTTTTACTGGGCATACCTGTAGCGAAGCCAGAGGTGCCAGTTGTAAACCCACGGGAATTCTTACAGGTCATTTTCTGCTTGGGTGCTTTGCGAGACTTCACAATCTCGATGGAGCCACCAGCCTTCAGAAACTTTTTCAGTTGCTTGTCCATCTCAGCACGGACTTCAGATTTGGTTTGGGTTTTGTAGAGCACGTTCATAATATAGATCCTTTCAATTAAGCTACTTCAGACATTTTAGCTTCCATCATTTCAGACAGAATAAACTTTGCGATGTTAATGTTTTTTCGAGCTTGATCGGTTGCTTGTTCATGACCGAACGACATGAGTTCTTGAGCATCGGAGAGAACACCCATCGCAACCATTTCCAAACCACTCAGGCGAGCAGTCAAGGAATTCATATACTGGTCACGGATATCTTTAGCGGACATACCGTAGCAGTTCTTTTCAAATTCAGTCATTTCAATCTCCTTTTCGACTAACTTAGAGTTATTATACTCCAAACCCAATTTATTGTAAAGTATTATTTTAATAACCCTACACCCTGTAGGGGTATCCTAAGTCGTTGATTTTAAAGGAAAAAAAAGGCTCCCAGAGGGGAGCCAGAGGAATGTAAACCTTTTGGTTTAGTTTTTTAGGCTAGGCATGGCGCCAGCCCCTACGATTTGGATGCCCGAACCGAAGATACGTTTATACTCATTTTCCATCTTAACCTCAGGATTTCCTTCGGCTGCGACCGCATGAGCATGAATGTAGATTTTATCAGTAAGGTATGGCATGTAAGGCATCAAGCCCACACCAAGTTGTCCTTGTTCGTTTTGCTGCATCATCACCACAGCAGGATTTTCAACGAAGTAACCCTTCTCGCTTGTGCTGGTTACCTCAGCAATAATTTCTTCACCACTAATCATCTTCATCACTTTTACTGTCATATATCACTCTCCGCTAAGTATTCTATAAATTGGGCAGCTTCTTCATGATCTGTAAAATGTTTTACAATAACATTCGCATTGTCATAATAATGCTGTGCAACGATTAACACATCTCTGGCTCTAAAGACAGAGATTTTCATAACCCAGTCGCCACGACGGATCGTTTGAAAGGATACGAGGTTGTGTGTTATTTTTGATTTCATACAAACTATTTAGGGGAACCGAAGTCCCCCTAACGAATGTATGATTAAATAATTTCGTATTCGTCTTTGCCTACACCACACTCAGGGCATAGAAAGTCAGCTGGAAGTTCTTCCCACTTACCTTCAATTTCCTCATCGTGGATGTGACCACAAACTACACATACATGTTCCATCATAGACCTCCCAAAACTTGTTTATATGCATTAGCATGGCGCTCTTCAACTTTCTTCAAAGCTGCAAAACGCTTTTCTGCTTTTGCAAGAACTGCTTTGAATTGTTGAGCATGTTCGTTTGATTCACGTCCTTGCTCATTGAATTCTTTAACAGCTTCAATGTTTTGTTCAATCTTTGCTTGGCGTTCAAACTGAGGATACATTGTAGTAAACTCATAGGTCTCACCTTCGATCGCTTTCTCCAAGCATTCCTTAGTGGATGGCTTGCCGATTAGCAATTCTAGATGACCCCATGCGTGCTTGATTTCTTGGTCAGCTGTATGCTCAAAGTGTTGAGCAACTTCCTCGAAACCTTCTTCACGTGCGATCTTAGCGAAGTAACGATACTTGATATGAGCCATTGACTCGCCAGCCAATGCACCCTCAAGATTTTCTAATGTTATAGACATATGGTCTCACTTTGTTTTGTTATGTGGATTTGGTGGCACTTTGCCGTTTACCCAATCCCAGTCTTCGTCCGTCATTGGAATCCAGTTGTTCATAATGTATAACCCCTTCTTTGAGAATAATTTCTAGACCAGTGTTCTACATCTGCTGCAGATTGTGGATTCTTAGAAAGTATATACAACTCAAGTTGGGATTTTTGCTCAAATAACTTGGACAGTTTTTTGAGCAAGTTCATCATTTTACTTTACCTACCTTGTAGGTTTTGTATTTCTGGATGCCCTCAGAGATGCCAAGAATAATTTCTTTACAGGCGTTCAGCAGCTTCATCATAGCCATCCTCCTGTAAAAATTGCTTGCTTCCCTTAGTCTTCACTGGGACTTTCTTTGCTTTCTTTTCTTCTGGGATTAGACGCTCAAGAACAATCTTAAGCATACCATTGAAAAGTTCAGCGTCTTTAACTTCGATCTTGTCATCGACAGCGAAAGTACGAGTGAACGCACGAGTAGCGATACCTTTGAACAGGTAGTCGTTATCGTCAGCTGCGTTTTGGACATTACCCTTAACGACAAGTTTACCACCATCAATCTCGATGTCGATTTCGTTTTGTGCGAAACCTGCTACAGCGATCTCGATCGTGTAAGTAGTATCACCAGTCTTACGGATGTTGAAGGGAGGATAGTTGGGAATGTTCTTTGTCAAATCATCATGCAGTGTTTGCATGCGTTTGAATTGGTCGTCAAAACCAACAAAGAATTTGTCAAGGTCTTTGAATGCATCTTGTGAAAAGAATGCAGGAATGAATTGTTTATTCATAGTTTTCTCCTATTAAGCGAGTTAGTTAAATTGTAATGATACCCCGAAGGCATATCGATCCTGCTTACTGTAGTACAGGGACACCTTATCGTAGTGCCAGCCTTAAGACGCTCCTAAGGTAGTAGAGTCTTTACGTTCCCATCCCGAGGGATGCAAATTTATTTAGGCAGCAGGTTGTTCTGCTTGAGCAGCCTGCGCAGCTTTCACAAGTTCATCGACTTGTGGATCGCCTTGTTGTTTAATCTTACTTACCAAAGCAACAACTTCTTCAAAAGGATGCTTACCCAAAGTACGAAGAATCATATTTACTTCATCAATAGTCAATTCAAGTTTAATCATTTCGTTTTTTCCCGATATTATATTTAGGTACAAGTTCCCACTGGTCTTTCTCTTTGTAGGAAACCACTTTAATTTGAGATAGCGATGCTTTCTGTTCTGCTTTTGTTGCAACCAGAATCTTCAAGAGTTCCCAGTCTTGCAACAATGCAGCGATTGCATTGCGTCTCTCAATATCACCAGAAGTGATATTCGATTCTTTACCGTCCAAAGCAAATAGTTCTTTGAAGTGAACGATAAAGTACCTACCTTGCTTATGTAAAATATGGCAAGATTGGTAAAGTTTCTTTTCTTTTCTGGAAGCGATTCCGATGCGAGTAAGTGTCTCACGAACCTTCAGAAAGTTATCTGGTTCTGGTAGTGTCACTTCAAGCATGGACTCTGGTGTCCAGTCGTAGTAAATCATTTCAACGCTCATCATTTTCCACCTTTATATAGTTTTTCTTTTATCAGGTCAAGCTGGACATCAGACAAAACGCCTAGTGCCTGTTTTGCCTTCTCCATAGAATAACCATAGTATTCCATCACAAAAGATAATGAGTCAGTCTTAGCATCTTTCTTAGCCCATTTACTGAATCTTTTCTTACGTGGTATACTATTTAGCAAAAAGAAAAATTGCCACTCTTTAGGTATAGAATAATGACGATTCATTTCGTTCGCATACATCACAGTGTCTGGGAACTGAGATAAACCTTTATTCACCATCCAAGGCTCGTAGTCTTTGTTAGCCTGTGGATCTTGAAATAGATTCTCCTTGGTATCGTTGATTGCATTAATAAAATCGAATGGGCTCATTTTTTAAGCACCCAATCTTCTGCAGCGTCTTCGGCATGTTCAAGTGTGTCGTAAGATTTTGCAAAATCTTCTTGAGTATTTCCATCCCAGAAAACAACCATGTATCTACCATTGGCGGTTTTATATACTCTGGCGTTTAACATACCTTCAGTGTAATCACTAATCATACATCAAACCCCACTTCCTTCAAATTTTCTGGTGTAGCTGCATATCGCTTACCTGGAAATCGTTTCTCTAAATTTGCTTCAAGTTCTTGACGTGTAGTACCTTGTGCAATAAAAGTATTTTCTGGCAGCGAGTAAACGAAGTAACCATGATCATGCTTTTCAATCTTGATCGGCTGGTACTTCTTTTTCATTTCCTGAAGTTCGTCATCCAAACTTTCTTCTTCAGACAGATACTGTTGTACTACTCGCTTAGCGTGACGTTCTCTGGCATTCCAACCAGCCACTGCACCCATTAACCAAGCTACTGCTAAGAAGAATATGAAGACAATAAAGTCTAATAGTTCCATACATCCCTCACTTAAATTTGCAGTTTGCCATAATCTCAGTCAAAGCTGCCATGATATTTATCTCTTGGTCAGCCACGAATGCTGCTTTATATTGATAGTCTGCAAGAATAAGAACCATCTGAGGGATGCTTGCTGGTTCCATATTTGTAGTTGCATTATCATACAACTCACGGAACAATGGAGCAGTACCCAACTCTGAGTTCTTAGCAACCCATGAGCGCACTTCCTTGAAGTTCTTTTCCTTCAAGTCACGTACAAGTTGCTTGTAAGATTCTTGGCTGGTGTTAACCAGAATGCCAGAATCAATCTTACCCGAGACAGAATAACGCTGCAGTTCGTTCAGAACACGACGATAGTCAGGGAAGTGTTTGATGATGAGTTCTGAAACTACCTTGGGATCAAACTCAACATTTTCGTTCTTGAGAATTTGCATAGCACGTTTCATAAACGTACCAGCAATTTCCTGCTTGTCTTTAGTATCAATCTTAAACTCTACAACAGCGCATCGGCTATGCAGAGGCTCAATGATTCGATTCTTGAAGTTACAAGTAAAGATAAAACGACAGTTATTGGAGAACTGCTCAATCATAGAACGCAACGCTGGTTGCACAGAATCAGCATTCATATAATCTGCCTCATCAATAATGATGATCTTTGGAGCATCACTTAGAGAAACAGTAGAAGCAAAGTTCTTTACGGTAGTTCGAAGAGTGTCGATGTGACGACCTTCGTCCGATCCGTTAATCATAATGTAGTCAGCACCAACTTCGTTACATAGTGCTTTAGCAACAGTAGTCTTACCTACACCAGCTGTTCCGCAAAACAGAAATGTAGGCAACTCACCTTTAGCGATATACTCTTTAAATGTGTTCTTCAAAGACTCAGGCAGAACACATTCATCAATAGTCTGTGGGCGATACTTCTCGACCCACAGAAACTGCTCATCACGAGATTCAATCATAATATAACTCCGAGTAATTTACGTCTTATTAAAATTCTTATTATTTGGGAACAATGTGGTAGTGTCTTTAATTGCAAAATTAAAAGTCATACACATTCTATCTTCCTGAGACAGATTCTTTGTGACAAAATGCATCAAGCTCCCTGGGAAAATCAACATCAAATTTTCTTTAGCATCAATTTGATGGAATACCTCAGTGAACCTGTTACGATCAACAAAGTATTTTGGGGCATAGTTCCAGCATCTTGTATTATCGCCATGCTGGAAAACAATGTTACCAGAATCAGGTGGAACCTTAAAATAATATACAGCTACAATCGTGGTGCCAGGATGCACATGTGAGAACACGACATCGTCTGGTCCATTAATGTTATACCAGCAGCCATTCAAAACTAAGCTACAAGATTCTTTAGCTCCAAGTTCTCGAATGCATTGGCTGGCATTTTCTGTAGCAAGCGCAACAATCTTTTCTAATGCAGAATTAGATTTAATCTGCGCTTTAGACAGTAAGTAGCTAATCCACTTTAGACCAGCAGACCTAGCCTCACCAATATAATTGTTTGGGTTTCGGTTTGCTGTGTCAATTTCATACAGGGAGTTTGCATGATCAACCAGTCTGGCAGTATCGACATCATCAATATCGAAAGACCAAACTGGTGTGACAAACAAGTCAACCCTGTTCATAATCAACCTTCGAAGGTTGAGTCAGCTTCTACTGCGACGTAATAAACCAAATCGCCAGTGCCTTTGAAACGAGAGATTTTCTTAGAAGAAATGCTAACGTCATAATCGCCAGGAAGCATCTTCAGGTTTTCAACTTTCAAATTGATCTTGAAAGTTTTATCGGTAGTACCGACAGCTTCACGGAACACGTTAGCCGTGGTGTTCTTCTTGTCACCAACAACAGCAGTGATAGAAGAACCATCGCCAACGATAGACAAGTCTTCAGAACGAAGAACGCCAGCAGTCTTACGGATCATGTCCAACTGATCGCTGGACAGTTTGAATTCAATCTCATGCGCTGGGAATGTGATTGCTTTTTGCGGTGCGACCAAAACTTCAGGTGCTGCAGCGAAGTATTTGATGCTGCGACCACCACTCTTAATGGTGACGTACTTGTCGTTAAATTCCAACTCGGGATCGTCAAACAGAGACATCGCACCCAAAAATTCATTCAGGTCATAGATACCAAAGTCTGCAGGGAAAGTTTCCCCAACGACAGTGTCAGCCATCACGTTCTTTTGTGAAGAGATGGTTGCGAGTTTGTTACCTTGTTTCAAAAGCAAATTGCTGTTGATGCCAGCAAAGTTCTTAATAACGGTAACTGTTTCTTTAGATAGTTTCATATGTTCTCCTTCAAAGTATCATAACTATGTATAAATGATTATACGCTTGGTGGGTAAAAATGTAAAATTTATTCAGATGCTTTAGCAATTTCTTTGTATCCAGCCAATGATGGGTGCACATTATCTGGTTGCATCCTCTCTGTTTTTAAAACAGTATCGTGATATTCATTGGCAATCTTCCAGACTGCTGCCTGTGCTTTCGGAAACTTGTTGCTCGGCATTACCCAAAACACTCTCTGAGCATCTGTCAGTTTACGAATGGTGCGAAGTTCTTCTTCGGTGTTCTTTACGTATGCATCATTTGATCCAAGAGAAATAATAACATGCTTGGCAACCAGTGGTGTGTTTTTGATGTTAGCATCCAACCACTGCTTCGAGTTTATTCCACCCTTAGCATAAGCGACGCATTCTTTGCGTACGTTAGCTACACCAACTGCTATTGAATCTCCTGCGATCAAACAGTCTATCATTTATTTTCCAATCATCAGACCAGTCATGTTGCTAGGAACAACAATAGTCTGAACCTTGCCATTCTTAATACCCTCAGAGATGTTCAGTGCAGCTTGAGCATTCATAAAGGCGATAGAACTGGCAGAGTTATTAGCCAATGCAGCCATACGTTCTGCTTCTTTGCGAGCAGTGGCAACCTCAACTTCTTTCTGCTTGTATTCATTCTTAGCACGAACGAGAGCATTAGCAGATTCAACAACAGAATCAGCAGGAACAATGTTACGAATTAGAACCTGTCCGATAACTAGACTACCATCAAGTTTCTCATCAGCAAGACTCTTTTGAATTTGTTCACGGATAGCCTGTTCCATTTGCTGACGATTGTCTGCCATATCCAGTGCTTCGTACTTACGTGCTTCCTTGTAGATAGCATTACGTGCAGCTTGAACAATATAGTTATACATCAGATAGATGTCGCCATTATGTTTAGCGTGAAAGGCTTGGCTCTTTTGGCTATACAATTCAGCGACTTGGGTTTGATTGATGTTATAAATCACCACAGCATCAAAGTCTTTCATAGTGCTGTTATCCTTGGCGACAGGGGTCATGTCATCCAATTTCACGTTGACATCTTTCACTGGGAATGTCAGAACGTCACCAATCAACACTTGGTTAAAAGATCCAGGCAGCAACTCTCCAGGTTTGACTTGTTTATCAAAACCAACACGGACACCCACTTCACCAGTTTCAATGCGAGTGCAACCAGTAGCCAGTGCCATAGCTGCAACGATAGCAGAAATCTTCAAAACTTTTTTCATAATCAATCCTTAAAATAAAACAACAAACACTGTGAGAAAAACCATAGCCAATGTAGCACACAAGATGCTATACGCAGTAATCTTGACGAAACTCCACTTGTCCTTTAGCGTGAGTTCTCTGTAACCTTTGATACCAAACCAACAGATGGCAAAGGATACTAAGAATGCTAAAACAATTTTAATCATTTCTTCTTTCCTTTGTACTTGTTGAATTCGGCAACCAACTCCTCATGTTTTTCTGCGGAACAATACAACGACCATTCACGAACAATTTCTTTCTCAGTCACACGCTCGACACCCTCACCAGAAGTAGTTACCATTGGTTCTGACAACATATATCCAATGATGGTTTTGGGCAAACCATTTTCCCACATACGTTCAATTGAGAACGCTTTCATTGTATCCCAATCAATAGAGAATGATGCTTTAGACATTTCTGACTCAAGACGTTTCCTGTATACATCATTTGCATATTTGAGATCTTTATTTTCTCGCTTCAACTCTTCCAGTTCAACTTTCAAATTTGAAAAGGTAAGTCTATCAATACCAAACATCATAATTATTCCTTCGAGTATTTCACATCATGTTCATAAAGAAACATCAGGCAACACATTGCATGCGCCAGATGGTGGATACCAGATTCTGGATCCATCTCTTCACCTGCTTTGTATGCCCACAGGTGTCGTTGAAGGGCATCAAAATAACGACGCTTGGAATCGGGCACTTGTTTCCAATTGTCTGGTTCGTATTTCTCTGCGCCAAAAGTCAGAACCTTTACGGTCTCTGCCAGTGCCAAGGGTGGAAGTAAACCATACTGTAGTTTACCACCATCAAATTTTCTACCACCAGTTGTAGCTAGTTGGGATGCTTTTACTTGTTCAGGTGTCACCATACTTATCTCCAATGAAAATCACAAATGGACACTCCCGAAGAAATGTCCATTTATAAACCACTAATTAAGCACGAGTGAATGCATCAGCACCCAATACAGCATTAGCGACACGAACCATACGTTTGCTTGGTTTGCCGATACGGTACTTAGTAGTAACAGTACCATCAGACAACTTAGCAGTGTTTGAATAAATGCAATTACCTTGCTCACGCAGTGAGTGGATAGCACGATGAGGGTTTTTCAAACCAAAAGAACCAGAGATCTGTTTAGCGGTGACTTGAGCACCAGATTCCAGATAGTTAAGCAGCTTTGCTTGACGTGACATATAATATCTCCATATTGAAAACCATCTATAAAAAAGTGGGAGGGGCGATGGCAAAACCCCTACCCACACAGAAAGGTTATACTTGAATACCGTTTTCTGCGAGAATCTTGTTAAAGTCTTCAACGTCCTGATCGTGGACAGGCGAAGTCTCAACAATTTTCTCAAGGCGAGTTTTAGCAGCAGCTTTAGCAGTTGCAGCCTTGCTCGCCTTAACTTTCGGTTGCTTCACAGCCTTCGGAGCATTCTTGGTAGCGTTGTACTCAGCCAATTCTTTGGCAGATGGCCAAGGCATTTGGTAAGTACCACGACCAACGATCTGAGTCTTCTGGAGCCACATCGGGAAACCCAACTTCTCACCAGTAGAATCACGTTGCTCTTTCAGCAGAAAATAACCAGCCAGCAATTGCTTCCACGTCAGATTTTTCTCAGACGCATACTCAGGGCATACGTCAAGGATACGGACACAGAATGCTTTTTGGGCTTTCGAAAGATCAGCAAAAGTTTTCATAATAAATTTCCTCTCAAAGTTAAGAACTAATTATACACTTAAACAAGTTAAATGTCAAATCAAAATGGGATTTCTTCAGTTTGTTGCACTGCAACTTCAGGAGCAGGGGTAACCACTTCTACAGCTGGAGCACAAACTTTCTCGAAGAGATCCAAGAATGCAGTCTTCGTTGCGACATCGAAACGATTGCAGCAAAGTTCTACTGCTTTCTTTTCGTTCTTGAAGATTGCAAAGGCACGGACAATGTGAGTCATACGACGAGTCGTAATCGTTTCGTCCACACCACCATCCTCGAAAGTGCGACGAATTGCTTCAGCCCACTTTACAAGGTTCTCTGAAAACTCGATATTGGAGCAACCATACGAGTCCATCAGATTCTGAATAATCTTCAGTTCTACCTTTGCATTAGGATATTCCTGATCAAAGGTAACAGCGAATCGTTCCAAGAATGCTTCGTTCAGCACGTTGGTACCGATGTAACGACCATCATCACTACCCTTACCCTTAGTGTTTGCAGTTGCAATCACGTTGAAACCAGCAGCAGGGGTAATCATCTCATTCTTGAGTTTGAAGTAATAAGGTTTACCCTCAAGAATCGGCTGCAAGCACAGCAAGGTGTTAGCGCCACCAGCGTCAATTTCGTCAAGCAACAGCGTGGTACCAGCACGCATTGCAATCAGTACTGGACCCTCAACAATTTGCACGTTACCATCCTCCAAGGTTTTGGAGCCGATAAGTTGTTCTTCGTCAGTCATCAAGTTCAAGTTAACACGAATCAGAGGACGTTTGTGTTTAGCACAAATCTGTTCAATCATCGTTGACTTACCATTACCAGTTGGACCACTAACATAAGCAGGATAGAAAATCTTTGCTTTGATAATGTTTTCCAAATCAGCGTAGTTACCGAATGGAACAAAATTTGGATCCTTAGCTGGAATGAGCGAATCCACATTGCTGAAGTCAATAGTCATACTAACACTTTCTTTTACAACAGCAACTGGAGTATCGACTTTCTTAACAGCGTTACCTTCAATCGCATACAAACCACGAGCACGAACATCTTGCATCAACCACAAAGGGTGATAGTCGATATTATATTTCTCACGAACCTCAAGCAGTTGCTTGCGACTCACAAGACGATCAGACTGCACGTCAGGAAACATCTCAAAGAGTTTCTCTTCAAAAAATGCCTTTTGGGCTTCAGTAATTTTAGCCATCACAAACTCACTTTCTTCATAACAAAATAAAAATTCAGAACCGATTCACTTTAGTCGAGTTACCTTTACGGAGACCACGACCAGGTAGACCAACGTAGTTAAACGTATGCCCCACTTCAGACTTCCAAGTCTTTTCAGACTTTTTAGGTTTTCGGTATTCACAGATAGTGACTTTCACACCATCAAGAACCAAGGTAACATCAGCGTACTTCATAACAAGTTCCTTTTTCGACTAACTTAGAGTTATTATACTCCAAACCTGAATTATTGTAAACCCCCTGGAGATCCTCTATTCCAGAGGGTTTGCAAAACCCTACAGCCTGCAGGGTTATTTCAGGGTAGTTTTTAGGCTACGTAGTCGATAAATTTGTTCAGCAAAACACGGCTGGTGCGACGACCACCCATAACCTTACTGAAGTTCCGAGCGATCTGTTTTGCAGATTGATCCTCTTTAACTTTCATCTCATCTTGTTCGATAGCAAGTTTATTGATAGGAACAATAAACAGATCATCACGACCACTATTCTTCAGAGAAGCAAAGCCATTATCACGAAACTCTCTGCGCATCTTTTCAATCATGTTATACGTGTCACCATTAAATGCTGGCAAGTTCGCAGTGATAGCTTGATGCAACACACGACGACTGTTAGAGCAGATAAAGAAACCCACCGAGTTGACGCCATAACGATCTTTGATCATACGGAGAATCGCTTCGGTATGAGTGCTACCATTCTGGCTAATCTCATACGTTTTCTTAGTCACAGGATCGCTGATAAAGTGTTTGTGTTTGATACTTTTATATTCAGAGTCATAGCCAGTACTACGCAAGTTACCTTGACTTGGGTACAGTTGACCACCTTCACCATCAGTAAGGGTGATGAATGACATTTTCTCAATAGAATTTTTCTTAACAAACTCAGGAATGAATTTCAGCATATAAGACAGAGATTCATTTAGTGGCGTGCCACCAGTACTGTAAGAACCATTCTTAGATTGTCTGATTGAATTGTACGCTAACACACGACGAACCATAGTGTTAAATTCACTAGTGCTCATTTTGTTATTGAAGAATTCCAACAACATAAAGTTAGTACCAGCGTTACTCAACTTATCGTTTTCGACTTTGTTCATATACTTTTGACGATAGTTAGCTTGTACTTGTCTTTCTGACAATTCGTCTCTATCGTACTGAGTAGTAAATGCAAACACATGGTAAGGGATCTGAGCACGTTGGCAGAACATAGCAAGGTTGATAACCTGCTTCAGCGTATCTTCCAAGTAGTAGTCCATAGAACCAGACCAGTCAAGCAAGAACACCATACCGTGATTCTTACCCTTCGGGAAAGTAGTAACACGTTTGAACAAATCGTCATTCAGTTTGTAAGCCCAAACCTTACCCATGTCCAAAGAACCACTCTTCGCTTGCTGAGCACGTTTGAACATTGTAGCAGACTTCTTCATCTCAAATTCTTTGATGAGGTAATTCACCACACGTGTAGAATCAAGTTTGAATGCATCATACTCTTGACGATTTTTCTCAGTGTGAGTTTCCTCAGATTCTTTAGTTTCTTCTAGAATCGTTTTGTAACCAACAATCGGGTTGTGGACGAAGTCCTCATCAATGGTGTAGTAGTTGTATTGAGTTTTGTCATCAGCCAACTCTTCTAGTTTCTGGCTAAAGGCAGCATCAGTCTTAGACTCAAGTTCTTTCTCAACTTGTTCTTCGGTTTTTTCTTCTTTCTTTTCACCACGACCACGCATTTTCTTGGTCTCTTTTGCTTTGTCGTCTTCCTCAACATCAGCGTCAGAGTCTTCAGTTTCGCTATCGTTGAATACATCAAAGTCTTCATCAATTTCGTCTAGGTCATCAGCGTCAAAGATATCTTCGTCGTCTTCAACCAAAGAGTCGCCATTCTGAAGTGCCTCACGCATGCGTTCTTCGGCATTAGTTTTAGAGTAGTCATAAATTTCTTTAGCAAGAGCAACTACTTCTTCGACACGTTCTGTGTTCTCAGCACGAGCCACGAACAACTTTTCTTGAATAGAAAACTTAACACCAGCACTCAGACCAACTTTGTAATAAAGGTTGATTCGATCAATAAGGTTTAGTGCGTCAACATCAGTTTGTTTGACACCAAAGAAGTCACGATCGTTCAGTTGCTTGTAACCTTCATTCATCGTTTTACGGATGCCTGGATACCTACGCTTCATCAACTTTTCGACACGAATGTCTTCGAGCACGTTCAGATAACCTTGCAGGTTGCGGTTATCAGCCAATGGCTCCATATATTCTTCGGTTGTGAAAAGTGCGTGACCAACTTCGTGACCATTGAGCATACCCTCGATCTCGGGTGTCATATCTTTCCACATAGGCAAAGTCAACACACGGGATTTGATATCAAAGGATGCGGTGCGTGCCCGAGCACGACGCACACTGATATTTTCGTTAGCCAACAACTTGGCTGACAAGTCTGAAGCATTCAATTTTTGTTGCATAATTATTCTCCGTATGCCAAGTTGTGTTCAAACTCAGTCAGATACATTTCAACGTCGGCTCGGTTAATCAAACGTGAGCCCAACATAACGCATTCGCATTCAATTCCATACTCAAAGCACAGGCTATAGAGTTCGGTGTCAGTGAATTCATCCCACATAATATAATCCTTTTCAACTTTCCAGGACTAAATTATACACTAAACCTGAATTATTGTAAAGGGGTATGCTAAGTCGTTGATTTTAAAGGAAAAAATAACCCTACAGAGCGTAGGGTTATTCTGAATGTAAACCTTTCGGTTTACACTATGACGGAGAAGTCGTTGCGCTTCTCGAATTTGATGACTGACCTAAACTTATCAAACAGCTGGTCGCCTTTGTGACTGATAACAAAAATGTTCGACTTATCTCCAAACTGATTCATCAGGTTTAGGAAGTAGTCTGTTCCTGCAGTGTCAAGTGACGAATCAAAAATTTCATCAAGCAACAACAGGTTGGTGTTTACTGAGTTCTTCATCTTAGCAATTTGTCGCCAAGTAAACAGGATAGACAAGTCGATACGCATCTTCTCACCTTCAGAGAAACTTGCGTAAGTGAAGTCATCACGATAACGTGATTTTACAATCTCATTGAAAGACTCATCTAACTCAAAGTGAATGTAAGCATCCATTGCTTGAAGATATTTGTTAATCAACTTATTCATAACAGGCAGGTATTCACGAATGATTGCTGTCTTGATACCTGTATCCTTTAACAATAAACTGGCAACTTCTTCTAGCTGGCGCTGGTTTAATAAAGAGTTCTTAATCTTGATGTTCTCCATTGCTTCTTGAGCAAGTTCTTTCAGTTTAGTCTTCTCTTCATCGATGTTAGTTGTGTCAGATTCAACGCTTTGGGTTTCAGCTTCAAGACCTTTCGTCTGTTTGTTGAGTAAGGTGATTGTACTGTTTCTTGTAGATAACTCAATGTTCTTGTCGGTAATTTGCTCAACCACTTCGTTAATGCGAGTGAGTTTTTCATTAAGCGATGTGAGTATAGATTCGAGTTCACCAATCTTTGTGTTGTTGTCCAACATTTTCTCATTAAGATCTTTGATAATGTTCTCTTTGTATTGCTCAGCGATATCTTGGTTACAGCTTGGACATACATCATGTTCGCTAAAAAACTCTGTGTGGTGTTCACAAGTTTCAACTTTCTGGAGTAACTTGGATTTGAGAGACTTGGCTTTCTCGATATCTCCAGTAATAGTGTCTTTATCTTTGATGCTTGTTTTAAGTGCGTTGATCTCCGAAACGATTTGCTCAATCTCGCTCTCTGTCTGTAAAATCTCAGCATTGTTAGCAGCGATCTTTGCTTGAATGCTTTCGATAGCTGTGGCTTTCGCTTCAGTAATTGTCTTGATGATGGCTTGCTGAGACTCAACCTTATCTTTTGCGCTCTTGATTTCATTCTCTGTTCTGATAATGGCATCTTTAGTCTCCTGCGCTTTCTCTTTTAAAATTTGGTTCATCGTAGAGAAAATCTTGATATCAAGAATGTCCTCAATAACTTCTCTACGCTGTCCAGGTGGTAACTGCATAAAAGGAACGAACGATGCTGAACCAAGAATAACAACTTGCGTGAATGTCTTGTAGTTCAGACGTAGGATTTGTTGCTCAAGAACCTTCTGATAGTCTCTTGATGCGGCATCCTGATTCATCAGTTCACCATCGCACCAAATCTCAAAGATGTTTGGTTTGATACCACGGATAATCTTGTAAGACTTTCTTCCAATATCAAACTCGATGGTGACTAGACATTTCTTTCCATTGATGCTGTTAATCAACTGGTTCTTATTGATGTTACGGAAAGGTTTACCGAACAGCGAAAAGCAGAGTGCATCAAGGATCGTGGACTTACCCTCACCATTCTTACCGATGATAAGAGTAGTGGGAGACTTGTCTAGTAAAACTTTATTTGCTGAGTTGCCTGTGGACAGAAAGTTAGCCCACTCTATACTTTTGAAAACAATCATTCACTCTTCCATTTCATACCTAATGTTTTGTAGATAAACTTCTTAACAAAATTAGGTTTCTTTTTAGACACAATAGTAATTGGGGTTTGGTCAACATTAATAGTAAAAGATGGGTTACCCAAGTTGTTGGAAAGAGTAACTGTTCCACCATTAAATGCCCACAATGCCTGCCCTGCTGATATAGTGACAGAGTTCTTCATGTATTCTTCTTGTCGCTTCTTAGAATATTCTTCACATGGTGTAAAATCTAAGTCAAGTTGAATCTGTTCAGTCAGCGGAAAGAAATACTGAATCTCAAGTTGTTGCATCATACTACCTCTATATTTACTGCCTCAGTGTAAAGAGACTTCATAAATGTTTTGATGTTATCTTTGTTAACATCAGTCTGAACAGAATCAATATAATTGGAAAGAACATTCAAAGTATCTTCGAGGTTGATCTCTTCACCAACTTCACCATCTTCAAATTCAGACATATCTTCCACGATTTTTATTTCGTGCGAACCTTTATTATACAACTTCTGAATAAATTTGTCAAACTTATAATAATCAGTTTTGTTGACTACTACTAACTTGACATATTTGTCTTTGAGGTCTAGAGAGTCGAGTTCGATCGGCTCGGAATCTTTATCGTTATATTCGATTCTCGCAAACATTGTATAAGGATTTGGTACGAATTGAAGTCGTCTTTCTCCTGTGTCAAACAGATGGAATCCCCTCGTATCGTTGAAATCTTGCCAAGTAAGTTCGTAGGGATTGCCGAGGTAATAAATGTGACCATCATCACTGCGGTGGTGATAGTGCCCACTAAAAACGAGATCAAACTTACTAAAAGTGTCTTTGCTGAAACCTTCATGACTTTCCATTCCTCTATACATTGAGAAGCCAGCGATTTCAAAATGCCCCATACAAATTTCAGCTTTGGTGTCTGTGATAGTATCAAGTGAGTCTTGATAGTTCTCTGGACAAATCCAAGGCATCATACAGATGGGAGTGTCATCAACATAGATTGTGGCTGGGTGATCAATCACGTTGATGTTGTTGTACTCACGCAGAAGTAAATCTGGTGAGTTAACATCGTTGGTGTTCTTGTAGTAAGTATCGTGGTTACCTGCCAACATGTGAACAGTGATACCACGATTAGCTAACTTATCAAAGAACATTTCCTTAGCACGTTGTAAGGAATAGAAGTTCACATACTTACGCCTATCGAAAGTATCACCGAGAATAAGCACAGTAGTGATGTTGTTTTCATCGAGCGTAGGAAAGAACGTGTTATCATAGAATTTCTGATAGAAGTCTAAGAATGCCACGCTGTCATTACGTGCGCCAAAATGCTGGTCGGTTATGATTGCTACTTTCAATATCTATCTCCAATATTGTAACAGTTTCGTTATGTTCTCTAATAAAGTCTGTAACTTTATCTATGTCTTCAAAGTCTAAGTCAGAAACTTGTCCGTCTAGAAATGTGACACGAACGGCTATCATACAAAACCCATTTTCCTAGAAGTAGGTTTCGTATTTGTCTGAGTGTTAAAGATTTCAGCGATAGAAAATTCAACAACATTTCCTGCTTGAACATTTGGCACTTCAGCACCATCAAGTTTATCAGCCAGTTTCTGGGCATCAAACAATGACAGTGGTTTGAATTCAATGATATCAAAACAACGACCTGGACGAATCAAAGCAGAGTCGATATCACGAATGCTTGGAAGGTTGGTAGAGAAGATCATCTTCTTACCTTTGGTAGTCACAAGACCATCACCTACGTTTAGGAATCGGTGCATCATTGTGTTACCATCACTGCGAGACTTCAAGAAAGCATCGCTATCTTCCAGAACCATCACGCTGGCATCATCTTCAATAAAGCGAGCGAAGAAGCCATCTTTATCAAGAATGTTTGCATCGTATGAAACGATTGCGGATGAATTGGTGTGTGCAAGCAGACCACGAATGAAAGTGGTCTTACCAGTTCCAGGAGGTCCAATCAACAACAGAATGTTTGCTGAAGATTCCATGTATCGTTCGTAGTAAGACTCAAGAGTCTCGCCTTTGAGAAACGGATACATCTCTGCGATAGGTAGACGATCACGATTCAAAGGTACGTTGACAGAACCACCATCGCTGGAATAAACCCACTCGATGTAAGAGGTTACGATTGAAAACTTCTCTTCAACTTTGTTGATGATGGATTCAGTGAATTGAATATCTCCGAATGCACGAACTGTGGTGGAGTTGCTGTTTACATCATATTTGATGTAGTTGTTGGTTTCTTTTTGGATCATGAAACCATTTGACGAGTTACCTTGCGTGAACAGGTATTCATCATTATTGAATGATTCTTCAGCCCATGCTGCCCAGCGTTCTCTGTTGCAGAGAACAGTGGTCTCACGATGAACAGTAGTTAGTCCAGCCTCAACACGTTTCTGTAAAATTGCTGAGATGATCAAATCATCAAAGTCTGAAACGCCAAGGAAAATATTGTTGTCAGTTTGTTCGTTCATAATCTTGTTCAATTGAAATTTATTATCTGTTGCATCCCACGCAAACTTTTTAATGGTTCTGTTGGATCTACGTCTTGCTCGAATTGCTCTAGAGGATCTTACTACTCTCGATGCTCTTACTGGGCGATAAGTTCCATTAGCTAAACTAGTCAGAAGACTGTGGATCGATTGGTGGTTGCTCATGTATATCGCTTTCAATAAAATCATCTAGAGTTTGTTGCTCTTTCTTTTTCTTCTTTTCTTTTTTCTTATCAATGAAAGAAGTATCGAAAGTGCTATTCGCTTGCATGAAGTCCATGTAGGCATTTTTAAAATGACCATCGTCATCTTGATCCTGCAAGTCAAACATATCAAAGGGCATATCTTGAATTAGCTTGTTCTTGATATACGAGTGTTTCTTTTCTTTGCCAATTCTTCGAAGGAATGCGAAGTAAATAATTTGTGTGAAATATGCAAAGGGATTCTTGGATTTGTCTGGATCGAAATTGTCAAAGTAATTAATGCAATTTTCAATACCGTCGAGAATCATATCATCACGATATGAGTAGTTGATGAAGTTAGGTTTGTAAGAAAGGTGTGTTGCAATTTTAAGAATGCACTCGCCAAGGTATCTGGGGATAACAGGTTTTTCTCGACCCTCCTCCGCAGCCTTCTTACAGTCAGCTTTATATTCAATAATAGCTGCTAAAAAATCTTTGTTGTTTACGTACTCTGCCACATTTGAACCCTTTATAGTTGTTTTTCACACTGTAATAATTCTACCGCAAACAGGGTTAATAGTAAAGTTTATTTGTGCAATAAAAATATATTTGAAATTTATTTTGAAAACAGGTATACTAACAGTGTTAGGGTTGATCGAAAAAGAGTTTAATGACTTGTATCGTTTCCTTGGATAAAGTAACGGTAGTTTGCTTCTTCCTCTTCCTTCTCTTCCTTGGTCTTTAGACCTGCAATTGCTTCCAACATGGCGATACGTTTCTTTATCTCATCGTCGGAGAGTTGCTCAATTTCTTCTAACGTCTCATCATCCCAATTCAGTTCCTCTGTACGAGAGACATTTCCCTCGGAGTCTTTACGCACCAAAACTTGGTTCTCGGCTTCATTGACCAAATGCATATAATGTGGGATTAGTATGTGGTGCAACTTCTTAATGAAAATAATGTTCTGTTTGAAGATTGTTAGACTGGAGTCTGCTGCAAATTTGCAGTATGGTGTTGCAGTTACATGCTCATGACTAGATTGTTCATTTATGATTGGGAACAGTCTCAACAACATTGGATAGTTGATGATAACGCTATCTTGCGTTTCGTGCTCTAATACAGCCATAACTTGTTCACCAGTAATAAGTTTCACAATAACATAATGTTCGTTGCCTGTTAGCACAGTTCTACCTCTACAAGTTTAATATCAAATTGCTCTTCTGCGTAAGTCTTATATCTTTCTGCAGCATGATTTAGTGTATGATTCTTCCAAGACTTCCAATGTAAGTCATCAGCAAGATCATAAAGATTGCACTCACTCTTACCGTTCTTCAAACGAAGACCTCTACCTATGCTTTGTAGATTACGGATTTTACTTTTCGATGGCGACGCAAAAATAACATTCTCAATCGAAGGTATATTAATACCAGTGGAAAAAGTCCCATACGATGCAATAATGATAGCATCCGACTCTCCCTCTGTGATATGCCTAATTGCCTCACGATCGCTGGTCTCAGTTCCCCCATAGACGAAAAATACTTTTCTCGTGTCGTGCGCTTTTTGTTGAATAAGGTCATACAACACCTTTCCATGTTTTTCAACATATTGGAAAAGAACAAGGGTATTACCAGTAGACTTGATTGCTAAGTTGCGGATAAACTTGTTTCTCTCTGGGCAACTGACGATCCAATCCATTTCTTCCTGATAAGTGTTGTTCTTTCTTGTTTTACGAGTTTCTTCTTTATACTTTAGAACCACACACGTGATATTTAGTTTAGCCAGCTTCTGATTATCCATCAACGCTTTAGTCGTGGTAACTCTATGAACTGGACCGAACATACCCTCAAGAACTAACTTATGAACTTTCTTATTATCAAGAGTTCCTGTAGTTCCGATGCGATAACGGATGTTATCCATTCTTTCCATAACAGTGGTCAAAGACTTCGCTTTAAATTGGTGAGCCTCGTCACCGAAGATAACATTGAATTGTTTAAACCAAGCCTTAGGTTGTAAGTAAACAGATTGCCATGTTGTAATCAAAACATTTTTAGTGAAGTCTTTGGTGAAACCACTATACAGTTTCTGGCAATTATCTTTTACGCTCCAACCATTTACGCTTGAGTAGTCTTCGAAGTCAGAGTATAATTGCTCAACGAGAGAAGTAGTAGGTACGATGATAATACACTTGCGCTGAGCCATAACATGCCAGCGAAGGACAGAATAGATGATGAACGATTTACCAGATGCGGTAGGTGAAAGAAGCAGAGTTCTTTCTTTGTCGAGAGCAGTTGTTATTGCTTCTATTTGATAATCACGAATCTCGATCTTCTCTGGAAGATCTAACGCTTTAACGTAAGTCTCTACGGACTCAGCGCCTATTTGTGTTTTTCTTATTGGGATGTTATTAGTGACTGGATAATTATTTCGTTGACAGAATTCTTCAACGTAACCAGCTAACCCAAGATATAATGTCTTTCTTACTTGATCATACAGGCGAACCTTACCATCCCACAATCTCGCTCTATACTGTGGTGTAAACCTAGCGCCTGGATATTCATATGTGAAGAAGTCAGATAGTTCTTGTTCGATACTTGGATCGGAGAAAACTCTAACATATACTTCATCAAGTTTTTCAATAGTTACCATTACATTCCTGCTAAAAACCTCTTCCATTCTACAGCAGTCTTGATTTGCCAATCACGTGCTTTGATCTGTTGTAGTACAGACTCGAGAAAATAAATCATGGTTTCAAGATATTCAATCTTCACCTTCATTGTATTTAGATCGTTGTCGCCAGTGAGAAATTCATCCATCTCATTCTTCAATGGCTTTACGCCTTGCCACTGTGGCCATCCAAGATCAGTCAACTCATCACGTGATAGTTCTCCACGATAGTAGCGAAATTTATTCTTACGTAGGATGTTATAATCTGAACTCAACTTAGTGTGTTTGAGTTTCACGTTGACCAGATGTCTAACGTATTTGGCGTGGAGTTTGGGGGTTGCTGTAGAATTCTCACCAAGATAGTTATCGTCTATCTCGCAATCGGTGTCCCACAGAGTTTGTAGTTCTTCAAGTGTCATAATATACCTCAAGTTATCGTAGCTACATTATACTACGATTTTACAATATTGTCAATTAAGATTGTGCGAACGTATAATAACCGTAACGGAATGTTGCATTGCCAACGAGATACTGCACGTCTTGATTAGTTGACATGAATGACAAAGAGTCAATACTTACAGGAAATAAATCGTGGAATGTGATTGTTTGCACTTGCAAATTATTTGCGCCTAAGATAACCAAACTTGCGTCAGAGTAGTTCTTTGCAAGTTCTCCAAGATTAGCATATTGATTGCTGTCAATAAAATTGACATACTGCTGATAACCCTCAGGGAATCCTAATGCAATAAGCCAGTTGTAGATGGCTTTATAGTTGGTCATATTTTCGTCAACCAAGAATTGCACTTGCAGAGTATCATACGTCAACGTATCGCCAGGAAGTGGCGCTACGTTAAATGGGTTTCCAAATTCTGGAGCACCCAAAGTGATTCCTGGAAGATTAACTGTTTGACAGAAGAATTCTATCTCAGGAAGTTTATATACGCTGAACATGAACCCATTAGGCGACAGTGGGCTAATGTTACTTGGGATTGGGCAGGAAATAGTATTGTTCATATTAGTATTTATAAACAAAAAAAGGGAGCCGAAGCTCCCTTTTTAAACACCTATCTTGTTGTAGGTTTGATACCTGATGGATTACATCAAGTTCTGAACTTTAACTTTACGGTAGTAAATGTTAGTGCCAGAAGTCAAGCTAGTGAATGGGTTTGCAACCATACCGTAGCGAGTCTTGAAACCAATCTTTGGTTGGAAAGTGTTTGGATCAATTGCTTGAACCTTTTGTAGTGGAACGTATGGGCAGTAGAACAAGCCAGCATCGAACGCAGAAGTACCCTTGTAACCAACAACGAAGAACTGGTCAGCAGATTGGTTAGCAGAATATGGATCGATATAAACTTTGTACTTGCCGTTCAATACACCAGCGAAAGTAGTAGATGCTTCATCGATGTTCAATGCGCTGTTGCCTTGGATTGCTGGAGCGTAGTCAAGTACGCCAGCCATTGCCAATGCAGAAGCAACGTCAGAAGAACAGATGATGAAGTTACCACGACCACGACGTGTAGTCTGGGCGATAGCGTTTGCTTCACGTTCGATTTGGAACATCAAGCCTTTGAATTTCTCAACAGACCAACGACCATTAGAGTCAACGTCCAAGTCGAAAGCACCAGCAGTAGCAGTACCAACTTCGGCACCAACCTTAGCAGAAGTGTATACAGTACGTACAACTTCACGGTTAATTTCAGCAGTGATTTCCATAGAAAGGATGTTGCTCAATTCGCCTTCAGCAGACAAGCCATGAACAGCTTGCAAGTCTTGAGCCAATTCAACAGTGTATTCTGCTTTCAAAGCACGAGTTTGTGCAGTAACAGAAGTCTTCTCGATAGAGAAAGCCATTTGACCGAAAGCATTAGCGCCACCTAGATCTTCAGCGTTAGCTGTAGTGATGCCACCACCAGTAGTATAAGTACCAGTTACTGGGTTAGAACCAGCGTGAGTGCCAGAACCAGAGAAGTCAGTATCTGCTTCGTTGAACAACGCTTCAGCGCCATTCTGAGTAGCGTAGCGAGACTTCATTGCGAAGATCAAGCCAGTTGGTTGAGTCATTGGCTGAACACCAGCGATATCATAAGCGATAAGCTGAGGAGCTGCACGACGAACCAAAGCGATAAGAACTGGATCGTAGCCAGCCATTTGGGCGTTAGTACCAGCACCACCCATAGAAACGCCAGTGCCACCGAAGTTAGCTGGTACAGTTTCGAATAGAGCTTGTTGCTGTTTAGCCATCTCACGTTCTTGGTTTTCCAAAAGAACAGCAGTAACTTCTTTACGATACTGGTCTTTGATTGGAGCAGCAGATTCAGCGTTTAGAACTGGTGCCCATTTTTCGATAAGTTGTTGACGTGTAGTCATTTTATTTCCTTTGTTAGATTACTTGTTAAAGTTAAGTGCGGATAGGTACTTTGCCATTGTAGGATCAATTTTCTTGTCCTCAGTCAAAGTCTCTACTGGTGCATCAGTAACTACAGATTTAACATCTGCTTGTGCCTTAGTAGTGAAGTAGTTTTCACGAATAGTTTGTACTTTAGATTTGAAAGTATCAACATCTTCGTAAGAAAGTTCTTCGGCTAGACCCTTTAGTTTTTCAACTTCAGTGTCGCTCAAACCTTCACATGCTTCATCGATTACTTGACCACGCTTCATTTCGTTGATGGATTTCGCCATTTCAACATTAGAAGCAAGTTGTTCATCTAGTTTAGCTTGAAGTTCAGCAACTTGGTTTTCCATAGACTCAACTACATCGAATTTTTCTTCTGGAATATCGATATAGTGTTCTTCGAAAAGACCTTTAAGTCCGTTAACGAAACCTTCAACGATTTCAGACTTCATACCATGCTCAAGGGCAATTTCATTTTGTGCAATCCACTGCTCGACAACGTAGTCGAGATATCCATCAACTTTTTCAACAAGACCCTCTTGATTCTTCGCTACAGCTTCTTCTAGCTTAGCATTGAATTCTTCTTCGATACGTGCAACTTCTTCGTTAACACGTGTCATGACAGCAGCTTCAAAAATAGTGGTAGCTTTAGTACGGAACTCTTCAGAGAGTTCTTCACCATTCATAAGTGCGTCGATATCTTCTTTAATTTTACCAGCGATGTGAGATGCTTCTGGAGCTTCTTCATCTTGGTTTACTTTGTTCTTTGTCTTAGATGTACCACCTTCAGCAGCTTTGGAAGTAACAGCATTGTTACGATCAGAGTCTGGATTCATTGGTGCATTTGTTGGCTTAACTGCTTCTTCAGCAATTTCGTCCTCAACGATTTCTTCTACTTGCTCAGATAATTGAGCAGCTTTAGATTCGGCGAGAAGTTCTGCGATTTTTTGTTCGATTGACATCGGGTTCTCCTAACTGGAATAGTTCTATGTAATTATTTATTATTTATCTGATTTTACTCAGGAAATTTTGGAAAGCGACTAATTTCGCTTCTTGTAAATGCTTTGAAGGAGCTTTTCTAATAATAGCTTTAGCTTCTTCAATATGTTTTTCCACAAACTTTCCATCGACAAATACCCATTCTTTATTCTCCATAATCCCACGAACGTAGGCATCTGGAGCAGAAGGGTCGGCAACGATGTCAGCTGCAGTAGACAGCATAAAATCGTCTTGAACAATTTGGACGCCTTCTTTATTCATCTGAAGAGATCCAAGTGCTCGACTAGAAACACCAAGGTTTGCGCCACCGTCTAATAGACCACGTGCAATATTACCCATTGGAGTTTCAAGAATTTTTGCCTTACCAATATAATTTGTACCTTCTTTGCGAAGGTCAACGATAAGATGAGAAACACGATCTAAGTTAATAGAAGGTGTATCTGGATGACCAAGTTCACCGTAAGCACGATTCTGCTTAACGTATGATTCCATGTAACGACCGACTTCCTTGTCCATGATACTTTCTTTGTACATGCGGTTGTTGCGGTTTGTAATTTCTGATTGAAGGAAGATACCTTCAATAAAATATTGTTTACCCTTACCTAGTTTATCTTCAACGATGAACTTGGTTTCGTGGGTTAAGTCTTCTCTAATGAGTTTCATTGATTAGCTCCCTACTGCAGATGTATTATCATAAGAACCAAACTGAGCACTCTCAACTTTAGTTGCATAACCAGAAACTTTACGAAGAATTAAAATGATATGACCTTCAGCGCCAGCAATACCTACAACAATGTCTTTATCATTTTGAGTGCTATCTCTAAATCCTTGACCTTCAAAATCGAAGATCGCACTGTTTTCACCAGCAAAAGCCCATACTGGAACAGAGTTGCGAACAACAGTGATTGCAGAAGTTAATAGACCAGAAGTCACACAGCAAGTAATGTCAACCTTCTGAGTAGCGCCATCCAATGCTTGAGTAGCAGCTAAACAATCAGTTGCTAGAGAAATTGTAGCAGTGCCAGCAGTACCAGAAACCTTAACGATAGTTTCTTGGTTGGTGTTCTTTAAAATAGTTTTAGTAACAGCCATCTTTATTCCTTAATTTTATTAAGCACATGAAAGAAATTGCTCTTGCTTTCTCTCATATACTCAACTATTTCTTTTTGGTTTGCCAATAAATTATTTAGTTGCTGCTGGGTTGCCTCATTAATCGCAACAATAGTATCATCGTTAAGACGATAGTGTATTTTGTTCTCGACGATCGAATCTAGTTTGTTTAGTTTTCTGATTTCTTGTGCAACTGGATCTATATTGAAAATATTAGATGACGCTAACTCTTTATATGACTCGATTAATGTATTAGTAACTTTGATGTCTTCGTGGTATTCTTTAATGATACTTGCGATTCGACCGTCTTCTATTGCATTATACGTATCTTTAATAATTTCTTCAAGTGTATTACTCTCAGCTAGATTGGTGCTAGCTGGAAAGTTAATAGTCTTGACGAACTCTTTATACTTCATCTGTAGCAGCTTCTTGTGTTTCTACTTGTGGCGTTTTAAACATATTCTGCGCAACGTCTTGACGCATTGCTTCAAGTCTAGCAGAAACCTTCTCTGCCATCGCAGCGTTAAAAGAACTATCAATCTCTACGGCATCACCCTTTACGATTGACCCAACTAATGCTTGTACTGTTTCACTCATAATATCTCCTTATTTTTCCTGATTTGGTGATTCTTCATCACCGCCAAAACCATTATCTGATAGGTGCTGTTGCTGAGCAACTTGTGTAACACCTGCTAAGTAACCTTGATTAGCAGCAAGTTCAGCTGCTTTATCTTTATCTGATTCCATCTGTTCATCCATCGTCTCAATGTCTTCATCAGTTTGACGAAGGATGTTTCTGCGAACCCAATTGCTAGAGTAATACTTACCAACGAACGGATCAACCTGCTGTAATGCTGCCAATCTCTGCAACATTAATTCGTTTTCTTTTAACTCAGCAAAGTTATTGTCTTGCTGGAAGTCATAATCGATGTATTGTTCAAGTAAGTCCCACTCTTCTGGTTTAATAATATTCTTGGCAATAAGTTGAATGCGAAGAGCACCATTAAACAGACTACAGAATTTATTGCGTAGACGCTGAATAAATTTGTTAAACTTAATTTCATCACGAGAAATTTCAGTAGAACGTCCAAGGGCAAACCCTGTAGATGCCTCTAAGCGAGACATTGGAACATTCAATGACTGATATAACTTACGTTGGAAATATTGAATATCAGCAATATCTCCCAAATTCTGACCACCTGGAAGTGTAGTAATTTCAGTACCCTTACCACCTTCACGACGAGGCATCCAAAAATCTTCCATCATTGAAAGATGTTTGCGATCGTCACGAGTCTCGCCAGTAGTTGCATCATAAACAATCTTATTACGGAACTTGTTCATGATATCATTGACGTACTGCTCAGCCTTCAACTTAGGAAGGTTACCAACGTCAACGTAGAACACTCTACGTTCTGGAGCACGTGAAATGCGGTAGATAACTACCGCATCTTCGATCATCTTTAACTGGTTAGTTGGCTTAATTGCTTTGTGCAAATAAGACATCATCATGCCAGTATTATGATCAACTAAACCAGAAGGAACATAAACTACAGAGTCAAGTGAAAGTTTAACACCTTGAGTCTGTGCTTCAGTAATACCTTTGTCGTTGTAGAGATAATATTCTTCTTGATTTACAACAACATCAATACCAGCTGGCGATCTCTTCTTTTCAACATTCTTAATCTTGCGAATCTTTCTTGGATCGATATAACGCAATTCTTGAATACCCGACTTCATGTTCGCTGGGTCAATAAGAATATTGTAATAACAACGACCATCGATATACCACTGACGGAAGATATCATGACCCTTGCTATTGAAATTCAATAAACGAACTATTTCGTCAAACTCAGCACTAATTTTTTTCTTGATTGGATCAGAAAGTTTCAACTTATCTAAATCAATCTTAACTACTGGGTCATCGCTCTCAGCAATAATAGCTTCGTTTACAATGTCTTCAATTGCAGCATCGCAATCCGCATATAATGCAGTCTCACGATAGCGACGAATTAAGTCGTTTTCATTTTTAACAATCGTGTCCAAATCCATAACCATTCCATAATAGGAAGTGGCATTCGTGGATACGACTGTAGAACCATCGTCGGAGATCGGGGATACAACAGCCCCGATCTCTTTCTGTGGCTCTTTACGTTTAATTTCAAAACCAAACAAATTCATAATAAGATTTTAACCTAAGTTTAAACTGCGATTGGGAATGAACCTAATCCTGGAACCGATACGCCAACATTAACTGTAGGACCAGTAGCATTAATAACATCAGATGTGAAGAAGTTGTATTGGAACTCTACATCAAACTGTTCAATAGCGTTCTGTTGGTCATAGTCAAGAGCGATTGGACCGATTGTAGTTGGGAATGCATCAATGAATTTATAAGACTTGATAACAGCGCCAGAACGATCTAGCTGATGTACGGACATATCGATTTGATAGTCACGTGGGTTAACTTTACCATCAGTAGTGTTATAGCTCTGGATACCTGCTTGCCATTGTTCAAAGGCATTGCGGATACCGAAAGTAGTATCGTTATAGATGGAAATTGTCCAAGGTTGGAAAGTGCGCTCACCAGCAAAGTTTACTGGACGACCCTTGTAAAGAACTTGAATGTTCTCGATGCTAGAGCCTGGAAGTTGAGCAGACTTACACAAAAATTGAGCACGTTGACCAGCTACGATACCAAGAGTAACGTATGATGGGAATGATAGTTCGACACGGAATTGATTAGGACGTGCACCGCCCCCAATCATTTGTGCTTTGAAGTCAGCAATATTTGCCATTTAAATCTCCTTATGTTCTTCTTTATTTAGCTATTACGCACCGATTTCGCTGAAGTTAATACCAGAGCGAGCAGCAACGAAGTTAAGGCTAATAAAGTTAATAGAACGTGCTGGTTTAACATAGATGTCTGCAACAAACTCGTTACGATCAATTACTTCGCCAGTGTTGTTAGAAGTATCGCACTTAACAACGAACTCAGTAATACCACGACGACCCTGAACATCACGTAGGAATGGCTCAACTAGGTTCTTGAACTGAGCACGAGTAAAGCTGTCGTTGAATTCGAACAACTGATATTTAGCAGCAGTAGCGATAGCTTTCTCAAGAACGATGAACAGACGACGCACGTTGATGCGATCAAATGCGCTTGGCTTGCTCAATAGAGTCTTGTCACCGTAAAGAACAGTGCCTTCACCTGGGAATGTAACAACTGGGTTAACACCAGCTTTGTAGATTGTGTCACGTTCAGATCTGTCAAGAGAAACAGCAAGTTTAACTACGTTCTTGATTTGACCACGATTCAAACCACCTGGAGACCACCATGGATCGTTAGTGTTGTCAGTACGAGCGCATAGACCAGCTACGTCGCCGTTCAATGGAACCCAACGATACTTGTCGTTGTAGCGGTCGTATTGATATTTGTAACCAGAGTCAAGAACAGCGTAAGAAGTGCTAGACAATGCATTACGGTAAGCAACGATTTTATCGATCGCAGTAGTTTCGTTATTGTTGTTGCTAATCATGTCGCCAGTAGTTACGTCTTGTGGAGAGATGAATACAACGCAATCTTTGCGAGTTTCTGCCAATGCGATAACAGAAAGAGCAGTAGCAGCAGATGCTTTACCTAGTGGTAATAGAGAGATGTCATACAAAGACTCATCAGAGTAGATAGCCCATGCAGTTTGCAACTGACCATCAGTTACAGCGTAGTCATCAACACCACCAGTTAGGCTGTAAGTTTGGAAACCTGCAGTAGTGAATGTCTTACCAGAAGCAGTAGTACCCCAGTTAGTGCCAGCATCTGGATGGTCAGCCCACCAGATATACTGTGAACGAGAGTTAATTACATCTTTGTAATAGTTGTTAGTTCCGTCTGGTTTCTTAGCATCAGATGCTTTAGAAACGAAAGCGAAAGTTTCTAGAGTAGAACCTGGAACACCAGTCCAAGTACCGTCTCTGTCGATAACTACAATGTGCATTTCATCGTTAGAGCCAGAAACACCAGCAGCGTAAGTAGAAGTGCTTGGAGCAGCATCAAACAAACCTTTGTAGTCCCAAGTTGCGAAGTTTAAAGAGTCGCAATAAGAAACAGTTAGGGCATTACCCATAGATCCTGGGAACTTAGCGATCCATTCGCCAGCAACACCTTGACCATTAGCCCAGTTTAGAGTATAGTCAGAAGGGTTGTTAACGATAACACCACCGATAGTAATCGCAGCAGTTGCAGTAGCAGTAGTACCGCCAGAACCAGTTGGGTTAGCGATAGTTAGAGCTGGAGCAGAAGTGTAACCAGAACCAGCGTTAACGATAGTTAATGCAGCGATTGTAGAAGCAGTAATTGTAACAGTACCAGCAGTCGCACCAGAACCAGTTGTAGAACCGATGGTCATAGTTGGAGCAGTAGTATAGCCAGAACCAGCATTAACGATAGTTACGCCAGTAACAACGCCACCAACAATATTTGCTGTACCAGTAGCAGTAACGCCACCTGGACGCTGAGGAGCAGAGAATGTTACAGTAGCTGCAACATAACCAGTACCGCCAGAGTTAATAGTAGCAGCAGAAACGCTACCACCAGAAAGAACTGCAGCAACTACTGCCTGAACACCACCAGCGACTTGAGGTGCGCCAACTGTAATTGTAGGAGTAGTAAGATAACCAGTACCTGCGTTAGTGATAGAAACGCCAGTAATAGAACCAGAAGTTCTAGAAACAGCATTACGTTGAGCAGATGTTGCAGCACGAGTGACCAATAGATTATTGGTATAAGATAGGAAGTTTGCTGCAGTGAAGAAAGATTGAGCAGTAGCGTCATTTGGTTTTCCGAAACGCTTAACCAATTCATTTTCAGAACTAATAGCTACTGGGGACAAAACTGGACCCCACTGGAAAACACCAGCAAAAGCACCTGCTGTGCTAGATACTGCTGGAACGATGGAAGTTAAATCTTTTTCTGTGACTGCAACGCCAGGGCTAAGTTGGAAAGGCATTGTTATTCTCCTTAATTACATGTTATTCTGTGTTTTGCTTCGAGGAGCAATTGAAAGCACTAAATTATTTATTGAAAACACGATTTCAAAAATTCAAAAGTGGTTTCTCTCTTGTATCTCCATTATCAAAAAAGCCAAATGGAGTCAATTCTTCCTCCATAGCCTGTATCTTTTTCTCATACATAATCTGTCTTAGGTTCACATTATTTAGGTCTTTAAAATAGCTGGTACTTGTCATCCAACTAAACAGAACCAAAGACATGACTAAGTCATCATGATACCCTTCATCAGCCTGATAAGAAGTTCTCTTTTCAATAAAGGTAGAGATCTCGGAGATTATATCGGCATCTTGAATAATATATTTGTTCTCTTCTACGAGAGATTTAAAATTGTGACATCCAGTACGCTTGACTTTCTTATCAGTATTAACCCCAAGTTGGGTTTGTCCTCCACCAAAGCCACCTGTAATAGTTTGCATACCAGTACTTCTATTTACAAAAACCAAGTTTTCATACTCTAGTTCATGGTGTAAAATGTATGGTACTTGTTCGCTGGAATTTATCTCAACTAGAACAAATGCCTCATTAAATTTCATTGCAACCTGATGAATTACGTTCGGGTATAGAAGTGGGCTAATATCATTCTTGCGATACTTACCGACCAATTTATATGGAATCTCAGTGATATCTGTAATGGTAAACGCTGAGTAGTCGCCACCAACACCCTTTGCAGTATCCGCAACAAGAACATAAGTATGTCCCTTAATTGGATGCTCATAAATGTCCAAGCCATCTTTGCTAAACACTGGAACTGCAACGGACATCTTGGCAATAACATCAGCGTTAATCAGAGTCAAGCTGGAGCCAAGGAATTTACATAGAACCTCTTGGTTATACTTCAGTTCGCCGAGCATCGCTTTCTGTTCAGCAGCCCATTTCTCATCACGACCAGGAATTTCCCAGTAAGGGATAAAGCAGTTTACGAAACCATTACGTCCATTCTCAGCATCATTCCAGAATTTCCAGAAGTGGTTATAGCCTAGCGGAGTTGAACTTAACAGAATCTTGGTTGTTTCACCAGCAGAAATAGTTGGGTAGACAGAAGTGAAGAATTCTTCGGCTACGTTGTTTGGAATAATCGCAGCTTCGTCAACATACAATAAGTTAACAGACTTACCACGAATACCAGACTTACCAGTCGCAGCAGTAAAAACTTTAGAGCCGTTCTCTAATTCGATGTCACCCTTGTTCCAAGTAGTAACACCTTGCTGCATCCACTGAGGAAGCATTTCATACATGGTTTGGTAACGATCCAAAACTTCACGAGCAGCTGTCGCTTTGTTAGCTAGAATGGCTACGGTTTTATTAGATTGGAATAAGGTATACCAAAGAATATAAGCTGCGGAAGTGGTCGTCTTACCCTGCTGACGACCTTCCATCAAAATAACCCTGCGGTTCTCGTGGATGATTTTTAGCTTTTTCTTCTGGCAATCATACAGTTTAAATAACTGAAGACCATTATCTAGCGTAACGATTTGGCAATAATTCTCAACAAAGTAAATATAGTCTTCAGAACATCTAACATATTCTTGAATTTGCTCTGGAGTGAACTGGACGCTAACTCCAGCTGCCTTTAAATTCGCATTAGCATTATATACTTGTGCCATAATTAGAAATCAAATTCCCAGTTTTCTGAGTTTACTGTTGATGTAGTTACATCGCCCTCAGCTGTATAAATTCTATTCGGGTTGCTGAAGTCTTCATTCTGACCAACATTAACACCAACTTGTTTAATAATATTCTGACCACTAACTGGTCCAAACAACTGAGTCTTTAGGGTGAAGTTTAATGTGTGAGTAACAAATCTTCTTGTTTGAAAATCACCATCATAATCATCTTGAACAGAGACGCTATTCAAAATTACTGGAACATCTACGACGATATTCATATCGTCTACAACTTTAAGTTGTATAGTATATTCAGGTGTAAATGTTGGCAGAATTTGTTCTAAGATTTGTAGTCCGTCTTCTTGAGTCTTAGATAGAATATACAGAGATATGTCTACGTTGTATGGAACTGGAGTATAAACAAATGACATACTGTCAGAGCCTGAACCACAAGTCAACTTCTGCATTCTATTTACTTTTCTTGCAGGATCATAAGAATAGCTTGTAATCTCAAATGACATTCTTGGAAGAGAAACGTATGTGTGTCCTTCCAATGTTGGGTCAGAGTCAATTCTAACTAACCACTTTTCTTTTGGTGCGTATGCAAGAGGAACTTGCAATCTTTGTATGGTTTCCCCATTAACAGAATCGCCTTGCTTACGGTCAATATAAATGCTGCTGAACAGACGACCGAAACCTACAATCGTTTTTCTGATTATACCATGATAATAAACATTACTGTCAAGCATTATTTGACCTCACCGAATGGGTTGTTGTCATTAAAGAAAAAGTCTTGGCTCTCTTCTTTAAATTTATTGTTATCGCCGAATGAATCTGGTTTATCAATATTAGGTTGAACAACTGCAACTGCTTGTGCACCAGTTCCACCGCCACCACTAATAGTGACTGTTGGAGCGATTTGATATCCTTGACCACTCTCAGTAACATCGATAGAAACGACTTGTCCGTTGGAAACTACTGCAGTAGCAGAAGCACCGAAACCTTGCGACGCTAAGAATGTTACATCAGGTACGCTGGTATAACCAGAACCACGATGAGTTACTTCAATAGAAACAACACTTCCTGGATTGCGAGTAGTATTTGTATTGAATGTTTTAAGTGTTTCGAACGCATCTATTTCAGCGTGTCCAGTATCAATTGCTTCAGAAGCATACTGGAACAATTCAACTTGTAGTTTGTAAACATACAGTTTACCCAGCTGATAGAATGGGTCTTGGTGTTGAACGAATTTAATCTCGAACAACCCTTTAGATAGTGGGAAGTAGATTAAGTCGCCTTCGTTTGGTCTTGTAGGAATTGTTGTAACCCCAAAGCGACCAACGAACTGTTCCCAACGTCTGCGAGCAACTACTAGAGTTGCAGACTGCTCCATCATCAAACCAAACTTCTGAATGAACGCACCCTGTCCAGCAAAGTTATCTACGTTCTCGAAGTACATCTCGATAGGGAAGGCAGACTTAAATTGTGATAGACGATCCTCACCAAGAATCTCGTCTTTGGAAACTAATGTTCTTGGGATATACATAACCTCTTGTCCATACATACGTAGAGACTCGATGATTAGGTCTTCAATTAGGTACTGTTCATTTCGTGTACCATTAGAAAAATATACATTAGTTGTTGTCATGCTTATCCTAGGAAGAATTCAAGTGGAGCAGATTTAGTCATTAACTCATCTTCCAACTCTTTGATTTCTCCTGTAGCTTCGTCATACAATTTATCACCATCCAAAGTGACACCACCTGGAAGTTGAATGCCTGAAAACTTTTTAATGTTTGTTGCCCATTGACGTTTAAATAGCGCAGTTACATAGTGTTTTAACCATGCTTCGTTATACACTTTAGTGAACTCTTGTGGATCGAGAACACGATAAGCCTCAACAACAACTAAACTTCCCAATGGAAGATCTTGAGACCAGTTACAGTCGATATACAAACGATCTTGCATTCTGTTGAATCTGAACAGCTGTGGACCATTCAATTCAAAATCGAGCAAAGAGATATGGTTCATAACCATCTGATAGTAGATGATTGATGTAGAAGTTAAGTCATACAGATCGTGCAGACGCAATTGATATTGCATGTCAAACAAATTCTTTGTAGAAGATGCTTGAGTTACTGGGATAACTCTTGTGATGCCGTAAACCAGAGAGTTGATTGGGATATACTTGTTGTCAATATCAGTTTGAGTGATAGCGTGTTTTAAGTAAACACGCTCGACACCTTCATAGTGATACTGTCTCCAATATTCAAGAGCTTCGTCTATACGATCTTCTAATTGATCCTCATCTACGTTGATCTCAACTACAGGTGCGCCCAGCGATCTAAGCGCATACTGTTTTAATCCTTCTCTTGAGCTGACTGCCATTTATTATTCTCCAAGTTTTGCTTTAAGAGCATTAACTTCAGCGCTAAGTTCTTGAACTGCCTTAATTAGAACAGAAACCATCTGAGCATAGTTAACTGACTTAGTACCTTCTTCATCTGGGCTAGTATGAACGAACTCAGGAATAATCTTCTCAACTTCTTGAGCAATCAAACCAATTTCGTGTTTGCCGTTATTCTTCATATCATACTCTACAGAGCGTAACTGAAGAACTGTATCTAAACCATATTTAGAGTCAACAATGTTGTCTTTTAAGCGAACGTCAGATACTTGTTGGAAGTTATTTGCTAGGATACCAGCAGAGTTATAAGTTTGAACCCAACCTGATTGAGTAGCGTAAATACCGACAGCGTATGTTGCGCTATACCAACCAGCATTACCGTTAGAACGGAACCAACCATCAGTGCCGTTAGTGTAAGCATCAGCACCTTGCAGGTACTTAGAGTAGTAAGTAGATGGTGTATAACCAAGAGCAGTAGTAACGTCACCAGAAGTCAACGTAACAGCGTTGGCACGTCCGTTGAACGTAGTAACCATTGCGTTACCAAGATATGACCACTGAACGTCAGTACCATTGGTTGTAAGAACATAACCAGATTGTCCCGCAGATTGAGAAGGTAAAAGATTAGTTCTTGCACCCTGTGCAGTAGTAGCACCAGTACCACCATTACCGATAGCAAGAGTGCCAGTAACACCTGGAGAAATATCGGCAGATCCGTTGAACGAAGCAGCGGAATTGCTTCCAAGGTTAGTAGTAATATTACGTGCAGTCTGTAGAGTAGTAGCAGTAGAAGCATTACCACTCAATGCTGCAGTAACAGTACCTGCAGAGAAGTTACCAGAAGCATCACGGAATACAATAGTAGAACCAGTGTTAGCGCTAGTTGCGTTGCTAGTTACTGTGAAGGTTGCTGCACCAGATCCGTTGTAAGTAGTAGAACCACTTAAACCATTACCAGATGTATTTGTAGTAAATGTAGCAAGAGTACTACCAAGAGCAACACCAGAAATTGTGTTGTTTGACAATGCGCTGTTTGGGATATTGGTGAATGTATTGCTCGCACCAGACATTGTCTTGTTAGTCAATGTATCTGTTGTAGCACGACCAACCAACTGGTCAGTTGCAGCTGGTAGAGTTAAAGTACCAGAAGCTGCAGCTGTAGAAACGATTGTTGTAGCACCACTTGTAGAACCATTCAAAATCAAGTTCGTACCGAATGTCGCTGCGCCAGTAACACCCAAAGTGCTAGAAAGAGTAGTCGCTCCAGTAACACCTAGAGTACCACCAACAGTAGTGTTTCCAGTGATAGCGCCAGTACCAGCAACATATAGAGGCTTGTTTAGTTCCCAACGATCGCCACTAGAAGCATAAATGATAGTAGCGTTAGCGCCTGCAACAGTTAAACCAGCACCATTGGCTGCTGCAGCAGTTGCAGCGTTCTTAGCAACAGTAATGTTCAAGTCAGCAACATCAAGAGTTGTAGCGTTAACTGTAAAGGTTGTGCCAGATACTGTCAGGTTACCAGAAATAGCTAGGTTGTTATTAACAGTTGTAGTGCCAGTAGAAGCACCAAGACTCAGAGTAGTGGCAGCTCCACCGATGTTTAGAGTAGTCGCAGTAGCGTTAACCAAGTTAAATGTAGTTTGAGTAGTAGTCAAGCTACCACCATTAACTGCTACGTTGCCACCAACTGTAGTCGCTCCAGTAACACCCAGAGTGCTAGAAAGAGTCGTTGCACCAGTAACACCTAGAGTACCACCAACAGTAGCATTGTTTGTGATAGAAGCAGAAGCTGATGTTAAACCACCATTGTGAGTTGTGGCACCTGTGAAAGTAGAAGTGCCAGTTACTGCAAGGGTAGAGCTTAGTGTAGTCGCTCCAGTAACACCTAATGTTCCTGCGATAGCAGTATTACCAGAAGCAGCAGTTACGTTGAATTTGTTAGTGTTAACAGCTAGATCGCCAGTAACACCTAGAGTGCTGGAAAGAGTAGTCGCTCCAGTAACACCCACTGTTCCAGAGAATGTAGCGTTACCTGTGTGGCTAGAAGTGCCAGTCACAGATAGGTTGTTATTAACAGTTGTAGTGCCAGTAGAAGCACCAAGACTTAGAGTAGTAGCTGCGCCAGCAAAGTTAACTGTAGTGGCAACAGTGTTAAACAAGTTCTGTGTGGTATTAGAACCGACAACAGTTCCTGGACGTAGCGTCAGAGTAGCTGCAGTAGCATTACCCAGAGTAAGAGTAGTTGCTGCGCCGAATGCGTTAACAGTAGTAGCAACTGTATCGAAAACAGACTGTGTAGTATTAACACCGACAACAGTTCCTGGACGAACAGTAACTGTAGCTGCAGTAGCATTACCCAAGTTAATAGCAGTAGCAGCGCCACCAATGTTTAACGTAGTAGCAACTGTGTTGTATAAGTTCTGAGTTGTCTGAGTACCGACAACAGTTGGGTTACCGATAGTAAGAATACCAGAGTTAGCGCCCAAGTTAATTGTTGACGCTGCACCTAACAAGTTGGCAGTAGTAGCAGTAGTATTGAATACTGTTACGTTAGTCTGGTTGGTTAGAATATCACCACCATTAACGGAGATGTCACCAAAGATAGAGAATGTTCCGTCACAGACAATATTCTTAACAACGCTGATACCACCAGCAAAACGAACGGATCCGTTAGCAGAAGTAGTTGCGTCTGTGGTATTGGTATACGTTACGATACCGTTATCGAATGTTACGTTAGGGTTGCTAATGGTTAACAATCCACCAGCAGTAGAGCCAATGTTTACGTTAGTTGTAGAACCTGTTAGACCACCAGTACCTAAGTTTAACGTCTTAGTTGTTGCAGTGGCAGTAGCGCCAGTTGCAATATTTGTAGTTTGAGCTGCAGTAACACCAGTACCAATATTCAGAGTAGTCGCAGCACCGAATGCATTGACAGTAGATGCTACAGTATTAAATAGAGCTTGTGTGGTATTAGCGCCAACGATAGTTGGGTTGTTGACTGTTAGAGTACCAGTGCTTGCGCCTAAAGAGATAGCAGTGGCAGATCCACCAACTGTAATAGATGTTTGGGATGCGTCGTTCAGAACAGCAGTAGAAGTTAATACTGGTACGTTATTGATCTTGAATGTTTTACCAGTAGCTAAGTTCCAGTTTTCTGAAGAAGTCCAGTTAGTATTAGTTTGATCCCAGATGATTGTTTTATCCGTAGCACCCTTAAGAGTGATACCACCACCATCGGCTGTAGCGTTAGTTGGAGTTGCTACAGAACCCAACTCAATATTTTTATCATCAACAGAAACAGTTACTGCATTAATCGTTTCAGTAGTTCCGTTTACAGTGAATGTTCCAGTAACAACCAAGTCGTTACGTACTGTAGTAGTGCCAGTAAGAGCACCGATAGAAACTGAAGTAGCAGCGTTACCAATGTTTAGCGTAGTGGCGTTAGTGTTGAATAGAGTAGCAGTCGTTGCTGTAGTAGTAACGTCACCACCATTAACTGCGATATCGGTAGCTAGGGTTGCATTGTTTGCTGAGAAGTCACCGTTGGCATCACGTGCCATAATAGCGCTGGCAGTATTGTTTGGTGTAGAGTTAACAGAAACTAATGGATTGCCAGAAACGCCATCTCCGTTGGAGACGGAAATACCTTGACCAGAAACAGTAACAGCACGACCAGTGTAAGTACCTTTAGCAGTACGAGTCACCAAACCAGAAACTGTATTTTGTGCAACACCACGACTCTCAACACCAAGCCATTTTTCAAATGTAATAGCGTGGAGGTCTATAGTAGTAGGTTGTGAAGTTAGTTTCCAAACAGTTTCGTTGTGAGTAGAACCCTCAGCAACGTATATAAACATACCAAGTTTAATATTTAATATTTTATCGAAGTCGAATGCACGAGTCCAAACAGCTGGAAGATCTTGAACAACGTAAATACCATTCTTGGAAGAGTCACTTTGCCCCGCAACCAGAATGCGATCACCAGCTACAACAGAAACTCCATCAATAGTTTGAGTTCCAGATAAAGTTATATTTGATGTAGTAACAACTCTAACAGGATTAGATTTATATTGTGTACTGCCAGTAACTTGTTCTAAACCACCAGGAGTCGCACCATCATGGATGCGCATTACTTTATTAGTGGTATCAAAGGTTGGTTCTGCATTAGCACCAGTAAACGTCTGGTGCTGAGTGTAAGTACCTCTTCTTAATTGTATTTGTGTTGGCATCTTTTATTCCTTAAGCAAGTGCTCCAAAATCTACAGTATTGAATACTCCATCTGGACCCATGTTATCGTATGTAATAATTGCAATAATTGGGACACCGAAAGCATCATATGCAGCTGCTGAAACGATGTCGCCATAATCGCCTTTAGGATAACCAGAAGCTGATGCAGTACCGTCTGCATATGCTTTGTTTGCAGCATCTGTATTTCCAATTGGGGCTGATAATCCAGTAATAACATTGCCGTTCATTGACAGAGGAACATCGAATGTTACCTGTCCGCCACCGAACCTAGCGATTGTTAATCCACCGACCTGGATGTTTAGAATAGAGTTGTTAGATGCGTCTTTTGTAAAAGTTACCGCACTATTTGTCGATGGCTGAGTGAAACCACGTGAAGCAAATGCTTCGATCTCATTATTTGAATTTTTAAAGTAGAGATATCCATCCGCATAGTTTAGCGCAACCTCACCAAATTCGAGGTCGGTTAATTGCGGAACTTTCGTCGTTACTGACGATTTTTTAAGAATAATCTTATTCGACATTATATCTCTATTCTAAAAAGAATGACGGAAGCAGTAAAAACTGCTGGGTGGAGTTTCAACCACCCTTGTTATTTAGTTGTCAATTTTAATATGTTCCACCATCGATGTTGAAACCATCAATAGTAGAAGTTGCAGCACCAGCACCAGTAATATTAGTACCAACATACATTGCTTTAGCAACGGATAGACCACCTGAAAGAACAACACCAGCAGTACCAAGCGCAGTGGCGTCAGTAGTACCAGTGAAAGTAACTGCACCAGAAGCAGACAGAGTTGTAGCAGCTACAGAACCTGCGAAGCTAGAAGCAGTAATTGTCTTATTACTTAACGATTCAGCGCCAGCCAGAGTAGCCAAAGTACCAGTAGTTGGTAGTGTGACGTTAGTTGCAGCAGTAGAAGTAAGAGTAGTACTGAACGCACCAGCAGTTGCAAGAGTACCGCCAGAAACAATAGTCAACGTACCAGTTGTACTAGTGATTGTTAATCCGTTAACAGTCTTGTTAGTTAATGCTTCAGTTCCAGCTAAAGTAGCAAGAGTACCAGTAACAGGTAGTGTTAATGTAGTATTAGCAGTAGCAGTTAAAGTTGTAGAGAACGCACCTGAAGTAGTAAGGTTACCACCAAGAGTGATAGTCTTACCGCTGTTGTTAACGCCAGTACCACCATATTGACCAGCAACAATAGTGCCTTGCCAAGTACCACTAGAAATAGTACCAAGAGTGGTGATAGAAGTTTGACCAACATAAGTGGCAGCAATATCAATTGCATCTGCAGAGATAGAAATGCGGTTTGCGGTACCAACTGCGTTTAGCGTATTACCAGTCTTAGTTAAACCATCGCCAGCGATAATCTGACCAGCACCAGAGAACTGAACCCAGTTGATGTTGCTAGTACCAATAGTGATAGTACCAGTTGAAGTACAAACAAATCCGTTATTAGCGTTTTGTGTACCTTCTTCAACGAAAGTGAAAGCACCTGGAGTAACTTCAGGTTGTTGGTCAGCGTCAACAGAGCGAGTCAATACCCAGTTTGTAGAGGCAGTACCAACTGTAGTAACAGTATAGATACCGTTCTGAAGAGCGGATGCTTGGTCTTTAACAAGAACACGATCGCCAAGGACAGCAACAATAGAGTCAACTGTAAAGGCAGCTTGAGTACCAGCGTTAGTAAGAGTAGCACCAACACCAGAAGATCCGTTAGCATAAGTTGCAGTTAATGCAGTAGTTGTTGCGATGCGAACTGAATCTTTAGGGTCTAGACCAGTCTTAACAGCATCAACGTAGTTCTTAGTAGCAGCATCAGTTGCTTGAGTAGGTTCAGCAACAGAAGTGATACGCTTGTTAGCGACGTCAACAGTACCAGTACCAGTTGGCACCAAGTTAACGCTGTTGTTGCCAGCAGCGCCTGCAAGAGTCAAGCTACCAGAAGTAGCAGTGATACTAGTTGCAAGAGCAGCGCCAAGAGTTGGTGTTACCAATGTTGGGCTAGTTGCAAACACTAGAGAACCAGTGCCAGTCTCATCAGAGATAACCCCTGCCAATTCAGCAGAAGTAGTTGAAGCGAATACGTTTAGTTTGTTTGCTACATAAGCAACAGTACCGCCACCACCAAACGCTACAGTAGAAGTATCAGTACCAGTAAATGTTAATGTATTGCTTGCAGTAAGAGTTTTACCGTCAGCGATAGTTAATGTAGAACCAGTCGCAGGAGCAGTAATCGCTACTTTGTTAATAGATGTAGCAGAAGCAACACCCAATGTAGGTGTCACTAAAGTTGGGCTAGTATTGAATACTAATAGACCAGAACCTGTCTCATCTGTCATTGAAGCCAGAAGTTGAGCAGAAGTAGCAACTAATGTGTTATTTGCTAAGTTGATGGTCTTGTTTGTAAGAGTATCAGTTGTAGCACGACCAACCAACTGGTCAGTTGCAGCTGGTAGAGTTAAAGTATTTGAACCCGCAACTGCTGCAGCAGCAACAGTAATTGTACCAGAAGTAGAACCATTAAATGTAGCGCCAGCAGATCCAATAGTTGGAGTGTTTAATAGTGCGCTAGTTAATGTCTTGTTGGTAAGGGTTTGTGTGCCAGTTAATGTAACAACAGTAGAATCAATATTAAATGTTACATTATTCAGTGCTGAGTTGATTACAGAATCAATACCAGTACCACCAACGAATGTCAGAGTATCTGTCGCAAGAGCGATAGTATCTGCTCCAGTATCAGCAGCAATACTTAAAGATGTTGTAATACCAACAGTACCAGCAGCAGTTAATTGACCTTGCGCATTAACAGTGAATGTTGGGATCGCTGTTGCAGAACCATATGTTCCAGCAGTAACACCAGTGTTAGTGATAGACAGAGTAGTTGTATTACCAGCATCGCTTACCGTAGAAGTGATACCTGTACCATTAACAATAGTACCGCCAACTAAGTCATAGATGTACTCAGCTAGTGTATCTGTTGTACCATTGATGTATGGGTTATTAAGGACTAACTTGCCAGTGCCGTTTGGAGTGATGTTAATATCACCATTGGCATTGGTAGAAGATAGTGTGCTTGATGTTAACTGTAAGTTACCAACTAGCCACTTGTCAATACTTCCTGTTGCGGAAAGAACTGGGATTGAAGATGCGCTCGTTGTTAAAGTTCCTGCAACGGATGCATCAATTAAGCCAGTATAGTAAGTACCACCAATAACCAAGTGGTTAGCAGCGTTACCCGAAGTTTCTACGCCCATACCAATGTATAAGCGATTGCCCCCAGCGCCATTTAAGGCTGAGTATGCTAATTCGCCTGCAGCTAGGGTAGTTGGATTACCAGCTGTAGACGAGCGTTTAATTCTAATAATAGAAGCCATCTATGTTCTCCGTTAAAATTCGCCACCTTCCATGTCCTGTGCATCTAGCACAGTGGAAGCTGTCCATCTATTTGTTGTTGTTTTGTAAATTAAAATTGACCCATCGATTTTATTAGTTGTATCAACATCAGCAATTGCTGACATAGATTCTACTACTGCTGGGTTGGACACGTTTGATGAAGAAAGTGTAAGAACACCTTCAGAGACTGCCACCTGAAGAGCTTCATCTGCTTGTACAATAGCGATTGTATCTGCCATAGTTATGATTGCGTTATTTGAGGTATTACTGTAACCACACCTTCTACAACTCGAGTTTTGGATCCAGATGGGGATGTAATTTCCACATCATACAACCATCTTCCTGCTGGAATTGCTTCGGACTGTTGTGGGGATAACTGTAAACGAATTTTGCCTGTATCTGCATTAAATACACTGGCAGTAAAATTATATGCTGTGCTTGAACTGTACGATTTTCTCATTTGAGACGCAACCGTATACCCAGTCAAATTTAATGGTTGGCCATTAGCTGCACTGACTGTAATTATATTGCTATAATTTGCACCAGCGTCAACAAAAAGGTTACTGATAGTCGCCATGAATTCCCCAAAATTGTATTTCTCAACAGTTATTTATGTTATTTCAGATCGCTAAATATAACAGCTGCGAAGCGAATTTAACCTTATGGAGATAATATGGAAGATCAAAATCAAACCAACTTACCTTCGCCATTAGTCGGCGATGCACCAACAGAAGACTATAACTTCGAATATTCACCAGTCGAAGAAACTTTTCAAAGACGTCTTTTCCCAACAATTTTCGCAAGCTATAAATTTGCAGATTGGGAAAAAATTGCCCAACCTCTGATCAATCTATCGAATGGATGGAATGTTCCAGATGAAGATCATGGCAAAGATATTATGGAATTAGATCATCCTGCAGTCAATAGACTGAAAGAAATCGTCTATGAGATCTGCGAAGGTCTTGAGTTATCAAAAGACGACAATGGTAGAACACCAGTTATTGTAGGTTCAAATACATTGTTCCAACAAAAGGGCGAACACATTCCACCACATAACTACGAGTTCTCTACTTTAGTATTCTCGTTCGTGGCGAATGTTGGGGAAAATGGTCCAATGACATACTTCCCAGATCCACGTGGTGGCGTACAAGCCTTGCGTAAAATTGTTTCTCAAAATCTAGTTAGCACAAGTTTCGGCATTAAGAGTCGCATTGGAGAAATCTATGTAACTCCAGGTTATGCTCAGCGTTACATCGAAACTAACTTAGAATCAGAAACCCACGTAATCGTAAACGTCCGTGTTAACTTTGTTATGATTAGTTAATATTTTCTTATTAACATAGAAGACTGAATAGTCTTCCAACAAAAACAGCCAAGGTGCAATGGGATTTCCTAACGAGGAAATCCCTTTTGGCTTGTTCCACGCATAATAGCTATCCCCACTATATTCCTCAATTAGTTCTCGCATAACCCATCTGTGGGTTAGTGGTTTACCCACATCTTTAGTGAATGGCTCTTTAGTCGTTAAAACATATTTCTGAAAGTCGTCAGTATTAAAGAAATGGTACTGATTGTTTTGTTGTTTGGTTGCAATTCTGGTAGAATACTCAGCTGTATACCAATCGAAATTAAAGATTAACCACCAACGCAAATCCCTAAGTGTCTCGATTTTCTTTGGGCTGGCTTTAATAGAAGGCAGCAGGAATTCGTGCAACTCATCGTTTATGCATTTGGTGTAATCAATTAATGGGTCGTCATTATTAAATTGGTGATGGAAAAACGAAACCTCAGTTTTAACCTTTCCAGTAGTAAAATCGTCTACTGGACCAAATAACTGGTTTCCAAAAAACCCTGTTACAAAAATACTATTAGAGTCACCATCATCAAAATCTCTAGTAGAAGAAACTTTAAATTTATACTTCACGCCTGAGTTTTTAATGCAATTATCAAATAGAGAACCCGATTCTAAAATAGAACTATATGTTCCATAAACTGTAATTTGACTGGGGTCGTCTACTTGTTGCATTAGAGAGAATAACGCCAGAGTGCTGTCAATACCACCACTCCACACTACAGTTATGGGTTTATCTAATTCTACCAATTCTTTCGTTCTTTCCTCAACACACTGTCTGAACGACTTATTAAAAGTAGAATCTATCAGTGGTATTTGCAAAAGACCAGGCTTAATATTCAAATAGTGTGGAGTCTGTCCAGTTCTATCGTAAACTGAATTCAAATTGAGTTTATGCTTATCGAAGAATGCATAAAGTTCTTTATGATTTGGAGCAAGATATTCATCTATATTTTCTTGCCTTTTGTTGATCAAGTCCAATGATTTAATCAAATTGATATTGTAGTATAATAACTGTTTCATAATTTCCTCAAAAACAAAAAAGGGAGCCTGAGCTCCCTTTTATTTAGACACTAAAATTTAATTAGTGTAACTGAATCTTCTGAACCAAACCTGGAGTGAAGTAGTCAGCAAACTTCTCATATACTTTAGAAGTAACAGCTTTGAACTTGCTTTCTTCTTCAGCAGACATCTTAACAACTTCAACACCCTTTGCTTCACACTCAGCCAAAATCTCTGGAATGTTAGCAACAGATTCACGACGCTCTTTGCGAGCAGCGTTGAAAGCAGCAGTAGCCATGATCTCTTGAGTTTCAGCGTCAAACTGTTTCATGAAGTCTTGGTTAACGATGATAGAAGTCAAGAACAAGCTATGAGCAGTGTCGTTAACAACTTTGAAAGATTCGTTCTGGTTTAGTGGGAAAATACGTACGTATGTAGATTCACCAGCAGAGATAACACCAGCGTCAGCTGCTTCGTTCATTTCTTCAAGAGCGATGTCCTTGTTTGGAACTGCGCCAAGAAGTTTGAAAGTCTCAACAGCAACTGGGCTGCGAGAAGTGCGAACAGATTGACCTTCCCAAGCTGCAACAGTGTCAGCACGGAAGTTTGCTGGAACTACACGGTAGCCACCAGAGTAAGTGAAAGACATAGCCTTGATATTGCTATTCTTAGAAACGCCAGCTAGCAACTCAGTACCAATCTCGCCTTCTAGAACACGATCAGCATGGGCGTGATCTTGGAACAAGAAAGGAAGGTCTAGAGCGTGTAGGTCTTGATTATAGTCAGCCAACCAAGTAGTATAGATGTGGCTCATTTCGATAGCACCAGAATCAACCAACTGCATTAGTTCATTCTTAGTGATTTTCTTACCATCATTATACTTTGCAGAGTAGTCAGACAAAGAAAGAACTTCGATGTCGAACATACCACCAGTTTGCTCATTTACTTCTTTAGAGAAGGACTCGGCTACTTTCAAAAATAGACCGATAGGCTCGTGGGCAATAACCCATTTAACATGCTTCTTTTGCATTTATATCTCCTTGTTATTTTCTTAAATACTTAAGATGTTCAGCGCATCTAAGATCTAGTTTCCATTTTTCACCTTCAGCCGTAACCTCTAATACAATAATTGGTAGGTTCAGTCTGATGATTCTTTCCTTATATTTATAAACGAATTCTTTCTCTTCTTGCGATGCCTCGATTATAAAGTCGGGAATCTGTATACTGAAGTTGTTATTCTGGAATTTGTTTTCTAAAGAATTGTGATAGAAAATATCAGCTAGTGTTCTTCGATTATAATTTGATACTGCAGTTCCATATCTTGGATACCTATTGATATTCCATATGTTGCAGTCTAAAAATCCACTCATTTTATTTAGGTTCTACTGGAACTTGGACTACTGGAATATTCAAAGGTTTGCGGACTTTCCAACTCTTTTTTCCAGTCTTCATATATTCGTTGTCGATTACCTGAATGCTAGTAACACCATCGAAACGAATTCGATCACCTTTAATCTCTGTCAAAACCAGACCATCAGTCATCTTGAATAGAGCAGCGCTCAACATCGCTAGGTTATACCAGAATAGGTTTTCGCAAGCCTGCTCCCAGTATTGATCTTCTAAGAACAAACAAGCACCCTGACATAACTGTACAACTGGACAAGAAGGGCATTCTTTACGAGTAGACCAATGATAAGAGTTCGTTAGACGAATGTTATCAAAATCTTCGATGTTTCCAATATTATGCTTGGTTAAGGAAGAAGTATTCTGACACGTAGTAACATTACCCTTCATATCGATGGCAATATTGTCTTCCTTATCCATACCACACTTTTGACCAACAGCTTCAGCTGGACGACCATAGACGATAGACTCAAAGAATGACTTGACCTTCTGATAGATAGTCCAACTAAATTGGTTCTTATTATCGATGGTTTCTTCAAATAAAGTATGAAGGATTTCTTTCTTCTCGTCTGTGGTTTGGAGAGAGTGAGTCATACCAGAGTCATCATATGGCAACATTAATTCTTCTGTAGTAACTTGAATTTCACGCTGGTCGACTCCAGGATTTTCAAATCCGACGTGTTTCTTATTGAGTTTATCCATAATAAAATTACGGACAGAAGGAATAGAAACATTCTCACGTGTAAGAACACAGTTGAAAGTGAAACGTGTCAACCCCATAGTTTTCATAGCATAAACAACAGCGTCTTTTGCTACAGGTTCATCTAATGGATCTGGTCCACGATTCTGCGCATGCAGTGGTCCATCATGAGACATACCGATAGAAAACCCCATACGATTAAACCAATCAACTTTTTCTCTAGTTAAAAGAGAACCATTGGTAACCATCATGAAACTAGCATTAGGGTAAACCTTCTTGATCTTTTCAGCAAGAGGTTTCAGTGTTTTCCAGTAAACCATCGGCTCACCACCCCAAAACTCAAGACGGAATTTATCATATGTTCCAAAGTTGAAATTCTCTTTCATCTTTTGGATCAATTCTTCCGCATCTTCTGGACCACCTACTGGGTCGTGTGGTTGGTGCGCTTGGTTACAGTAAGAGCATGCGTAGTTACACTTAAGACCCATCGTGATCTTAAGCGTAGTTGGCTTACGGGATTTCTTACCGTGGAGTGCAGGATCGTGTGGGTTTGTAATATTTGCAGGTTCCCACACCTTTGCATTCATTTGATATTGAAGACCCTTACTCACATGCTCGAGCGAGGGTCTTTCGTGCGTTTCTTCCCAATACATTTCAGATGTCATTGGGTCGTAAACCATATTAACTTTCACATCATTAGCCCCTTGTAGGACTAGCGTAAATTTGCTCATTAAAAATCCTTATAATATAGAACGGATAATATATTTAGTTACGCAATTTCAACCCAAAGTTCTGCCCAAGAAACGAATTTACCAATGTTTAACTTAACCTTAAAGTAATCGCCAGTAGTTAAGCCGACAGTAGAAATTAATAGATTCTCACAGCCAGAATGTAATGTTGTCAATCTGTCTGTAGGATAGTTATGTGTATCTAGAAATTCTTGGGTAGCAGCATTAGGAGCTTCTGGATCGTATATATTAGAAACACGTGTCTTATTTGAAATACAGTTGATGCATTCTACATCAAAGGTAGCAGCTGCTCTGGAACCAAGTATTGTATGCAATCTACTTCCGAAAATAACCTTAACATTATATGTATCAGAAGCTGGCAATGTTACTTTAAATCTATTGCCAGAAGTAGGAGCAGCAGTTGCAGGTAAACCAAGTGAAGTGTCAATACCTTCAACAACTATTTCTTTTTGCTGTTGTAGTTCGACATATCCTGTAGATTTTGAAGTAGGTTTTACAAACTGCGTTAGAGCAGAAGTTAAGACTTTACCTTCAGAATCTAAAACTTCAAACGTCGCCAAAGTTTTCACATAAAAATTACACCAAATTTCATACTCTCTTTGAGTAACTTCAGTAACTTCAGCTGGAGTATTTTCAATAATACTGTCTAATACATTCACTTGCAAATCTTCAATGAAGAACATCAAAGTAGAACCAGTGAAACCAGAAAGTTCTTTATAGAAAGAATCTAAAACGAACAATGGTGTTTTCGTTGAATTAGACTGATAGCGATATTTGTTTAGATTGTAAAATAATTTTACATGAGAATCACTACCATTGATGTATTCTGTAGCAATATCATAAACATCGATTGGGTCGCTAATAGTTCCTGTCTCTGAGTCGAACTCAACGATCCACTTGTAGTTATCCGTTTTCATTCTGAAGTCATCAGCAGTGAACGCACGTTCAGCTACAATACGAAAATCAGCTGTTTCATGAACATCACGTTTTTCGTCAGGTGTATCTTCAGGTTTTGCTTCGTCTAGATCTGGATTTGCAGGAACAACTTCTTCCATTTTAACATGGATAGTTTGTGTAGCAGCATCAAAGCGCATTGTGGCTCTGTGTTTGCTATCTCTTTCATAGACTTCTGTACCTTCGTTTGGTCTAATTACAGTTTTGAAAATTTTTAACATTATGGTTCCTCAATTAGCAGTTGCAAGCGCAGTTACAGTTACAGTTGCAAGCACAGTTACAGTTGCAATTAGATCTGTACCACTGGAAACCGCCCATCGTATTATCTTGGTTGTCGTGACGGATACCATCAGTAGAAGCGTTAATAGCTCCACCAACAGAAGTGTTACGGAAAATATTGATACGTCTGTCAGTAGTAACACCGAAACCTAAGTCACCAGCATCACAGTTACCGCAGTTACAGTTAGCTCCGTTACATGCGCAGTTCCATGCGCAGTTAGCGTTTGGCTCTGTATAGGTTCTGTTGCCTGCGTCATAATAATTCCAAAATAAGTCTACAACGTCTGTGCCATCAGCACGTCTGTGTCCTGTTGCTCCGTGATAAGCCATGTTTATTTCTCCAATTTCTCTAAACGAGTAGTTAATTCTTTAATAGTTTGTTGCTGTTCTTTAACTGCTTCGATAAGTAAACCGACAAGGTTTCCGTAAGCAACAGACTTAAACCCGTCTTGGTTCGTTTCAACAACTTGTGGAACAAAATCTTCGACTTCCTGGGCGATAACACCGATTCTAGGTTTTCCGTCTTGAGTATAAGATACACCACGTAAATTACAAACTGTATTGACTGGACTATTTAGTGTTTGAATGTTCTGTTTCAAGCGCATATCAGACGCTTGAGTGAATGTTGTTGCAACGATAGCGTTAAAAGTATTTGTAGTTCCAGCCCAAGTGTTATTCGCTGCTAAAGAAGGTACGTCTGTACCGCAATCTAAAGTTGGGTTTCCGTCCTGTCCGTTACCGTTGGTAACAACGATTCTACCTGTAGTTCCAGCAATAGTTCTGGCAGTAACACCAGCATCTCCATTCTTGACGATCATACCACGACTTGCAGTCGTTAAACCAGAAACAGAAGATAGAATGGAAGCCTGAGGTTGAACGTCAGTACCGATAACTACACCGAGTGTAGAACGACCAGCAGCTGCATCTGCATCATCTATTAAGCTGCGACCGAATGCTGTAAATGTTGCAAGCGCAGCAGTAGCAGATCCAGTGAAATATGGTAATCTATCAGCAGCAGAAGTAAGACCAGCCAAAGCTGCCAATTCAGCATCATATGCTTGAACGTCAGTACCAATAGCCAAACCTAAGTTAGTTCTCGCTCCAGTAGCTGTAGTAGAACCAGTACCACCAGCTGCAATGGGAATAGATCCGCCAGCGATAGTAATAGAACCAACAGAAACAGCGCCACTGAAAGTTGCAGAAGTTCCAGCTAATGCGCCAGAAAGTATAAGCGAGTTTAGAGCAGTGTTACCAGAGGCATCACGTGTAACTACTGAACTCTTATCTGCAACAGAAGGTAGAGTAGCAGAAGTATTCAGTCCATCCAGCAAGTCAGCATCTAGACCAGAAGCAGCACCATCAACAGTGATGAGTTTTGCTAAAACGTCCGCTGCATTGTAGCTCGTTGCTGTTAACTTTGTTCCCAACTCGGTATTCAAGTTGGTAAAGTTTGCATCAACTTCGGTGTTTGTAAGGGGAGAACCCTTGGATTGTCTTAAAACGAGTGTCGCCATTATTTTCCCTTAGTTATCAGCGATCTTTTATTAGCAAAGCTAACATCTGTTTGATCTCAGATATTTCTGATTTTAAATTATTTAGTTCTTGTCTTTGCGTAGACATTTCTTCTTTTTCAGCCAAAACCGCATTTCTACGAGCCATATATTCCTGGTATTCGGTCATGCTGGTATTGATGACAGCCTTGCTAGAAGAGTCTCTAACCAAACTGTCATGTCCCTGAACTTTTAAATATTCCATTATGCGCAAGCAATAATTCTTAGATCTTTGATTCTTGGAATCGCAGAACTGTTAGTAGATTTCATAGCCAACTTAATCTGAAGAGAATCAAACGGACTCAATCCTGTGATTGAATAGTCTACATCATAAAACTTCTCATCGCCGACCTCTGTTTTTACAACAGTTCCAGTTGGTGTAGCTAGAGTATATTTAGTTTTATCCAGATTACCAGTCCCCAAAGTAGTCTTATAATATACCTCAACATCAGCTGCCGAAGGAATATTTGCAGAATAGCGAACCTTAATGAATGTAGAAGGTAAGGCTAACTTAATCGCTTTGGTAACATATTTTGACGATGTAGAAGAACCCAATGGGGAAATATCGTCAGTGAATAGGTTAATTGTAGAGAAAGTTTGAGCACTAGTGCTTGTAGTTTCTGCTGTTGGGAATGTTCCAGATACAGTCAAAGTACAAGTAGTTCCATCGTCTACAACGCTGGTAACCAGATATGAACCGCTATTTCCAGTTCCACCCATAACTACCTGGATCCACTGACCAACCGCAACTGTTTGCATCAGAGTGCGGACTGTAGAGTTTGTAGAAGTTATTGTAGAACCACCAGCCGTAACAGACCAAGCACCAGTAGCTCCTGTGAACAGAGTCACATAATCTACAGGAGTGACGTCCATATTAGCGTGGCTAGGCTTATTGATTCTATTGTTAATAGCAACTAAACTGACACGGCTTGTATCAATAACTGGCGATAGGGAAGAGTTTGTAGAAGACAAGTTAACAGACATAGTCAACGACTTATTTCCCGAAAGAAGGAAGTTCTCGTTTGTCTCAGAGCAAATTACTCTTGGAGTACCCCAGTTGTTGTTTTCGTTGCCTAAGCAACTCACAAAACTAACATCCTGAATGTATGGAACTTCTACGCCATCAATAGACTTACCTGTAGTGCTCTTAACTGAGAACGTAGTATTAGTGTCAGAGAAATTCTGAACTTGAGCAATTGGGTTGAACAGATCATACATAATCTGTCCAGTAGCTCTTACTGTAGTTCCACCGAAGTATCCAGTAGAAGTTGCGTTAGACGTAGAAGTGATGGTATAAGAATCCAAGTCTACGTTTGAAACAACTTTAGTTCCATTAATCTGAGTGGCAGCAATACCTGCAATAGTAGAAGCAACCCCAGTGATTGTAACTTTAGAACCTTCTGTTAAGCCATGGTTTGTATGCCAAACACGAATAATGTTAGAACCAGTTGTAACCTGTAGTGGATTATTTTCCAGAGTTGTATATGGCAGAACGTCATTAACGAACTGAACAGTACCAACACCAGAGATATCGAACTCGGCACGATAGATCTTGAACATCAAGTCCTGAGTTTGGTCAGTAGTCCAAGTAGATGCGTTCTGAGACTTGAACAGAGAACCAAGATAAGGTTGTTCAGAAATAGTACGAGTTGTTCCTGGGATCATATCACCCATCTGAGAAATCCAACACTTATAGTTGTTAGAGTCAGAAATCAAAACGATACAGTATTCAGATGCGTCCTGAACATATACAGGAGAAGGGAATGTAAATGACGTTGGTGTATCATACTTTGCTGTAGTTACGCCATCCAAATCAACAGTATTATTTGAAATGTTAACTTGACTTGGGTTCAACGTCACACGTGAGAATGGTAGAACACGTTTACCTGGATATCCGTTAACAACGTCACGGATCTCAAGGGTAACTGGGATACGGTCGTCTTTAGTTGCAAAGAAAATGTCAACCTTAGTTAAGAACGCACCACCCTTGTTATCAACCAAGAATGTCTGAGCAAGTGGATCGTACCAACCACTATCTGCAATTACACGATTGCTAGTTTCAATAATAGTTCGGCTATCTCCAACAACCTCTTGTACCAACTCAGCGTTTCTAACCGCATTAACTGTTGCTTGTTTAGTTTCAACAATACCTTCTGCACGATAAGAAGCACGACCACGAGAAGTGTATTCACCAGTGGCAGTAACAGAGTCAATCAATTTGAACTCACGAGTTCCAGTACGGAAACGAACCGCATCAGTATTTGGAATGTTAAAGATTAAATCAACATTACCGTTCTTGTTTGTAACGATATCGCTACCAACAGTCTTCAAAGAAATTGATGTAACAGTTCCAGTAGCATTACTTGTAGAACCAGTAATCTGTTCGTTAGCTTGGAATGTTCCAATTACGTTAGCCACGTACATGGCTTTAATGCCAGTATCTGGATCAGTTTCTAGACCAGTAACAACTGCCGTCGCACCAGAAGTAACACCCGTGATAACATCACCACGAGTCAAACAGCTCTGGGAGTCACCATTAATACGGCGAGCGTTTTCAGAAGAAAGACCGCCAACGATATTTTCCCAGAAGAAAGTTCCAGATCCAGCAGTATAAGTTATCTTAGATGTTGGAGTGATATAAGAACCAATGCTTACATCATCAAAGTATGCATAGAATTTAGTTGATGGTTTTAAACCACGAACTTGAACTAAGATATTTCTAGAACGAATGTATGGAATGATTGCAGTAGAAACAACACGATCAGAAATAGTCTGACGATCAATCTTCTGAACTAAGTTGGTTTTAATACCAGTTCTTGCTTGTCCAAAAGTTTGAGCAGTTTGTTCATATGTTACAGTTCTACGTGGACCGCCACCTTGGGTTTCAGACCATGCACCTCTAGATACTGGTGTTCCTGCCCACTGTGTTTGCCAAGCATTCCAAACAGTACCCAGCGCATTAGCTCTTTGCGCTAATGTAGAAATAGTTGTGAAGTTACCTTCAACATTATTGACAATATCTGGTCTGCGTTCAGTCTCGAACCACTCATCGCTAGCAGGGGTAAGTTTAACGTCGCCAATGAAAGTGAATACTGCGAATGGATTGATGTTTTCTAAACGAGAACCGAACTCTTGTTTAACCAATGGTACGTGACTCAAAATAGGTAGAGTGATGACATCACCACTAACTTTATACATTGAAGCGCTACGTTGAGAATCGTTAATATTCTTCTCAATCATATTCACGTTCTTCATTGAGAAATATGGACGCAACTCGCCATTTTCCATATCAACAGAACACATGTAATCTGGAGAAGAAACTCCACCTACCGCATGTCCTGCAAAGTTGTCAACAATGAAACCATTCTTCAAACGATCAAGACCGCTAGAATCTGTAATCTTCATAGTCTCAGTAGACTGTTCTAACAGAGACAATGTAGTATAGTATTCTAGGTTGTCAATACGTTTTTCCAACTTACCAATGTCACGCATTGTGTAACGCTTATTGTCTTGCTTCTCGGCTTGCACAGAGTTTGTAGCAGGAGTATATGCGTCTAGAGATAATTTGTAAAGAACGATACCTGTAGATGGGTCAGCAGGATCACCTGGAGTTAGAGATGAAGATCCTGAAATGCTGAAGAAGTTACCGTTAATGTCAACAGCAATTTTCTCTTTTCGTGGCAAATAATATGTGAAGTCTGCAGTTACGTTTGAACCACGTTTAGGTAAGTTAGTTGGTGTAAGTGTAATACCATCATCATTCATTCTTGGACGGAAATCTAAACCATCTCTTAATGTAGCTGGGATTTCAGTATATGCAACTGTTGAAGGGTATGAACTTACAGAACAGTAATCGCCGTTAGAATGGTTGAAATATTCAAACTCGACTATAATTGGAGCAGATGGTGGAATGTAACCATCTCTCAATACAATAGAACACAAATCATAGTGAGTGTTACGCTGTCCATTGTCGAAGTCATAACGATCAGAGATATCGATAGTATATGTTCCAGTTGGAGAAGAGAAAGAACCTGTGTCCATCTTCACGCTGGTCAATTTCCATCCATCAGCTTTACCAAGGTATAATCTTGTTGGGCTTGCAGTAGCCAAAGTTGTAAATGTCTTTGTTGCGCCAGTTACAAGAGTTTTAGTTTTCTCAGTAGAAAGAGAACCAGTCTTGTTAACAGCTGCTACAACAGTAATAGTTTGTCCGTTGTAAGCAGTGCTGATAGTAATAGAACAGCTTGTGCCGTTGTTAGCTACAGCAGTTGGTAGAATAACATCACCATTGCTATTGCTTGTTAGAATATAGTTTCCAGTTACAGCGCCAGAAGCGAAAGAACCAGAAGAAGTAGAGATCTGAACCACACCAGCTGTACAAGTGGCAGAGAACACACCCATAACAGTATATGCAGTGTCATTAGTTCCAGTAGAACCTCTTAAACTGCGAACAGTTGGATAAGGTAATTTAAAGATAAGAGTATCTTTATCAGAGTCTACAATTTTACTCTTGATTAAAGAGTATGCAGAACCAGTTGCAGTTAAACTAGTTCCAAGTGTTAAAGATGTTTGTGAAGCGATAGAAGCAACACGGTAACCAGAACCACCAACATAAATGTAGTCACCAGCCACCAAATCAGTCAAGAAAGAAGTACCAGTACCTGTTACAGTAGTACCTGCTGCAGTAACAGAACCGATTAAAGGTGTTGTGATTGGGCTAACGTCTGCAGTGAAGCCCCAGCTAGTCAATTCAAGTTGTTTAACGTGTCTGTTAAATTCCTTACCAGCATTCATTGTAATATTGTACAAGAATATTTTGTAAGTCGCTGCAACTGAACCGATGGTTCCATTATCCCACTCGATAGCACGAACACGAGCAGTACCAATAATATTACCTGCTGCAACATCACGTGTTACAGTTAACTGATCACGCAAGTTAATCAAACCATTAGTGGTGATAGGTGGCGTGCCGTACAGGTTTGTTATTACAACATAACTACCCATTTCAGGATACAAATATGCATTATCTGCTTGAGAGTACTCACGTGCTTTAGACACTGCTACATACTCAGTTCCTGTTTTTTCAACTTCATAGCCACGAACGTATGCTTTACCTGGCTCGAGACCAATTGCAAGTTTACTTTCATCACCATTAATGTAGATACCACGATTGTAGTAAGGTGAAGTAGTATACTGCCAATTGATACCAGTATTACCTGGACCGTCATATGCGGAGCTAGAAGTGTGAGTCGGAGCAGTAGAAGCTGTTGTGCCACTGTTTTTAGCAACATATGTATTGCTACCATTGGTAACTACGTCGCCGATAAGAACTGCTGTGTTGGCAGTCCACGCACCTCGTTTATTATTTCTGTGCTCACGAATGTCGATACCGAAGTCACGAACAGTATAGTCGCCAGATTCATCATAAGTACGACGAGCAAGAGTTTTTTCTAGTTCTGCATACTCAGTTTTGTTAACAATTTTCTGATTAACACCCTCATCAGTTCTCAATAATTCGATAAAGTCTTTATCTGCAATATCAGTTAATGAAAGTTTGGTTAGTGTTAAATCGATATAATAACGATGTGCACCTGGAGCAGCAAAGTTATAGCTGTTCTGTGCGTTGTCTAGAAGTTGTTCGTTGTCTTCTGGAGTTACAATAGATTCAGTAACTTTCAAACCAACACGGTAAGAAGGGGCTACGCTATATTTCTCAAGAATGATAGATTGTTGTGCACAAAGAACGAAGAATCCGTTAACGAAATAAACACCTCGTTCAATTGTACAGATAGAACCTTGTCCTGTTGCAGAATCTGCTACAGCTTGGAAAGAGTACAAACCATCTTCAGTGGTAATTACTTCTCCATTAGCGAATCTCTTTGTTGTTCCATTGTTACCTGAGTTTACATAGCGAACATAAAGAGTTGTTGGATCTGTTGGGCTAGAACTCTGAGTCTTGATGACAGTAGCCTTTAGCGACTGAGCCTGTCCAACAATAGTTGCGTTTTCCAACTGATTGATGAAGGTTTCAACAGCTACACCATTATACAGAGGTACAAGTTTAATATACTCAGCATTCAAATCTAAAGAGATTTGTCCAGGAATAACCATCGCACCTTGTTTAAACAGATGGTTACCTGTTCGTGCGATTTGCTGTTGTAAAATTGTTTGTAGTTGGGTTAACTCACGAGCCTGAACAGCGAATGAAGGACGAAACAAAATTCGATAGAATTTATCATCCTCAGCGTAGTCATCATTATATGGTTCGGTATTGAAATCGATCATCGTTTACTCTATCTTTAAAGATTAATTGCTAATATTTATTAGAATTTTATAACAGTTCTAAGAGTAACTGTTTGGTCAGCCGTCGGGGTGAATGCTTGCTTGTTGTCTATAAACAGAAGCTCACCCGAATATTTATCAACTGTTGGAGGCGTCACTCCAGCAACACTGAATGTATTTGAAGAATCATTAGTGAAAACAGAACCAACAGTTGGCACAGCATTATCTAGCGATTGAACTAAAGCAGAAGTAGAACTCAAGTTAACGATTCTAAATCTTCTATTAGTTGGAGCCAAGTAGATAATCTGGTCTTGAGCGAATTGAGCTAAGTTAATAGCACCATTCACAACCCAGCAACCAGAAAGTGCAGCTGCTTCCGTATTATACGTTGAAGCATACTTACGTGGATTCTTGATAATACCAACTTGACGGAAGTCGTTATTAACTGAGAATCCTTGGTTAAGGTCTTTGGAGATGTTAGTGTAGAACATCAAAGATCGTGCATAAAGACCTGCAATAGAATTTTTACCATGGCCACCAAAGTCTGTCATAATAGCACGAGCCTTAGCACCAAAGCCACCGCCACTAATTGTAACTTTAGCCCAACGATATCCTTGACCGTAGCTGGTCATTGTAATTTTAGTAACTTTACCGTTGACAACAGTTGCAGTAGCAGCAGCACCAGTGCCATCACCATCGATAGTCACTGTAGCACCAGAATATCCAAAGCCACCAGAAGTGACTCTGCATGACATAATTCTTCCATCAACAGTTAACAATTCTGTGTTAGCTTGTAATGTAGAAACATCGCCTGGAGATAAATCTGCAGAAAGGGCTGCATCAGTGCCATCACCAGTTACTGATAGGTTAGCATATGTGTATCCAACACCACCATTTTCAATCTGAATCCCAACCAATGCGCCACCACTTAAAATTGGCAATAGTTTCGCTTCAGATTTAGTTCCAGATAGATAAGCCGCAGCACCAGTGCCTGCAGATACAGGAGCAATAGTTACTGTTGGTAGAGAAGAATAACCAGCACCGTATCTCATGATTACAGTACCAGTCGCTGGAGAACCAGCATATGTTAATGTTGCAGTACCATTAGCAACAGCGCCAGTAGTATGAGTCGGCGCAGTAGAACTAGTAGTACCTGCAGTAGTTACAGTGTATAAACGACTTGAATAAAAAATCTGAGTTCCAACTGTATACGCAGTATTAGCTGCCCACTGTGTACCAAAAACTACTGATGGGATGCTTGTGAAATTGTCACCAGCGTCGCTGATAACTACATAAGACACAGAAGTGCCAGATGTTACTGCATTAGCAATAACTCCACTACCACCGCCACCTGTGATTGTTACAGCTGGAGCAGAAGTATATCCAGAACCACCTGAGTTTAAGCTAATCTCACGAACAGAACCAATAAGGTTAAGAGCAGTTACTACACCACCTGTTACAGTAGCAGTAGCTTTTGCTGTTGTTCCAATATATTTTAAAGCAGCTGTTCCGTTTGCAACGATGCCAGACTTATGAGTTGGAGCTGGAGTGTCCAAAACACCAGTAATAGCAACTTCATAGATGTTACCATTATACTTAACCTTCTGACCAAGCAATACAGAAACACCAGATACCCATGTATTAGCTGAGAACGGATCGCTAAATGTTACAGTTGCGCCAGAAGTATATCCAGAACCACCTGAAGTTATTTGATAGCCAGTTAAGAATAGAGGATCGCTCTCACGTGATCCGTCTCCGTTAACAGTAATGTTAGCGTATGTATAATTCTTACCTTGTCTATCAATCTTAATGGCACTTAATGCACCATTTGAATAGAACTGTCCACGTAGAGCAGTTACAACTGGCATGTAGACGTCAGTAAAGAATTTATTGCGAAGAGCAATAGGAATACTATACATATACTTCCACATATAACCATCGGGCATAGTTACTGGGTCTACAGTAGTTCCAACTGGTTTATATGTTGAAGCAGAATCATTGTTGTTATCTAAACATTTGTATACGTTGTACTCATCTGTGACAACGTAAAACTTGGCGGACTCCATTGTCTTTGCGCCAGTATAAGACTTATTAACACGAGCAGAAGCTAATGCGCCTTCACCACCACCGCCAGTTAAAGTTACTGTTGGGTTTGATGTATAACCACGACCATAATTAGTCATAGTGATATCGATTACAATACCGTTGGCGATACTTGCCACTGCTGTTGCACCAGTACCTCCACCGCCAGTAATTGTAACTGTTGGTGGATCCGCATAACCGTATCCCCCAGATAGCAGATTAATGCCATCCAGAGTATCGCTATAATTGTCATCATACATATCATATACTGTGCCAGAAACCCAGTTGATGCGATCGATTACATATGCAACGTCAGTAGATTTAATTTCCTTCATCGTAATAATTTCATTACGAGTGTCGAAAGTATAATCCGTAGAATCAATTGGATATGGTGGGTTGAGTTCATCATCCCAGGACAAAGTTTTGCCCAAGAAGTAATAATAACGAGATTGACGTGTCTGAATCTCGTTATATAAACCTTCAGAGATGGATGTGTGTAACTCTGACTTCAGTAGTGAGGATGTACTAGACATTTACGCTCTTTTAAAAGATTAGCTTACAGTAACAACCCAAGTAATAGCAATAGTGTCGCTTGCTTGTTTAGTAACAGTTGGGAAAGTAGTGCGGCACAACATTGTACCAGCAGAGCTTGCATTGAAAATACCAGCTTCAACGATAGCGCCAGTACCAACACCAGCGTTAAATGTAGCTGTATAAGTAACTTGGTTGTTTGTTGTAGAACCAGTACAAGTAGCACGACCTGCTTCGATAGTTAAAGTGGTGTCAGCAACAGCTGGAGTGGCATTACTCGTGCCGATAGCCATGTGAGACATTGGGTTTAAAGTAGTACCAGTCATGCGTGACGCAATAAAGTTCTTACCTGCAGTAACAACTAGGTTTGGTACGTGAATAGAATTTTTGATGTTTCCATCAACATCACGGTGAACGATTGTCAATTCACCTTTCATTTTTAAGCCTTCATTTAGATCCATAAGTATCTCCTATTAGAAATTGATTGGGGTGCCGACGTATTGTTCTCCGAACCAACCTGCCTCGGCATATGGGTTTATAAGCATAAAACCACCAGTATCCTGCATAGTTGCGAAATCAACAGTGCTGTCCATATATTTAGTCAATGTATAGGCAGGTTGATCCGTAATAACTGAGGTATCGTCTAGTCGTTTAGTGATATCAAATTTAGAAATAACATCCGATGGTGCTGGGAAGTCTTCCAGATATTTACCAAACCCTTTAGTGGAAATGGCGTCAGTTGGGGTAGTGCTCTCTGTATCTAGAGTAGTACCATCGTATAATGTATGATTGTAGGCTAAAACCTTACTGAAAGTTTTATCCGTAATAGAATCAGTTGGAGTGCTGATAGAATCAGTCAAACTCTTACCGAAACCTAGAGTGCTAATAGCGTCTGTCGCATATCCAATATCCTCAAACCCTTTAGTTAAGTATATGTATGGAATGCCGTGGCCAATAGTCACTGAGTCTTTAGCGCTTAGAGCCATAATCTTGATCATAGATTCTAGCTCAATTGAGATGTCAAATTCGTTTCTGACGTCATATTCACCGAACACAGCCATACCAGCTGGGTGAACCAATGCTTTAACTACAGACTTATAAGTGTCTAGACGTTCATCGATTTTAATGACGTAAGAATACGCTTGATAATAACGGCTATCTTGAATGAAAATAGCGTCGTTCAAGAAACCATCGTTGTTAACGTAATATCCTGGATACTTACCGAGAGGTCCAAGAGCTACTCTAATAACAGCTGGGTCATATGGGCTGCTGAATCCTGCTACGTCTCCGCCGAACTCACGAACAACCTCACCAGCATATGTACCATCAATAGCAGTACCAACAGCATAGTCAGCTTTGTTGATATAACCACTTTCTTGGAAACCATCAGTAGATTCTGTTATGTTTACATTGGTTCCAATAATAGAAAGGGAAGACCCACCAGTTCCTGCAGCATCTTGACCAAGATCCGCATAGATTGTTGAAGTGAAGTCTGTTGTATATCCAACGCCAAACTTAATAAACTCGGCTGCAAGAATACCACCAGTTGTATTAACTCGGGTAACCTTCATAATAGAACCAGTACCCTTACCGTTTCTAATATTGTAAAGCTGACCAACCTTAAAGCCAGTTCCTGGCTGTTGCACTTCTAATTTTGCTGTCGTAGCTTGGATCTCAGCTGTAAAGTAAACACCAGCAGCATCATTTTTATAACGCATCTTATCGCCGATGTTGATATTACCGAAGAATCTGCGATCGATGTAAAATTCATAAATGTCGTCTGCGATTTGAACGACACGTTCTACTTCAATTTCAATGTACTGACGACGATCGATAAGAACTCGAATAACCTTCGTTGGAGTTACGATGTCAACCATCTTACCAACGATTTGATCTGGGTGTCCAGCAGTTACTTTAGCTAAAACAGAAACGTCTTGATTCCACTTTCCGTCCGACGCACGCAACATCTGTTTGCCTGGATAATCAATCGAAACGTCTTTATTAAAAAGTAATCTAAACAATAACTTGAACGATGGCTCAGAACCCTTAGCCAAATATTGATCTTTGATATGTTGCAGCAAAAATCTTTCATTATTAAAGACGTGCGGCATATTAACTGCAAATTCATTCTTAAAGTGTTTAATGAATGAATCTAATGTCGTGTCCAGATCTCTGACTGTTTTCAGATCTGGGTTGTTCTGTTCCAAATAAGCATAATATGCTTGAAGGAATGCAACGAATGTTGGGTAATCTTCCCTAACGAACTCAGGTAACTGAGAAGCTACTAGGGAAGATACACTTGGTTTGGTGATCATGATTGACTAGCAGTAAATACGTAATTATATCCAGCACGCAAATCGCCATTAGCAGATTTATCTGGGATTGCTGTAACAGTTAAATGGTCTTCTGCAATTTGTGCGATTTGATGTAAAGCAGAAACAACATCGTTTGATTGCGGCTTAATAGAAATCTCAAAGTCCACGTCGGCTAATGCAGTGATATGGAGGTTTCTAATATCTAGGATACCCTTAGCGTGGTCTATTGTTCCGATCGCATCATTAACAATAATCTTGGTAGCATTGTCTCCGTATCTAAACAATCTTAAATTTGTTTGATAATCATCAAGATAATGTAATTCGTTACTGCCGTAAATATAAAAACCAGTAGTACTTACTGATCCACCAGCAATATCAGAATAGAAAATTGGGTTAATGATACTTAACAAATATTGAGCAGAAACATTATAACGAGGTACTAACTTTCTGCGAAGAGAAACTGTAGTGATGTTATTAATAATACCTTGCTCAGCTGTATCAACGATTTTAGATAATTTAGAGAATCTGAACATACCATCAAATCTCTGCAACTCGTTATCATTATAATCTAAAATTGCTTCTCTAACTAAAGTTGCAATCTCTGGAGCAGTTCGTGTAGTTTCACGTTCATTATAATAAACAGTTACACCCAAAGCAATATTGATATATTCTGGATCAACAATTTCTGGCGTAATAGAAACCACACTTTTACTAGCAAGAATCGTTGAAATGATATTAGACTTTTGCTGGTTCGTTAATTTAGTTGCGTCTGATGGTTTAACACAAATAAAGGTTTTACCGTAACTTGGTGGAACATTATCTTCACCACCCCAGACGTTAATTGTTTTAGCTTCTGGTAATGCTGCATAAATGATTGCTTTATAATCATCTGGAGTTACAGCACGATTCTGTGCCGTATAATTTCGTGGAGCATTAAAACGAACACTCTCAATATCTTCTGCAGCTCCACCACCTGTGGCTGCGGTAACTGTGGAAACAGAAACTGTCGAACTACCAATAATAGTTCCACCAGTATAATTAAAGAATTTAGCTCCGTTCGGTGCAGATAAACTCGATACCATATATTGGATGTTGATAACATTACCAACATCAAGAGCAGCGCCAATAACACCATCGCCGAAAGTCAACTCGTAATAACCATTCTCAACTTCTTTAATAAAGAATACATTTGTAGTTGAATTTGCAGTAGTTATATCTGTCGAGCGAGTAAATGTTACAAAGTTAGAAGACGTAGCGCTTTCTTGTACTTTAACCTTTAGTGTGCTGAGGTCGACATTAGGGTTTTGAATTATGTATCTTGAGCCTGGAGCAACAACATATCTGAAGGACATTGGTGTGCCTTCAATAATTTTAACATTACTGAACGTATATTGAGAACCAGCACCACTGATAGTATAAGACTCAGTTGTTTGGAAAGTATAAACTTCTCCATCAATGTTTGTACTAAATGTTGAATATGCAGGAAGAGTTACGCTGCTTGGACCGATACCAATAGTAGATAGTGTTAAGTTAATAACAGCCTTTGCACATGACGCTGAACGAGGTACATATCCAAGCATTTTAGCAATGGAAACCACGCTATCTCGTTTGCTTGCAGAATCAAGAAACATCTCATTGATTGCCAAGTTATTATACAAAGCATTGTAATGAGTATTATATGCTAAAACATCTAACAAGATCGCCAAGCCAGAACCTTCAAAATCGTAATCTTGAAATTCGTCTTGTCCTTGTAAAAATGCTTTTAAATTTGCTTTGATGTTATCAAAGTCTAATTCTGTTACATTGATTTTTCTGTTTGCCATTATCGTGATCTCTTAAGAATTAAGTCTAGAGTTAAAGGTCTTTCCGTATTGACTATCATAAACTCTATTGTGCAATTGAAAGCATTTGCGTCTGAATCGTCAGTAACACTAACATTTACTAATTGGACACGAGGTTCAAAATTATTAATGGCGTCAGTAATCGCTCTCTCAATTAATCGGGAAGTCATTGGAGTAGCTAGATCAAACAATAAACGTCTGATAGGTGTACCAATTTCGCTATGAAATGGTCTTTCATAGTTGCTTGTTAGAATTAGATTCTTCAATGCGCTTTTAATCGCATTTTCATCGTATCTACGTGATACGTCCCCACTCACTGGGTGAGCAGTGAAGTTTAAATCTAAATCAGAGAATGTTCTTGTATTGCGTGCCATTGTATTATTTATTAACCTGCAAATGAGTCTGTAGAACCTTGACCACATTTATCACCATCGGCGATAGGATCATTCGTTCTTGCAACAGCTTTACCTTCGAAAAACATAGTCGAAGATCCAGAAGTTATTTGTCTTTGAGCGAGTTGGTGAGTCTGTCTACCAACAGTATGGGCTTCATGCTGATCTCCAACCAGAGCAACTAACTGTCCATTGAAGTAACTTTTAGTCGCTTGATTTAAAGCAGTCAGAGCAGTAGGTGCGCCACCATCTGCTCCAGCCGAAACGTCGCCTTTTCGATATATGTTTCCCATATTATGTCTTAGCTGGTCTCCAGATACCCACGATTTTACCTTGAGCAGCAGTCCAACCACTTGGCCAGCTGATCGAAACATCACCATCGTCTGGGTTGTTGGTTTTTGCCTTTGGAGTTTGGTTACCACCAACGAAAGTTAATCTACCTTTGTCAGCAGTATAAACAAAGTTTACGTGACCATAATCCCAAAGAACGATATCTCCTGGCTCAGCCTGAGCGATTGGAACTTGTGTTGCTCCAAATTTAGCAGTTTTATCTTGGATATCTCTAGCCCAACCTGTTTGGACATAACGATATCCACATTGTTTTAGACTCCAGTTAACGAAGCCCATACACCATGCGGTTTGGTCAGTCTCCCATACTTTACCTTTAAACCCAAGGTCTGCCCAAATACGTGTGATGTTTGGATTGCTTGGAGCACCCTTCTGACCAGTTTCTCTCCAGAAACCAGTTTCCGCAAGTTTAAGTTGTTTTTGCAAGAACTGGAATAGATCTGATGGGTTGCTTCCAGAAATCAAACTCTGACCAGAACCATCGCTCTTTGGTGTTCCTGCATAGTTTTCTTTCACGCCACCCTCAGCTGCAGCAGGATTTTTATACTTACTTGGGTTAGCGATGTAATCTTCAACGAGAGCTTCGTTTTCATCAGCTACCGCAAAATTTTCACTAACTGGTGGAGATGGGCGAACTGGAGCCAATAATGGAGTTGGGAATTGATCCTCTCTACCGCTCTGGAAGTCTGGAGCCTGAAGATTAGTTTCAACTGCTGGAGCAGAACTGGCTGCGCCTTCTTGACCACGGAACTCTGCGCCATCGACATTAAGATTCCCAGAAGCAGCAAGATGCATATCACCATCAGCACCTAAGAATAACTCAGCGCCAGATTTAATGCTTGCTTCTGTTCCAGACTGCACAGCAAATTTATCTCCAGCAGAAAGATTAAATGCGCCACCTGCTTGGACATTGATGTCGCCACCGACAGCAAGATTTAAGTCACCACCAACACCGATATCTGCGTTATTGTTTAGATTGATAGTTGCAGCGCCATCAACTTGAATGTCTGCAGTACCCTGCACATAAATGTTTATACCATTACCTACTGTTACGTTAGCTTTACCAGCGATAGAAATAGCACCATTTCTATCGATAATTGTATATCCGTCGCCGATAATTTTATTTACCTGAGTGCCGTTAGCATCGATGTCAATAAAAGAACCTGTGCGATGATATAAACTTACATATTCATTAGCTGGAGAATCATCGAGAATGAACAAATGTCCAGACTCAGACTCGAATACTTTAACGTATGGATAAACGCCACCGAATGGTGCTAGTGGTTGCTCCCAAGAATTAGCGCCATTGGCAGCTGCGATACCTTTAGAACGGATAGAGTCTTTAGATTCAATAGCAGTCTCTTTAATAACACCACGTGCTAAACGATTTGTATCTGGCTCGTCAACCAAATTTCTTAGTGGATATTTACCAGAAGGATCTCTAAACCCAAGAACTACAGAATCAGAACGATCTTCAGTTAACGCTGCTTGTTTGGCAGGAGGAAGACCTTTCACATCATCTTTTGTATATGTTGGTTGAACGTCTGCCTGTGGTTTGTTAGTTGATTCTACAGTAACAGCCGAACCGAGGAAATACTCATAGTATTTCTTTTTCTTTGGATAGCCAGTACCATTAGCATCAGCCCCTGTTCTTTTTAATGCTGCCATAAAATAACCAGGATCGTTCTGGTCATGTTTAACATATAAAGCGTAGAAAGCAGCAGTTGCAAGAGCAGCAACATCAGGATCGTCAACCAAAGATTTTGGATTGTTCAGAAAATCAACAGTAATGTTGCGGTTTTTCTTTAGCCAGTCTTGCAGTGCTTTATATAATGCCTTACCTGTAATCTGGTTAAACCCACGACCAAAATACTTTGCACCATCATCTGGGTCTTTATGCCCAACTAAACGTCCGTTACCTTGTGGCGAATAAATTTTGCGGAAGAATTCTTCACGTGTTCCTTGCCATCTTACGTATGGTTCAGCTGACTCAACTGTTGGGAATGTATATCCAAAGATAGACTTTAGAGATTCAGCTTTAGTGTAATAATAACCTTCTTCTAGTAGTTGCCATCCAGACTCACCACCGCAAATACCAAGAATCGCACACTTAGCATACTTGCTAGTCAAACCAACAGAGTCACACGCTTTAATTAGTGCTTTGATGTGTAACTCAGCTTTAGCTGGATCTGATGTTGATTTTGGTGGTGGTGTAGTTGGTATTGATTGTTTCAGAACATCATCTGAAGGTTTATTTGGAACAGGTTGATCTGTTTGCTTAACAGGTGGTGCTTCTGAAGCACTCGGAGCTGTTGGAGGAGGATTCTTCATCGACTCGGCAGTACCAACTTGAATTGGGTTTCCAGAACCATCCTTAACAGGTTCACCAGTTGTGTCTGTTAGAATACCACCATTCGTTACAACGATTGCGCCTTCAGATTCATCTTTGACCAATTCAGCTGCTTTACTTTGAGGGATACCACCGATAGTACCCATCATTACAGGCTGCTGTTCATCCTGATCACGATAGAAAATAATAACCCATGTTCCAGGGACTGGTCCAACTGGTGTCCAACCGATACCATTCATCGATGCTGAAGTAACAGGTTGCATTGGAACTGCCCAAGGCAAATCTTCTGTTGGGAGAACTGTTTTATTTTCTGTATGAAGACCAACTACTCTAACTTTACAACGACCAAGTTTAAGTGGGTCGTTTCGGTCTTCAACTACACCTGTGTAAAATTCCATTACTTAACATCCTCATAATTAACATTTGTAGAGTCTCTAACTAATTCCATAATGGAAACGTGTCTTTCTCTATCAATATAATGATTAATAGCTGCGATTAGGTAATCTCCGCTATATGTTTTATCTTGTGTATCCGTATCACTTTTACTTATTGGTGAAATGCGTGGCATATTCAATTTTACCTTTTTACCAACAGTATAATCTAATCTACCTGGAACTGTAATTTCTAATCTTGTAGATTCAATCTGTTTGAATACTGACATTCTTTCTTGCATCATAGCAGCATTTGATGTGTCAGAATAACCATAAAAACTGTTATTCATTTTAGGCACAACATCTATCTTTGTGTTGTAGCGATAAATTGTTTTCTTTGAAGCCAGAGGATACTTATTCAAATGATTTCGTTTATCATATGTTTTAAGTAGATCGAAATTTCTACTTCCAATTCTCTTGCCAGTATAATCAACATAATACTGCTTAGAACCAAACATACCACTTCTAACTCTTGACAAATAATCAAACGCTGTAGGTACAGTTATAGTTTCGATTCTCTGATAATCTTTTTGCAAATCTTTTACAGAGCCACCTGAACTTAACTCGTCACGAATATAATTGTCTTTGGTAAACTCTTGTAAAACATCCTGCTTAAAAAGAGATTCTAGTGAAACGAAATTATACCCCTCACGATTCTCAAAGAACAGGTATGTTGGAGATTTATTTTTATTGGTAGCAATCTCAACCAAATGATATAAATTCTTTATTGGTGACCAGAAGTTAGAAACATACTTTAAATTATTAGCAGTCTCTTCAACATTGATTGGTTTCTTAACTTGTAAACCCCAGTTAATATCTGTAAGAATAGTTTTGGCTATATCCGAAACTTTCCCAGCAAATGCTCTGCTGATGGCTTTGTTTATATCGATAATAGAATCTGTGGATGTAAAATGTAATTCATACGCAACAACTCTATCGCCCATCATATCTCTATTAGTCATTTTGAAGATATAAAAGGTGGCATTAATTTTAGAATTATCTAGAGATGGTGTCGATAACTGTAGTTCTAAAGTTTCTTCTCCCACGAATGGAAACAAGTTAATTAAGTCTAGCGATTCTCTCACAACCATTTTACCTGTTATGAATGGAGAGAACATATCCTCAAAAATTTGTATTGAGAGGACTTGTGCCGTTATGTCTTGATATAAACCATTCGCTGAGATGACATTAACTTTTTCAATAGTTATGTCACCCGCAAATCGTAATTTTTGCGTTTCCATTATTAAATTAGATCTTTAAAGTTTTTCAGAATAGCCGAAATAATGGCAGGTGATACTATCTTAATTCTTCTCTTGCTTTCATTAACACTATCTTCATACATACGATTAGATATCGGTGTCGCTAAAGGATAATCAGAATTTACAACAAGACCATTCTCATTTTCATAATGATGAATTGCATCTGGGTTTGTATATTTTTCTTCGATGTAAGAATTTAGTTGAGTTGATGTTAGTGGGAAATCATTTCTGTAATCGAATCTTTCGTTACACAACATAATTATCCAGTGATACTCAGCATTACCATAAAACTTTTCTGCTATAATTTCTGGAGTATCACCTTCCTCAACATCATAATAATCATATGTTGTGATATTTGCAAGAACATCTCTGCGGAAACGAACATTTCGTGTAATGTCCGTAACGATCTTAACTTCTCGCTTGCCTTTAATTTCAAAGTCGTATAAAAAATTGTTGAAATCTTTGAAATACATTATAGACCCTCTGCAATAAGTTCTTTGGTAATAATACCGAGTTCTTTGAAACTCAATGTTATATTAATTTGCGTCGGCATACCATTAGCGAATGTATTAAAGTTACCGTTCGGTGTGTAGTTAACATTCATCTCAGTTAATACACAGGATGTGTGGCGATTAATATATTTGTTTTCTGAATCGCCAGTGAAGTATGTGATATCAAATTCAGAAGGATAGATAAACAGATAACCAGTGGCATCTTTATATTCTGGATGCATGTGATACTTAAACTCATAAATGATGTTCATTACATTTTGAGCCTCTGTTTCATTTCTTGGGAAGAACTGATATTCGAACTGGAATGTTCTAAAATCCACGTTCTTGAATACTTGTTCTTTCTTTGGGTTTGGTGCAAGACCAGTTACAGCTGAAACTGCGTTACCTCCAGGCACTTTACTCATCGCCACGTTTGCAGTTACAGTCGCAGCTGGTCCTGAAGCAAGTTCTTTACCAGCAGCTACTGGTCCACCGCCAGGAGACATAGATTTGCTACCAGCACTTCCAACAGCCTTAACGATATCTTCAGCTGCTTGGAATCCCAATGTTTCTTCAGCGTCCCAAGAAGCAGAATAACGAGTGCTTAATTGGTTTGGAATGTGTAGAGCAATCGCAGACTTTAGACGCTTCTGTGCACGTGTAGCACTAGCAGCTTGGCTAGCAACTGAACCAGTTAAAATGGCCATACCACCAGCAGCTTTACCTGCATCACCAAGAGCACCCTCATTAGAAGAACCACCAACTTTAGAAACAATACCAGCGACTGTGCCAGCCCCAACCGACTGAGAAGCAACCATCCCAGTTTTCGTTCTATCTTTGGCTAGAAGTGGACCTCTTCTTCTCTCAGGAACGTCTTCAACGAAAAAATTCTTATTGTCTTTATTGTCTTTGGCTAACTTAGAATCTATGTTTACGTTGATGTAAAACATAACATAGTTGCTGCCATACTCTTTAGACATGATATCTGAGGGGTAGCTGAGAGACGTATAGGCGTACTGATCAACACCCCTAGATTTGGATATTTTTGCGGAATTATCCGCTTTTGATGGTTCTGCTTTCGGCTTTTGTTGTGGTGCTGCACCTTTAGTTGGTGTGTTTGATGGTCCAGCATCATAATTGCCTATCACATTACCTTGTTGGTCGTATTGAAGTGCCATATCTTCTCTAAATAAGTTGTGGAGAGTCCCATCATTATTTAGCCATGTTTCACAAAAGATTATTTAAACCTATGTTTCCAGAGAAGTACTCTGGCGATCCAACGAACATCATCATGCGTTCTAGTTGGGAAACACGATTCGCCAGCTGGTGCGATAAAAACCCAGCAGTCATTAAATGGAAATCCGAGGAAACAGTCGTACCTTATCGCTGCCCCACCGATGATAGAATACATCGCTACTTTGTAGACTTTCAAATTCAAGTCAGAAACAAAGATGGTGGGTTGAAAACATATTTAGTTGAAGTAAAACCATTCAAACAAACCCTACCTCCAGAGTATCCAGGTAGACAAACCAAAAGGTACATAACCGAGTCTATGACTTTTATCAAAAATCAGGCTAAATGGAAGGCTGCTACGGAATATGCTAAAGATCGAGGATGGCAATTCAAGATAATTACCGAGCATGAACTTGGGTTAAAGTGACCTAAATAATTGTATGGCTAACACAACCCCACCTAAAAACCCTTCTTCGCTCAAAGACGTGTTCGAGAAGAACAAGTATTCTCTCGCCGATGCGGCAAAAAGATCACGCTCTTGGTTCGATCAACAAGCTCTGCTATTAACGAAGCAGGGAATAACACCACCTAAGGTTATGAAGGGTGACGCTTCAGCACTAAAGAGTACTGTGAGTCCAGGTAAACTCTACATGTACTATTATGACCCTAAGTTAAAGGCTGAGTTACCATATTATGACAAATTCCCTTTGGTGTTTCCATTCAGAAAACTTGAGGGTGGGTTTCTCGGTTTAAACATGCACTATTTACCGTATGTATTGAGAATTCGCTTGCTGGACAAACTTATGAACTTTGCCAGCAACAAAAAGATGAACGAAAACACCAGACTCAGATATTCGTGGGCGCTAATTGATGGGGTTTCCAGATATAACGCTGCTATCCCTTGCGTCAAACACTATTTGCTAGATCACGTAAAAACTCCCTTCAGAGAAATCCCATCATATGACTGGGCTACAGCAATGTTGCTTCCCGTAGAAAGATTTTCTGGCGCAACTAAAGAAGTTGTTTGGGCTGAATCAAGAAGAAAAATGGGCTAATATGGCATCAATATCAAATTTCATTTCAACTGTTAAAAGCGAAGGTCTTGCAAGAACTTCCAGATATACAGTAAACATAACACAACCAGCATCATTCTCTTATGGAAGTTTAGACCTGAGAGTCGTTACAATGTATTGTTCTGATGTGACTCTTCCAGGAATGACGCTGACGACAGCTCAGCTAAGAACTTTCGGTGAATTGAGAGAAACACCATACGATAGAGTTTACGATAATGTCAACATGACGTTTTATGTAGACACTCATATGACAGTAAAAGAATATTTTGATAAGTGGATAAATTCCATTCAAGATATTAAAACACGAACTTTCGCTTATTATGAGAAATATACTACACCGATTATTATTGATGTTGAAGATATCAATGACATGACAAGATATAGAGTTAAGTTACATGAGTGTTATCCTAAAAATATAGGATCTATTCAGCTGGCGCACGATCAAAAAGATGTAATGAAACTTCAAGTTTCTATGAATTATAAGTGGTGGGAATTCGAAAGAACAGAAGAAACAGAAGAAGAACAATAAGGAGAAGTAAGATGGCAGAAGAAGAAGTAAAAGTAGAACCGAAAAAAGACGAAGACTGGATGCAGAAGAAGTGGCGTCCAGCTATGGGCTGGATGTACATGGTTGTTTGTTTCTGTGACATGGTTCTATTCCCAGTAGCTTGGAGTATTCTACAAGCTGTACTGAAGCAACCAGTAACACAATGGAATCCATTAACTTTACAGGGTGCTGGATTATTCCACCTTGCAATGGGTGCTGTTCTGGGTATCGCTGCATGGGGTCGCACTCAAGAGAAAGTTGCTGGCGCTGCAAGTAACGCTCCAGTACCAGGAACACCACCTGCTCCAATGGCACCTACCACGACAGCAATAAATACAACACCAGCACCAGTTCCTCCACGTCCATTACCAACAAGAATGGACAACGATACTGCTGGTGACCCACCAACACGAAACACTCGAAACGATTAAGATGAAAATTGATGATAGATTATCAGAAGTCTTTGATGTTCCTACTATAACTAAGACCGAAGGTGAAGTGATAGATGCGTCTACTGGCGAGATTATTCAAAAACCAGTAGAAAAAATCGAAGATGATTATGACAGAACACGAAATAACTTACACGAGTTACTTGTGAAAGGGCAGGAAGCTCTGAATCATGCACTAGAAGTTGCAAAACAATCAGAGCATCCTCGTGCGTTTGAGGTAGTTGGAAATTTGATGAAGCAGTTAGCTGACGTGAATCAGCAATTGATGGACATTCATCAACAGAAAGCCAAACTTGATGGTCCAGGAAAAGCGGACAAGCAAGTTACAAATAATAACGCTATCTTTGTTGGTAGCACAGCTGAGTTGAATAAACTTATTAAAAATATGACTAAAGGAGATTGATGTGGCTTTACCTGTGAATACATCACCAGTATATTCGATGGTTATTCCATCTACTGGACAAGAAGTGAAATTTAGACCATTCCTAGTGAAAGACGAGAAAGCTCTGTTGATTGCTCAACAAAGCGAAGACCCAGAAGTAATGGCAGAGACATTAAAAAATGTTATCAGTTCTTGCATCACGACGCAAATTGATGTTGACAAATTAGCAACATTCGATTTGGAATACATCTTTACGCAAATGCGTGCAAAGTCTGTAGGTGAAAATGTGGATCTGATGTTCCCATGCGATATCTGCCCAACGGACGATGAGAAAGCTCGTGTTAAAATTAGTTTTGATCTAACTAAAATCAAAGTCGAGAAAGACGCAGATCATACGAATAAAATTCATCTATTCAATGACGTTGGTGTGGTGATGAAGTACCCAACTATCCAATCAATGAATAGATTTAAAGAACTTAACGCTGACAATCTAGACGACTTATTCAAACTTATCGCAGAGTGTGTTGATTACATTTATGATGGCGATGAGATTCACTATGCAAAAGAACAAGCATTCAATGACGTTCTTGAGTTTATGAACAACCTGACTTCTGATCAATTCAAGAGTGTTCAAAAATTCTTTGAGACTATGCCGAAATTAAAACAAAATGTGCAGTACACTTGCCCAGTTTGTCAACATCAACACAATAAAACTCTGGAGGGACTCCAAAGTTTTTTTTAGTAAACCTTTGTCACGATAGCTTGTTCAATCATTATAAAACAAACTTTGCAATGATGCAATATCACAAATACTCTCTCGCAGAACTAGACAATATGATACCATTTGAGAGAGAAGTTTATATTGCCATGTTAGTGAAGTATCTTGAAGAGGAAAGACAAAGGTTAGAATCATCAAAATCAAGAGGTAGAATGTAAGATGGCACGACAAGACTATATCGTTCACGTTAGCTCTAGCGAAATGAAGAAGCTGCTGGAAGTGCAGCAACAGGCGCTGGGTTCTCTAGAATCTATGAGAACGACTCTAGAGAAAGCACAAGAACACGCTGTTGTTAATGCTGAACGAATAGAACAGTTTGATAATAGATCTACCAAATTACAAGAAGAGTCTAACGATTTAACTAAGGATCTGTTAAAAACTTCTGAGAAAAGTTTAGAACAGCGAGGAAGAGAACTAGAAGCTATTACGCAGATGAGTGAATCTGTAAAGACCTTCGACAGCTTCGCCGATAAATTCGATAATTTCACAGACAAACTTAAAACGAATTTAGACCCGTCTAACCTTAAAGAGACGATGCTAAAGAAATTTAACTTTGGTGGCGTATTCGACAAGAAGATTGAAGAAGGTAAGTTCATCAAGCAGCAAAAAGCATTGGGTAGTGAAAAATCAGATAAAGAACTAAAAGCTGATTTTGAAGAAAGAAATACAGCTGCCAAAGCTATCAAGAAGAATGAAGCTAAGATTAGCAGCCTTAAAGAATCAACTGGGCTGTCAGAAGAACAACTGAAGAATGCTCCACCAGAATCTGCTGCTGGAAAACTATTTGCTGAAAGAGCGCAGTTGGCTCAGAAGGTTGAGAAGACTGATATTAGAAGTTCATATGTAACTAACAATACAGAAAAGTCTAATACTGAGAAAGTCAAAGAATCTGAAGTAATAACAAAGACAACAACACCAGCTGAACCTGTTAAGATTGCTGAAGTTATTAAACCTATTCCAGTTACATTCGCCACACCAGATACTGCTGACCAAAACAAACAGCTAAACGTATCTGAAGATGAGATGGAAGCTGCTCGCATGCAGGAAGACCATCTTGATGTTCTTAAGGCGATTGAAAAGAACACACGAACTGGTGTAACTCCAGGCGCACCAGCCCCAGCTACTTCTAGTAGTGGTGGTGGTTTAATGGGTGGTATTGGATCTGGTCTCAAATCACTTGGTGGTGGTTTGGCTGGACTAGGTAAAGGTATCGGTAAAGGTGTTGAAGGATTATTGAAGGGTATCGCTGAAGGTATTAAATCTTTCGGTAACAGTGATGTACTTAAAGGTGCAGCAACGATGACAATCCTTGCAACTGCTTTATGGATTACTGGAAAGGCAGTACAAGAGTTCGTTGAAGTTGAGTGGGAAGATATGGCAAAGGCTGGCGTAGCATTACTTGGTCTTGCTGGTGTAGCAAAGTTAATGTCTGCAGGTTCAACTGAAATGATAAAGGGAGCAGCTGCTATTGCTGTTCTTGGTGGTGCTCTTTGGGTTGCTGGTAAAGGATTTGAAGTTTTCGGTGAGATGGATTGGTCAGCTATCGGTAAAGGTTTTGTGGCATTACTAGGACTTGGTGCGGTAGCTGCTGTTCTTGGTTTAGCTTTACCATTCATTATCCCTGGAGCTATCGCAATCGCTGCATTGGGTGCTGCTCTGATTCCATTTGGTATAGCGTTTAATCTGGCAGGTCCAGCTATGGAGTCATTCGCTAAAGCCATGACATCATTGTCCGAGCTAGATGGATCTAATTTATTGAAAGTCGGTCCAGCCCTATTAGCTATTGCTGCTGGTATGACTGCAATGGGTGCTGCTCAGGCAGCAGCTGGTGTAGGAAACCTTGTTGGTAAATTCTTGTCTTTCGTTTCTGGTCAGAAAACACCAGTTGAACAGATTATCGAATTAGGTAAGAATGGTAATAATATTGCTGCAGCTGGAAGTGGTGTTGAGGGTATCGGTAAAGGTTTGATGCAGTTGTCTCAAGTAGACGCTGATAAAATCAAAGCTATTGCTGCATTACCAACTGAAAAGATCGCAGCGATGGGAGCAGCAATGAGAAGCGCTGGTCCAGTGTACGATCAATCTGGAAAGAATGCTGGCGCTGCAATCCCAGTACAAGGTGGTGCGCAAGTCATCGCTCCAGTTCAAAACAACGTGTCTGTAAATCAGAATCAAAATCAGATTATCAAATCACCTGTTCGAAACCAAGACGGAACTGTCGGCGACTATCTAAAAAGTCGTTACGCATAATGTGAAAAAGGGGATCTTTCGATCCCCTTAAAACTTCCTGGACAGTTAGTTTTTAATCTTCTTTAGCAATCTTCTCGAAGTATGACATGACATCTTCGTCATCGTCATCCATCTTACTTACTGCTGGCGCTGGTGCAGGTTTAGAAGGCATCTTAGGTGCAGCAGCAACAGGACGATCTTCTTCTTCAGCAATCTCAGCAGCAGACTTGCTGGCAAAAGAATCACCAGACAATACTTGCTCAAGTTTCTGCTTCAACTCATCATAAGACTTGAAGTTCTTACGATCCAAGAACTCAGAAAGTTTGTGTTGAGCATTCGCAACACGCAAGATTTCTTCTTCATCACCATTAGCGATAGGAGAAGGATCACCGAATGCAGACTCATCATAATTGGTGTAACCATCTTTCTTACGCATACGCAGTTTGAAGTTAGCACCTTCCCAGAAGTCAAACACGTTGACTGGCTTTTCATCTTCAAAAGTAGGACGTGCTTTGTCCATAATCTTATCAAAGATTTTCTTACCAAACTTAAACAAGAATACCTTGCCTTCGTTCTCTGGATGTTTTGGGTCAGACACAACAAGAATGTTGGCAGTGAAACTTAGCTTACGCTTTTGTTTACGTGCAATTTCTTTGTTGGCTTCAGAACCACTGTTCCACAACTTAGTATTCAACTCACCAACAGGATCGTTTTCACCAAGAGTAGTCAAAGAGTTTTCAATATACCACTTACCAGTAGGTCCTTGAAAACCATGAGAGAAGATACGAACCCAAGGTAGTTCGTCGCCTTCAACACGTGGGAGGAATCGAATCGTAGCAGTGCCGTTGCCTGCCTTGTCGCCTTCTAGTTTCCAAAAGCGAGTGTCATTGTATGACTTAGATTCTGATTGGGGATTTGCGATCTTATCAAATTCTCCAGCGATTTTGCCGAAGTCTTGATTGCGCATTTTACGGAGTGTTTGAATGTCCATTTTGTGTTTCCTTTATATTTACGGAGTATCGTTTGTATTTTTAATATGTTGTATGAAGATTTCATCATGAATCCCAACTTCATCATCATAAGGATCATCATATTCTTCTTCAACATATGTATTTAGCGTTTTCATACCGCCAGTTTTTTTACCGTTGGCATGTTTTGCATGTTTACCAGATCGCCCACTGGTATCTTCGTCGAAACGAGGATTCTTCTTATAGGTCTTACCCATTTTATAACTCTTTTACTTCTTCCTGAAAAGTGTTAAAGACTTTCGTCACTTTATCTTTGTCATACTTAACAAAACCCTTCGATTTTTCAATACGACGAATTTCGTTTTCCCACAATAAAAGCATTGATGAATTTTGCTTCCAGTTTTCAACCACAGGATATAGATCGTCAATGATTCTTACCGTCTCAAGTGTTATCTGTTTCCCGAGGAATAATTTAAGTATACTACAGTAGCCCTTATTTGTCAAGTCAAAAATACTATCTTCTTTCAACTTATTTTTGCAGGCATCAAGAAGAATTTTATTGCAATCATCGTCAAACACTTTAGTGATGCTTTGCTTCCTGCGATTCCATTCAAGTAAATTCGTTTCAGCTTCTTCATAAGAATAAACTGCAGCATCATTACCATATGCAAAGGATGCAACGTAGAACTGAATAAGGTCTTTATCAACAGGATACTTTCGTGCTAACTTCTCAAACATATAGCGATCGTTCCTTGCATAGAACGCTTCACGTGTTCCTTTGATATTTCCTCTATTCTTAAATACGTCAAAATTGTCTTTGGTGAAATGCAGTTTGATTGCTATGTAATATTTGTATGCTTTAAATCCGTCCACTTCGTGCTTTCCTACAGAGTTCTCTCATCTCAGTTGTAAAGTCTGGCGATATTTCTGCCCAAGTGCAGTCGATTCGAACAGTTCTTCTTTCTTGTTTAGCAACAACATAAAAGAGAGAACCCATCATAATAATATAAACTATCACTGGTAATATCAACCAGAAATTCTTAGACATCTAGTTGTGCTTTCTTCGGTAGATAGTTTAGCTCTTGCATGTTTAGTGCAATCTTTTCTTTAAGAGACTTATTGACCAACTTAGCTACGTCGTCTGGCTCAAGAAAGTTTTCTTGACAATAACTCAGTACGGCATCCATGTGGCTCATTTTCTTTTCATTAACAATCTGCTCTATGTATAGAGAAAATTCGTTTGACGTTTTAAACATAACTGGTGTTTTTCTTTAGGAAATATTCGGCAGCTTTAAGTGCCTGATTGATATCTGCATACTCTTTAGATTTGGATCGATACAATTTCCAAATCGGTGTATCTGTCTTCTCAGAATCCATTTTTCCACCACACTTCTCAAGAAACATGCTGAAGAATTTATCCAACTTCATCTTTTCTTTCATGAGGTCAAATAGAATTCCTTGCAGTAAAGCAACATCTCGATTACCACTGGCTTCAACAATTTTAGAATATGACGTGTGCATAATAATAATTAACCTCTTCGCATTTTAGCAATATCAACTGCTTGTTCATCAGAAAATACAGGTACAGCATTCGACTTGTGCATCGTAGCAATACCCTTGATCAAAGTGCCAGTATAAATTGGTGATTCCTTCTTAGTGCACTGGCCACCACTAAAAGGAAGACTTGGAATCTTAGGCGTCTCACGACGAGCAGGTCTCCCAAGCGAGTACACATCCTTCAATTCCTGCTTCTCAGTGTTCTTCACAGGACTTTTCGGTGCATACTTCTTAAGCAAGTCTTGCCAAGACGCATCCAACTCACGTTGCTTGGCATTAGGTTTGCGCTTCTTCGCTTTTTTGAAGGACGTATGAATCATCTGCATAATATAATTATACCTCAAAGATGAATTAAAGTAAAGTTATTTGTAGTAGCAGTAAGTAATTTGACGATGATTGCCGAACTGGTCGACTACTGCAGGGGACTCGCAATATTGTTGAGGTTGGTATACATTAGCCTGAGGTTGAACAACGACAGGTGGGTTCACATATACAGGCTGGGGTTGCTGAATATAAACAGGCGCAGGTTGTTGATAAACTGCGACTGGAGGTTTAGATAATTGTTGATATACCCAAAGACCTGCGATGCCAGTCAACGCACCTTGCTCTCGTGCGCCCCAAGCATAAGCAGCAGGTGCATACGTACATGATGCTGCAACAAATAAAGACACTAATGCAAGAATTTTTCTCATTTCGTTCTCCTGATTACCAGCTTGATTGATAGTAAAAATCACACTTCGTAAACGCTGGATCGTTTAGAATCTTATTTAGACGTTCAGCTGTATGTTTCGCTTCTTGAATATACCAGTCATCATAATTGGTAGAGCCAAAGAAGAAACCACCCTGTGTAGGAAGCAACTCTGCGCCCAACTTAGGTTTAGCAACGATCTGTTCGCACAGTTCCATCAGAGACTTCAGCTGTTCACGTCCAACATGATACTCACCACAGTCATCAGTACCATCTTGCACGTTATCAACGAACCATTGATGGATAGCATTGGCTTTGCGCCAGTAAGCAACTCGGAAGGTAACTTCCTGAGCACCATAGTCGCCATCTTCATCACCTTCGATACCAAACAACTCATTGATGCTTGCAATCTTTTCGCTATCAGCAGCGTCAAAATACTTACTCATGTATTTCTTAGCCGACAAGTACATATCCAAACCCATAATATATCTCCTTAAATTACAAAACCAGAAGTATCTTTCTTCGCTTTACCCTTAGCCTTCAAGCCAACGATAACACCCTTTGGATCCAAGAAACGCAAATCGGTTTCATCGCCATTGATAACTGGACGACCGAGATAAGTTTCTGGGACTTTGTGAAACACAGCTGCAACATTCATACCATTAGACAGTGCGATGCGAACATCCATGTCATTACCGTCAGCCTTAGAGAAGGTTAGGTGATAGTTAGCGATGTGTGACACTTTACGATTGTTAACTTTGGTGTAGTCATAAAATTGCACATCAGGGAACATTTGGAAAATGTTCTTACCATTCGCAACTTCATACTTTTCCCAAGCAAGGTCTGAAGTGCCATTCAGACGAAACACTGGAATCAACCCCTGCTTTTCAGCCTTCGTTTTAGTTTTGATAATTTCAACAACTAACTCATTCAAGAATGCCTGACGATCCGCAAAGAATTGTTTGGTTTTACGGATTCGTGCTTGCTGAATCACGTTAGTGGTCTCACCCTTCTTGAAAATGCCACCACGACCAGCAAGGTTCAGACACGCATCGGTGCAACCCTTAGTTCGTTTAGGGCAAACTTCCTTACCAGACAAATCGGCTGGTGCAAGGTGAAGTACGGAGGACAGATATCCTTTAGATTGACCCTTCAACAACTTAGGGTTACCAACAGTCAACAATGTCATAATCAGGTTTCCTTTTCGACTAACTTAGAGTTATTATACTCCAAACCTGAATTATTGTAAAGCACTTTTTCAGATAACCCTACAGAGGGGAGGGTTATCCTAAGTCGTTGATTTTAAAGGGTTTTTTCAGAAAACCAAAGGTTTACTTTTTGGGGCTGGGTAGATCGAACGATTTTCCATGAGCCATCGCCCACGCCAGACACATTTGGTCGTTTGAAGACGAATAGGCGCATCGAACTGAAACTGGGTCAATACCCTTCACGATCGCAGATTCAATGTTAGACTTCATACTTTGGTTTTGGTGATAATTGTAAAAAGTCAAGCAACTAATTGCAGTTACGAGAACTAGTACAATACCAACAACAAACGCTACAGATTCCTTCTTCATTTCAATCTCCTTTACCATGATCCATCATCACAAACTAATCTGACCCAAACAGGTCCAGTAGACAAATAGCACCCACGCATCTTTGGGTTTAATTCGTCTGGGTGTAAAAATTCAAATGATAGTCTCCAGTGGCATGGGTTAAGCACAAAGCCAACCCAAGCACCAGAGTATCTAATGTAATTAAGATAAGTCTTTAACTTCATCGCACAGTCCTAATTTTTTCGCTTCTTGTGGGCTGAGCCACATATCTTGCGGTGGTAGTAAAATTTCACGAATCTTTGCTTCTGATAAACCAGTACACTTTTTATAGTGCGCAATCATTTTCTTAGTCGTCAAATCAAATTCTTTAACAGTAGCAAAGAGTTCGTGTTCCTTACCAAATGCACCCCATGAATATTGGTGTGACAAGATCGATGTATTTGGCGTCAAGATTCTATGTCCCTTATCACCTGCGATAAAAATCATAAGACCAGCTGAAGCAATTTGTCCAAGACCAATTGTTCTAACTGGAACCGCAGATCCTCGCATTACATCAATCAAAGCAAATGCTGCATTCAAATCGCCACCTGGAGAGGTGATAATCAAATTTAACATATCGGGACGTTCTTCTGCGAAGTTCGCTTCGAACATCCACTCAGTTGCTTGTTTGATAGATGTAAGGGAAATTTCCTCCATTAACAAGAAGAACGAGTGTTTAGATTGCTCTTCCTTTAATTGCAGATTCAGTTTTGACATCATTAATCTTTTTCCTTATAAAAAATATGTCTACCAATTTTAGTAGTCTTCTCGAGGTTGCGCCAATGTGGGTTTACATAATCCGCATGATAATACTTAGCGCCTTTAGTCAAATCTGAAAGATTTTCATAATTAGCATAAACGTATACAGCAACTTCTAAGTTGTCGTTGTACACCTTCTCATTCACGTGCTTTCTTGGTTCGCAAAACCATGAAAACTGACATACGGAAGTAGTCTTCTGCTTAACTACTCCACAAATATCTTTTGGGAATCTTGGGTCTTGTACTCTATTCATTGTTACAAGAGCAACTGCTACTTGACCATCTTTTGGTTCATAGCCAGCTTCATAGTAAATGTTTTCAGCCAGACACTTTATTTGTTTTTGTGTATCTTTACTGAACTCTGACATCTTCAGTTCTAACATTCCAAGTGGTTGTGTACCGTAGAATGCTGAAACGACAGTCAGTGCTATCATTGATATTACTAAAATGAATATACCTTTGTATACTCGCATATAAATCTCCTTGTGTTAAAGAGAGGTGTGTGAACACCTCTCGTCCCGCATCAGGTGGACTTTTTGCTAGTCTTTATTGTATCTTGTGGGATGTTTGAAACGAAACCATTCAAGGCAGTTGCCTTTGCAATGATATCAGCTTCTGATGGGTAAGCAGGGAATCCTGGATGATCAGGGATCGTGCCACCATTGATTTTAGCAGAATCGACTTTCGTGGTCCAGTCGTTGCTAATTTGTTCACGTTTGCCATAGTACTCATCGCTGAGCATGTCCTTGGCCATTTTCAAAAGTTCGAGACGAATCTCAAAAGGTGTCATGTTTGACATAAAATACTCCTTGTGTTGTGTTTTTGTGTAATGAAGGTTTTATTGGGATCCTTCAACCCACTGTATAATTATTTAGGTATAATTATTTCTTTGCTGATGCTGCTGGCGCAGGGGCAGATGCTGCCTCAGCTTTTTTCTCTACAGGTTTCTTAGGTGTAGGCTTCTCAGACTTAGGAGCAGGTGGGCAATTACCTTTCTTGTCTTTAGTGACGCAATTAGTTTCTTGCTTCTTCTCAGCTTCTTTCTTAGCAGATGCTGCCATCTTCTCAGGGTCGGGTTGCTTTGCTGCTTGAGCCATAACACCAGTAGCAACAGTCAGTGCCAAAATTGCGATAAGCGATTTCATAAAAATTCCTTTAAATTAAAAGTTAAACAGTCGCATATTAATGTCGTCACTTTAGTCAGTACAAGAGCCACAGGGCATCGGTTGCTAACATCGAGCAAAGACTTCACTAATTCGTGGTAGGTTATTCTGTTACGAGGAAACCTACCGAAACCCTAAGCAGCGTTTAGGCTGCTAATGCGTAGACAGAGTCGTTTGCATTTACTTTGTTTGCTTCTTCGACCGAGTTACCCCAATCCTAAAGGCTTTCGCATTGCCTAGTTGTCCACTTCTGTACTTGTTGCCCTGTCGAAACCTAGTCACCCCCATCAGAAACATACTATTCTTGATTTAATCAAGTGCCTTCGTTAGGGTCTGCAATAGTATGCTTTTGGTGGAGGTGGGGAGAATCGAACTCCCGTCCAGAACACTTTTCTAGTTGCTTCATACAACCATAAACTTATTATACGCTAACAGTATTTATATGTCAAATACCTTTTTTAATCTTGTACTCAAGTCTCAACTTTTGGAATTCTCCGATCCAACTATCTCTCTTCTCGATAAACAACAAAGGGTCTTCATTGTCAACACCCATAATAATTACAAGTCTACTAACAGGAATGCCAGTTCGTTCCTCAAAAGCAACTGCGTATGCAGAACATTGCATAAAGTATCCATGAATATCATCACGAGACTTTAATCTTGCAGATGTCTTGAAGTCAATTACAGATAGCTTACCTCTGAATTCACCAATACAGTCTACAGTTCCTGCGACTTCCAAGTGATCTGAATAGAGTGGAGTTTCAAGAGCATGAACATTATCTATTTCTCCGAGGATGGGTGATATGCTGTTAAATAATTCTCTATCGAAGATGTCAACGTCGTATTCTTCATTGCGGAGATATGATTCGCATAATGAGTGGATTCGTGTCCCTCTCGCTGCAGCTCTACCTGAGATTCTGTTGGCTTCTTCGTTTCCAACTCTTGCTCTCCACTGTGCGATTGATTTTGCTGAGTGCAGTCCTGTGACTGTTGTGACGCTTGGATAGGCTCGACCCGATGGCGTTTGATATAATCTCGAACCATCGGTATTTGTGACACGTTCCAATTTGGGAATATCATGATGTATAAAATTTGCCATTATGTAAGTAAGTGAATAGCCTCGTTGTAATGTTTAATTCGATCTTCAAGCCCGATGTATCCACCATTGATCTTGCGAGTCATTGTTTTGATGTCACCGATATCTGCTTCGTGGTTTAGCTTGTTTTTATTCCAGAACCAGATAGCAGACATAAGCGCAAAGTCACGATCTGCAGTTACCCAGTCTGGATTCTGAACTACGTTTTCCCAGTCCTCAAACATTTCCTTAGCGAATGCTGTATAGTTTGCACGTCCTGTTAACTGAATTGGACCACGCCCACGGAAAAGCCAACCATCACCAGATTCTGGAGATCCGTTACCCATACGGTTAGCATAGATCTTGTTCGCAATCATTTCTGGTTTGCGAGCATATGGCTGAGCAGACTCAACAGTTGGGAAGTACTTCTTAAAAATACTATTCAACCCTTGCGCTGAATAATTTAAGTTTTCTTCGAATACTGTCCAACCACCAGACTCATGTCCACATTGAGCAAGGAAAGCTGCTACACGTTGTGGTGTATTAATCTCATATGTTGGGAAGACGCCATTCATAGACTCAGCCCATGATGCTGGGTCTTGCGCTCTTGGGAATAAATGTTGGAATTGTTCTGCTGTAATCATTTTCCGCTAGGTCTTTCGTTGTAATCCTCATATTTAAGTTTCGCCAAAATATAGTCTTTCACGAGAGAACTTCTCACAATGTCATCAACAGTAAACTCAATACGAGTAAATGCGCTCATGTGCTGGGCGATGTCAAAGAATTTCAAAATTCCTGTAACATCATTTTTCCTCTTATTCAAATCAGTCTGACGATAGTCGCCACACCAAATAATTTTAGATCGATAACCGACACGAGTCATAACAGTATCAATCTCTTCATATGTCAAGTTTTGCATTTCATCAACAATGATGATAGCATCATCAAAAGACATACCACGAATGAAGGACGTGGAAATAAAAGTAATATGTCCTTGTTCCTCTAATCTATCCCATGCGTCTTTGCGACCGAATAAGGTTTCGCAGATCTGACGATATGGTTGCTCATAAATTTCCATCTTCTCATTTACGTCGCCTGGAAGATGCCCGATCTCACGAGATTGAACCGCAGAACGAACTACGATAATCTTATTGAACGGATTATTCTTATCTAGTACTTCCTCAATCGCTTTGTATAAAGCACAGAAAGTTTTTCCTGTTCCTGCAACACCATGTAGTGCTACGAAATAGTCTCCTCTTTTGTAAGCATCAAAAAATAATTTTTGATTATCTGTCAATGGCTGAAATGTCTTTAAATTGTCTAAACGGATCTTAAGCTGATTGCTGTGGATTGGTTTCGACTCACGTTCTTCATTATCTACAATCTTCTTTACTGCTGCTGAACGAGCCATTAAATTTCCTTATAGTTGTTTCGATGTTTTCCTTAAATCATTTAGTGGATTTCTTTCGTTTACTTTTTGTAACACCTCCTTGAATCCTGAGTCCATTTTAGTTATACCTAATCGAACAGAGTCACCGAATGCTACTGCTTGAATTACGGTTTCTAGGTGGGGATTATCGGCTCTGAATGAGTCGAGTTCAGATATCTTCATCGCTTGTTCGAACTGTTCTCCAGTTTCTTTATTACGAAATACATAGGTTGGCATAATATCTCCTTCACCTGTATTTATCAAACCCAAGTTGGGGTTGGACGATTTTTCCAGGAAAACATGCGTGTTTTATCACCAAGGTAATAATTTTTATAGGATTGAATAGAGTCGCCAGCCACCTTATAGTGGTCTGGCATTGCTGGAGTGGGTTCAGTAAAATTTCCTCGTGGAATATTATTTGGTCGAACTTCTAGCGCCCAAAGAAGTTTTTCGCAAGCATGATGCTTACCATAACGATATGTGTATTCTTCAAGAAGTGCTTGAAACATGTCAAACAACCAAGAATAATTTTTATCTGATTGCCTTACCCAAATTGCAGAAGGATGATTAATATGAGTTGCAGAGTACAAGATATCGTTACGATTATCGTTGAGAACGTAGGATGTTTTTTTGCGTCCAGAGTCAGATAGACCAACGACAATGTCACCATCGAGAACACGATGAGCGGTAGAAAGTAATTGTGCATATTCTAGAATCATTTTAACGCAGTGTTTGTCAACGTGCATCTCTGCGCAAGTTTTAGGATCGTTGTCAAGATAAAAGATATTCATAAGTCACCAATGGCGGATAACGCCAGCAATAATAAAGAAATTTGTAATAACATAGCAAGCAACAATAGCAGTGCGAATGATAGCAATTCTATCTGCCTCACGATCGTTGCTGCCAGCTTTTTCACCTAGTGCTTTAGCCCACAAGCGCCACATATCAACTAATAACGAGAGTACCGTTATGCATCTTTACACGAGGAACATCAGACCAGTATTGTTTAACATTACCAGAACCGTATTCATCATGTTCCCATACTTGAACCTGCAAAGCAACTTTTTCAATTTTACCCTCAGCATCTACATGTTCAACGACACGAAAATCATATGACAGAGGTTTTACAAATTGAACAGGAATTGCTGGCGCAGGTGCAGGAATTGCTGGCGCAGGTGGTGTTACATAAATTTGTTTTGTAGATAATGTAGTCATTATGTTAACATCCTAATCAATCCAATAAAATCAATCGTCACTAAGAGCATGTAATTAGCAAGCATTCCAAATGATTTCCTGGTATAAGCAGCCCAAGCATACATAGCGCAACCAGCAATCCAAATAGGATAAAGCGTAAGAAGCGGTGGGTTCGGGACAGTCGTAGCCATAGTGATGCTACACCCAATGCTAATAGCCCAAGCAAGCAACTCAATAACAAATCTAAAGGGGTTAGATGCCCAATCATCACGAATCCATTCAAAGGTGGGTTTAAATAAATCAATCATGAGCGTAGGGCATCCAGTGCACGAATTTGTAAAATAGTTGAGTCTAAAATTTTAATTGTGTCTTTAGAGTTCTTGTGCAGAATACCATGACCACCTGCAGTATTGAACGGATCAATACATCCAGCGGAGTCGTCAATTAAAATTGATGTTTTGTTTGCGAAGTGCGACTTCTCTTGCTTATTCCGAACAAAGTTTGGTTTGTACGGAATGTTGTGTTTGTTTAACCAATGCATCTTTTGCATCTTAGCCTCAGTTCCCTGAATAGGGTCGTGAGTGCCCATAGAAGTTAGAATTTGAACATCTACTCCATGCAGTCTAGAAACGTGGTTTAACAACTCTCTGGCGTCTGGCATAAATTCCAGATCTTCAAAGATTTTATGAATAAAGACCGCATCACGAAATTTCTTTCGATCGGCTTTATCTGGGTCAATTGCTCTGTATGCTTTGTCAAAGTTGCAAAGCACGCCATCCATGTCTAGGTATAGTGTAATCATAGTATAATTATACTCCAAATGTGAATAAATGTCAAGTTATATTTACCAATACATGTAACTAGCCGAACCCTTTGTTACAATATGTCCTTGTATTGTTATTCGGCTATCGTTAAAATAAGAAGACTTTCCAACTCTATGTAAATATCTACCATCAGCAAGAATCATATCGCCCAAAGAATATTTTATTGTAGAATATTCCTTTAAATTGCAATCGCATTCATCGTTACGGAGACCATGATGTTTTCTGCAATAATACTCGGGCTGGTCTTTATATTCAGATTTGGTTTCAGTATAGTAGTCATATGTAAAGTCACCTTCACTTAGCATTATAGTGAAAGTAACCCAACGATCAAAGTATTTTGTATTGTTGTAATCAGGGAATGCTAATTTATATGGATAACGCAATTTCTCGTCATCATAATGCCATACTCTCGGAGTTTCCTGTTCAACAATCTGGAATCCAGGAATAGAAAACCCTTTGATATATTTAATTCCATCAAAGACTAATGATAGCTTCTGAATTAAAAATTCTTTGTAATAATCAGAAGATATGTCTTCCGTACTATTATACAATTTTAATGCAGCGTTAAGATTAAAATTTGTAGAAATTAAATGTCTAAAATAACTATTACCATAAACCTTTATAGCTGATGTGGAAGGAACATCTTTAAAATCAGGATATTCTTTCCACTTATCCGTATTAGATAGTGCCAAGTTTTTTAGACTATCACATTCTTCTAAACTTAAAAAGTTTCTATAAAGGGTAATCATTATTATTTGATGTATTTACTCATATCGGGTGGTTGCCAACCCTCAGGTTTCAAAATTTTACCATCTTCACGACGACGAACCTTGCCAGTAACAGGGTCTACCTTCGCCATGTTTGTTTTAACAACTTCGTCCCATGCACCAGCGACATTATATCCTTTCATGTGACAGAATCCAAGGATAACCCAAATCATGTCCATGCACGCATCGAGAGATTCGACCTCATCCATAGCTGCACGAGCATCACGAAATTCGTTGTACTCTTCAATAATAAGATTATGATAAAGTGTAGCATTAGACTCAGAAGGTTTCTGGTCGCATGCTTGCTGAAACAAAAGTACGTCTAGTGGCATTCCCATCATTTGTTCCTCTCAGTGTCAAAGTAAGATTCGTGGTGTTGTAAATCTAGTCCATCGAAGTTTACGTCTGGTGTCCAAGGTTCATCACTAACAAACTCTAAGTTCCCATCAGTAACAAATCCTGTTCCACGCAAAAATAATTCCAAGTGTTCAAGAATCTCTGGCAAGTAATCGCAGTAGAATTCATAATTAACTTTAGTTCCGTCGGGGTTGCCTTGCAAATCAGTATGCTCAGCGATAAGTGTAAATTTCGGCATTAGTCTTGCTCCTGTAATGTCAATTTAAGTTTTTCAATCTTTTCCCTAAGCTGCCAGTTTTCTTCTTCTAATTTCATAACTTGTCCAAAAAGGAAAGCCACTGCTTCTTCGATTTCATCTGGACAAATTTTATTCTTAATGTCTTCAACTCTGCTTTGCATTTTCTGATGTGTCAGCATCTTTTTTCCTTAAAGTCCAAGAACCATTTTTGTTGTCAATCCATTCAAGGACGTCACCATTCTTCCAGCCAGCAGATTCTAAAATTTCATCAGTGAATGGCAGAACCAGATCACCACTACCATCATCTGCTTCCTCAAGTGTGATAATCCAACTTTTGTTTTCAGTCATAATTTATCTCCAACCAATTAGTGTCTTGCGGTAGAATTTCAATAGTGATGCCATGTTGCTTTGATCGTTCAATCATACCATCAAGAACACCACCACCATACATGTTGGTGCCATAACAGTCTTTATGACATTCATAAACAGAACCAGAACTACCCTCGAAGGAATAAACGAATCCCTCGAGAGTAGCCTTAGTGATACCACTGTTTAATTTCCAAGAATCAGAACCTGCATAACCACCATACCAGCAAGCAAAAATTTTGTATACTGGTGTGGGATGATCTTTGTAGCCACTAATCTTGACACCTACCCATTTATCTGGACGATACATACTCATAATTCAATCACCTTCAATGTAAAGTTATCCGCAATGTCTTCGTGACCATCGTAACCACGTGGATTGCAAACGACACGAGTACTACCAATCATATAATCAAACAACTCATGAGTATGGCCATGTGTCCACAGTTTAATTCCTGGTCGTTCCAAAATAAACTCAGTAAGGTCGCTGTGATATCCACCATTCATAATTTGGTCATCTTTGTAACGAGGATGACACGAAACATGAGAAGGTGTATGGTGACCAACAACTACTACGCTCTTCCAAGGTGGCGTATCAGCGTAAACTGTCTTGATATAATCCAGACATTTCTTGTGTTCTTCAACAGCGTCTTCAGGGCAGAAGATTGCTTCACGTGTATGAAACTTACCTTCGGTATCTCTGAAGTTTACCACACGATTAGAGTTCTTGACGATACGGAAGTCGTTCATCATACGCTTCATCGCATGCAACGTAATTGGGTCTTCTTTGTTCATATCAGTCCACAAAGTAGAACCAATAAACCGAACATCGCCAAGATCAAACACTTCACGATCGAGGATGTGAAGGTTTTCGTGATGCGCAAGTTTACGCTTCAATTCATTGAGTGTGTGCGCAAAGTCACCATGGTAATGCTCATGATTACCAGCAACGTAAATTACGTGGGGAAATTGAAAACAAACACGATTGAAGAAGTCGTGAAAACGCTGTGAACGAGCACGTGCGAAACCCAGTTCTTCTTGACGACGATCGTACATATCCAAGTCACGTTCGACAAGGATGTCACCTGACAAAATCAACACATCGATGTTGTCTTCGTTTTTTATAAACAGATCCCCAAACTCTAAGTGGAGGTCTGAACAGATTGCAATCTTCATAGGTATTCTCTCAAATTTTTTATAATACAATTATACCTGAAAACAAGATTAATGTCAAGCCTTATTCAACATATATTTCTGCAAAACTATTTTTGCAATTTCATAATCTTTAGTTTTCTCTAAATGCTCATCGATGTAAGTGTCAAGTAATTCTTGAAGAGCAACCTTGTGTGTATACATCGCTGCCAGTTTTTCTGGCGTCAACTCGATAAAGGGTTCAACTGAAATTGGTTCCCACTGTCCAGTTACACGATTGTATTTAAATTTGTAGATGTTCATGGCATATAGATCTTTCCATCGTTATGTTCAACTTCGATACCACGAACAATCATATCTGGCGTGTCGTCAATCCAAACATGAATGTTAATGTTATTAGCGTACATATATGCACGTTTACCTTGCATGGCAGTGAAGTAGCAGTTACCCACACCAACAACTTTACCGATAGAATCTAAAACTTCTGGATCGTAGCTATGTGAACGTGCTGTGACACAATACACCTTGTGACCACTTAGTTGAGCCAGACGAATAAACTTGTCCCACATCTGCGGATCACGTGTATATGTGTCATCAAAATCAATTGCTATGTTCATTTTTAATCGCTTTCTGTTGCGCTTTACGCTCTTTCTTCCAGAAGATTCTCTTCCAGTCTTTTAGATGTTTCCACCATTGAGGACTCTTAGTCAGATTCCCTTGTTTTACGTTCGCCATATAGTTCTCCACCAAAATCTTCTAAAACTTTATTCAGTCGTTTAACACGTACAATGTTACCTGCAACGTCTTCAGGATGTAACCAATAACCATCGGGATTATCATCGCTCTTTGGATTAGCAGTCCACTGATCCAGCTCAGACTGCAGATAATCTCGATACTCAGTCAAAGTCAACCGAGTGATGTTGTTACATGTATCCATATCTAAAGTAATCATCGTGACACCCTCAATTCTGCATCTGGATTATCCCAGCATGCGTTACGATATTTGTAAACAAAATTTACTAACCCATCATACGAACCCCAACCATTCTCGGGATTATACTGTTTCAATCTTTCTGGTTCAGCCAGCAGAATATTAAACCCAAGATCAAGATACTCAGAGATATCCTTGGCAAATTTAAAACCACATTCTTCTGGACGCCACATAACATCATACAAAGTTAAGTGTCCACCAAAATTAACTTCTCGAGCCATGGTGGTAAGATTGTGAGTAATGTTACCACTATAAACAGACACTGGTTGGGTCACCATTAAATCAACATCTAAACTCATATTATACTCCTGAAGCCAACACAATCTTACATATATGCTCAAGTCGTTCAATATGCTCATAAGCACGCCATGGCGAGGTATCAATAGCCACTACTCCGTGTCCTTTAATTCCAACAATATCGTACGCAATATTACCGTGTTCATCTAGTTCTAGATTTCTAAAGCAACTATCTGCCAATTCCTGAGAGATAGGCGGAACATCACCAACATTGGGTGCTACCCGAGTATAACGATTTAGTTCTGGGAACGCATCACTAATGGTTGAGAGATCGATGCCCCGATGCATTGCTGCAATACAGTAAGTGGGGTGAACATGAACCACCACTCGAACATCATTACTATGTTGCCCCATGTTTCTCTGTAGACCAAAGTGTAAGGGGATCTCTCCGCTGGGCTTTAGATTCTTACTGATGTCAGTATATGGTAAGTCCAACCAATTGTCATTGACCTTGGAAAATGCAATCTTTTTAAACTGATCGGGTTGTAGAGTCTGCTTACGCACACCACTGGGTGTGATATAAAAGTGATCTCGATCGTGGTGACGAATACTTACGTTACCATCACGAGAGGTGATCCAGTTACGCTTGTATGCATCTTCCAGCACTTCACAAATAGTTTCTAACATTTACGTTTAATCCTTAATACTAATCCAACCATCAATACAATAAAAAGTAGTGTAATCATTCTAAGTCCCTGCCTTCAAAAATATAGTGTCCGCCACGTCGACTCTGCACCCAAGTGATACTCCAGATCATCCAGTTTTCCTGCATGGCTCGAATGATACTTTCGTTGCCAGACCAACCTGCAGTGGAGATATCATAGCGATAAACCTTCTTATCCTTGTCCCATTCATGGTCTTCCTCACCCTCATGCCATCCCCAAGAACGTAGATGCCAAATGCTGTTGATAAACTTAAACCAACCCTCAATATCGCTCCAGTGCCACTTCTCAATGATCTCCAGAGCAGCGTCGGTGGGGTAGCCGTCGTCATCTAAAAAGTCACCTTCCTCCAGAAGCGAAGCGACTCGCTGTGCATTCTGCATATCCTCAGCAGCCACACGGGCACGCACCTGCTCCATATCAATTTTCGTCATCTTCTCTCTCCACGAAGTGGATTTCGGCGAGGAGAGTTACGTCGTACAACTCCAGCAAATCCAGATCACTCAGGTTTTCCATTTCCTCGAAAGTCATCGAGTGAATTTCCAGCAGACTTTCCTCATCATAAGCAAAGCACAGATATTCAATAATCAATTCACGTAAAGTCATTCTACAATCCAAAGTATAATATTTGCAATAATGCTGAGAGCAATCGTAAGGAACACTCCAAACCAAATCGCACTCCAAAGTCTGCTCAAAATCGTCACGAAGCCACCTGCTTAATAAACTCAATTATCATCTGCACATCTGACGGATCCAAGTGTAACCTGTGAGCAATCTCGATAAAATCCAGATGTCGATCCATCAACTCTTTTACTTGCAAAACCCAATATCTGTTCATAGTAATTTCCCCCTATACAACTAAAACGTCTGAGGAGTCCCTACAGTTGTCACTTAAAACAATTATACACGAAAAACCCAATAAAGGCAAATTCCAGGAGTCCCGCTACAACCATTACTGCAATGTTCTGCCAAGTCCAATCAGTGTAAATCATAGCGGAGTCCCGTTAAACCACCAATAAAAACAGTAAAAATGCCAGAATAGGATGACCAGTCATTATTAGGAATAATGCCACAATACACCCAAAGAATGCTCGATCATCCATAGGAGTCCCTTACTTAAATGATGCCATCCACTCTAAAAGAATAGCCTTAGCTTCTTGTCGAGAAAGACTGAAAGATTGCTGCAGGTAAGGCGATGCGCCAAACATGTTGGTTACGCCAGAGTCCCGAAGGGCATTTAGAAATTGAAAATAAACTTGCTTATTCATGATAGGAGTCCCTTAAAAAGATGTTAGTGAGAAAAACGGAGTCCCGTGGTGAAACGGAGTCCCTTAAATGCGGACGGAGTCCCTTAGTTTAAATGATGATGGTGGTTTATAAGTCTGAGCCATACAGGCGAAAAGGGGACCCATGAATTTTAGTCACGTTTTAGAACCCCTACCCCCTAGTCACACTTGGCTCATACTCAGTACATACTCAGCACCTCAGCTGCTTCTGCGAAACCTTCGTTCTCTACAATTTCATCAATCTCTGCAATTGCAATCATTGATTCCAGCAATTCAATTTCCTGCTGATTCTGTGTACTCTTCCATTCCATGTACTCAGCATATCCATCTATTGCCCACATTGTATCCAGCAATTCCACCTGTCGAGGTGTCAGTCCATCAATTGTAATCATAGTGATTCTCCATAGTGTATAGCATCGGCATCTGCAGACTCATCTGCATAGGTGTGTTGTTGGATGATTTTATTCCATCGTTCTTCCACCACATAGTTCACATAGTCCACTGGACAGTCCAATGTGGTTGCAATAGATGCACAGTCCATAGTGGTGTTATCCAACATCCTCTCTATGTATGGTATCAGCATGTGTATCTCAGACATTTTACTCATTGTTCACTCTCTCTATACAGGGGTAGTGGAGGAGACCCCCCCCCTTAGGGTTTAGGCTGTAAGCATGTAGGTGGCGAGGTCTTTCCAGTCGCTGTTAGAAGCACGAACCTTGGATACAGAGATCAGGGTACGCAGAGACAGTTCTTTGCAGTCATCCTTGATTTCACGAATCAGAGCCAGTGCATCTGCAATAATAGCCTTGTCATACTCAGGCATGAATTCAGGTGAATTTGCAATAGTCTCCATACGGTCGATTTTCTGATCCGTATTCATGGACAGGTCGATCATCATAGAACGACTACGAATGGCTTGGTCAATACGACCCTCATCCATGTTAGAGATGAAAATCACACGACCTTCGAAGTTGAACGAACGAGGCAGATCGTCGTCACGCATATCAGCATTCCAGCTAATGATACGCTTACCGTAGCTGTCCAGAGCACCCTTCAACAGATTGAGGGCAACTGGGTCACGCAACACAGCGTCGCAGTCATCGAACACCACGATGGATTTGTTGTTTTCGAACAGAGTACGGTACAGACCCTTAGCCGTAGAGAAACCCTTCACCATGGTGAAACACTTGCTCTTACGGACAACAGTGCCGACTTGAAAGTCAGCCAGATCAGAGATGTCGGTATAGCCGTTGTTTTCCAAGGTTTTGGTCACAGTGTAAGTCTTACCCAGACCACCAGCACCAGTGATGACGGCAGAGGGCTGAACACCAGCAGCAACCATGGAAACCAACTTTTCCACGAACGAGAAACGCTGATTGATATTGAATTTCTCAGACTTGCTAGGCTCGATGGCAGCAGCAGAGCCCATGATCTTAGCGAAGTCAACTTTCTTACCAGTCAACTTCTTGTAGTGGAATTCAACGACTTCCTCAAGACCACGACCAGACTTGCCAGTGGTCACTTTCTTGTCACCAAACATGATGACAGACTTACCAGAGACTTTGTCAGTATCGATCGTGATTTTCAGTTCGTTCATTTTCAGGTCCTTTTCTCAATTCGTTACACTATTATACGTCGATTGCAATTTATTGTAAAGGACTTTGTACGACTACCGTAACTCGTTGATTTTAAAGGAGAAAATTACCCTACAAAGTCGAGGGTTATTCCGTATAGAGGGGTTTCAGAGTGCCATTTCAGCCACTTTTGGACGATTTTTAGGGCTTCAGACTCATCTTTAGCCATAAATTCATAGACTTGGCTCAGTTCAGTAGTAATTTTTACAGACCACATCAGGGTTTCTCCTAAAAGAGGTCTATTTTACAGGAATTCAGTATTTTTGTAAAGGACTAATTCACTCTCGATCAACCCTTACACCGTAATTCTACCTGATTGTAAAATAAATTTCAAATATTTCGGAGTTCAAACCCTTGCAATCAGTCCACCTCTCGCCACAAGTCACCACCAGCCACGAAAGTTCCGTCTGGCTGGTCACTTTTCATTGGAGGCAAGTACAAATCCTCTGGGTCGACTACTTGTTCCTCAGGTATATCAGCCAGTTTCGCCTTCTCACGTAGCTTGAAACCCTCAGCATTCTTCCAGTTCGTCTCGGTGCGCTTACCCAGTAGATGTGTGGCACTCTGAGAGTGACTCATCTTCGCTCTTGTCGTGTCCGTGACCACACGTGCCTTGTTCGAGCATACCTTTGAGCAGTAAGGTCCACGCTTTTTATGGATGTCTGAGCAGACTGGACAGGTTTTTTGTTTGTATGTCATACGAAAGATGAGTAGACGAACAACACATTACTTTTTCGGCACATCCGTTCACTCCCTCACTAAATAGGCACACAGCGTAGCCATAGTTCTCTCTCCACTATCCTTACACGTTTATCTTTCAGACCACTGGACGAGAGAGCATACCAATCTTCTCCTCGCTCTATCCATAACTCTTCGTCCCACTCTTCAGCGGTATCATCTATCTTACCGTTACACCAGACTTTCACTGGAATATTCTTTGTAACTCCAAAGATTGTATATGGCTTTTTCATCTCAGATCTGGTTCTTTCTCATAGCAGCTAAGACACACGGCATCATACCTTGGTCCACTATTAGGACTGATCGCTCCATTGCAGTACTTACAGAGAATAAACGCATGGGTTACGATAGATCCTTTTGGAGCACTGTACATTGGATAGAAACCTTCTTCTCTCTCTGTATAGCCTATAAGAGTTCTTTCTGTAATCATCTTGTTGCCTTTGCTCTTGCCTCAATCATTGATTCCATCTCACCCTTGATAACTACATTGGTATAGGTATCTTGCAAACCACTCGCATGGTCTGTCACTCGATTGTCTGGCTCATGGTATGTTCGAATACGTTCTGTACCTGCCAGGAATCGTTCCTTGTCCTTTGTAAATTTTGCAACCACACGGGACAGGCAGGTAACATAGGCGACTTTCTTATTATCCTCACGACTACGACTGGTCTGACCAGTGGCTATGATTCCAGTTGGCTCATGGATACAACGGCAGCAGTTCTGGTGTTTGTTGCGATGTTGACCACCTCCACCAGTTCCACTGAACCATTCATATCTAAATTGATCTTCGGTTACTTTCATTGTAGCAGCGCTTTCATTGCATTTTCTATACGTTCATGACACATTCTTGCAGCGTGTAGAGGGGTTGGTTGATTGAATTCAGATGCTACGTCGAATTGTGTTCCCTTGGTGTTTGTGTTCATTTCAACTTTGCAATACCAGCCACCATCATGCAGTGACAGTCTTGGTCTGCCGTAACGAATCATATGTAGTAACAGCTCTTCCAGATTCATGTTCTCCAGCCGAGTTGCCTCATCGGTTTCAGGTTTCTTCACAAGCCACATTCTGTTTTCCTCTTTCCAAATTCGTCAGTTTCTTCCGCCCAGTGAATGGTGCACCAGTCGTCTATGCAATCTTGGAATGTATGAACCTCTGGGTCTTTTCCAGCCTTGTACATTCTGTCACACCAGTAATCCCAGTACGCTTCCAGGATTTGCTCAGTGCTCCAGGTTTCTTGCACGTGCTGACCAAACTCACCTGGGAATACGATGGTGTAATACTTCATACCTTTGACTTCAGATCCTTGTAGATTTTACCCAGCGCAGGGTTGACGTTCACGCTTGCCAGCATCAGTGCTTCCACTATTTGTAGAATGTCTGGTCTGCCCATCCAGTTACCACAGAACACACCATGCGGATCTCGGTGACCACGCAACACATCAGGGTGAGACACGTAAACATAGTCAGACATGCTCAGGCTGGTGTTGCTTGGGTACTTTTTACCCAGATCGTTGATGATCCAGTAGTTGGCTTCGTGTGAAGTTCCTGCAACAACAAATGTTTTCATATCAGTATGGCTGGGGTTTGACTTCTTGTTGCTGCTCCAGCAGTTGTACCAAACGATTGACTCTTTGCAATAATTCGATTTGCGCCTGCAGCACCATCAGTTCCAGCTGTTCCTTTGGTATGGTTACTTCATCTTCCATTTTTACACCACTGTGTTTTCAGTGAACGCATCATATATTCCCCAATCCTATACGGCTATATCCAAGTTTGCTCTTAATGTCTTTGTGGTCTCTATTCTTTTCTGGCTTCCATGATCTGGGGTCAACTGTTTCGCCAGTAAGCACATATCGAAAGTCAGGATCATAGACCATACGACCTCCCATATTCCACAGGGGTTCACCATTGTATGGAAATATACAACCACGGCACATGCACCAACTCCAACCTCGATCAGTCATCACATTACCATTGACTGTACCAACGTATTTGACCACATTACCTTTATGCATTTCTCTGATAGCTTCGTGATAGTCAATCATAGACCACTCACTTTCTTCACCTGCCATGAGTGGCTAGTTCCACGAATTCCATCATCATATTGTAACACCAAGTTTCCCCAGAACGACTCGGGATAATCAAATTGTAGAGTCTGACGAATCACAGTTGCTTCTTGTCGCATGGGATGTACATAGACTCGATCTCCAGTATGAAACTCTGGACCACGACCATCGCTGTCAATCTCGCAAATGCAAGCATCAAACTCTGGATCGTCTTGGTCGATCTCCATAAAATCCCACTCTTTGCAAAAATGTCTGTAGTTCATCACCAGTGCTCGTATTTCTCCAATGCGTTAATCACATCAGTTAATGCTTTCCGATCAAACGTAAGGTAGATACCACGATCGAACATGTTATCATACTTGTGTAAACGCAGTTTAATCAGTTCACCATCAGCAATCACAGACAAGTAAGGTTTGCCACTTGGACCATTGATAGTGGTCATCGGGATCTCACGATATTCTTCAGTGTCGTCCTCTTGTTGTTCAGCGCCAGCAATGATGTTACGTAGCGTCTCTTGACGATCTGCCTTGCGAGTCCAGAAGGTACAAGAATCGTCAACAAAATAATCTTCCTGCTCCATACCGTGCTCATCACAATATGGATGATTACCAGCAAACTGCGTGTGTCGAGTACACGTTGCTGGCTTATCACATTCAATACATGTTTCTATCATTTTGTGCTACCACCATAGACTTGTGATTCCAACTGACGTATTCGTTCGTGAGCCAGCGCCAGCTGAATCTCGAGTTCTTGCAGCGACCTTGCCATGTGTAGGATCGCTTCGTTTTCTTGTTGCTCCACTGTCTTGTAAGTCTGGAATGCGTAGTTACGCTTATCAGACATATTCATCGATGTTTTGTCCATTTGTATTCAACTCCCTGTTACGTTCAATTCGTTTCAATCTTTCCATCTCAACTCGCTCTCTTGCAAGTCGTTCATCGTTTAGTCGTGCCTCATGCATTCTATCAACACGACGATGATAAAGCACCTCAAAGTATTCGTGCATACGTTTGATAGCTGGTATCATGACATATCCCTAACAGGTTTCCAGTTATCCCACTCGCACGCTTTCATGTGGCTCAACCAATCGTACGCAGATCCTTCGTTAGTGAAAGTTGGACCTATCTGAACCTCATCGATGTTTACCCAGAAGTAAATGTAATCTTTCATGTGCGCATCTCTATACTGAATCAGTTTCATAGGTCGTCCCTGTTCGAAATTGCCCACAGCAACCACACGAATAAAACGAACAGTATAAAGATGGCGATGTAAGTCATTCTGCTACTAGTCCATTGCTATGTTTGTCTCTGGTTGTTTCCATGTCTTGGAAGTTCTTTTGCTCTTGGAATGTAAGTTCCTTAAACGTCTTACGAGGGTTGCCACACATAACACACTTGGGATTGCCACAAGAAACTGGACTTACCTTTGCCAGTCGATGCTCATCCTTAATCTTCTGCCCTGTAGATTTTGCGATTCGTGCCTTTCGTTTGATGGTCACTTCCTTCTGCTGGATACGCTTGCTGTGCTTCTCTTTGCTTTCCTGATCCATGTTCCCTCCAAACTTTGTAAGTAATAACAGGATGACGTACGATCATCCATAAACAGATGAATGGTGCTACCATCATCGCAGCGATCATAATAAATTTGGGATTGTCCAGAATGCTTGTCCTATGGGGACAGTCTCTTCCCTGACGACAATTTCCTGAACAATCACGACAAGTCATTTTTTATTCTCTGGTGTAAACTGTGGATCCAGCGGAGACACAGTGAGTTTATCGAAAACCAATTCAAACTGAGGAATTGGCAGTGAGTGTGGATCAACATCATACTCAATGTTATATGCCAGAGTAACGTGGGCTTTGTAATCTGTATAGTCAGACGTAGCACCTTCTTTACCCAGCTGAGTATTCAAAGCGATTGCAGTGGGACAAGTGACTCGCAGCACTAGACACTTACCATTATCTTTGGTTGGGAATACCTCATACTCTGTTGCTCGAGCAGTTGCTGTCCAATCTTTGGGTAGTCGTTCAGCTGTCGGCACAGGTGTCCTGCTGTAAATAACAGTGATGTGGTATGTGCTCGGGTCAACTCTTTCTTGCAAACCCAAATTCATCTCAACGAAGTGATCCAGCATTTCTTGCGAGTGCTTCGCCATTTCCATCGCTACATAAGTTCCGTCCTTATGCTTGGCATACTCAGACAGTGATACAATATCCATTACATTTCCTTCAATCGTTTAACTCTTTTCTCGGGCACGATGAAGATACTTCTACCAAGCCCACCTACCATCACAGGCAAGTCAGCATGTATAACAACATACTTGTCTTCACCCTCACGAATAACCATTCCCACGATCGGCACACCTTCCAGTGTTTCTTTTACGAAAACCCGATCTCCGTATTTGTACTTAGGTTCAGGAATATGCTTGTCTCGCTCAGCGAAATACTCAGCCAGCGATGCCATATCAAATTCCAGTTCTACTCAGTTGAACATCAAAACTTTGCTTGGTCATCTTGTAATCATACAGATGAATCGTAGTTGCCAACCCTGCAACATTCTCAGCAAGCATTCGATCGTATACCTGACGCACAGCAATGTTCACACCACTGAAGTCACCAACGCCACGGATGATTTGTGCGCTGTTTGTATAGAACGAAACACCATTGACCACTGCACGTACTTTCATAATCAACCCCAATCTTTCTTGTTTCCAGATTCTTCGTTGTAGTCGTAGCCAGCGTTATACGCTTCAATATCTTCTGCGGTTACTGCTTCGATCCTAGGACCAGAGTCTCCACCAACACCACCACGATGTGGGTTTCGGACACGACCGTAGTAAGAATCAGCAGAGCCACGATCGAAATAGCTACCATGGCTACTTTCGTATGACTTACCTTTATAGTTACCGTACATCATTCACCCTCACTAACAAAACTATAACCGATCAAACCAGTCACGATAGACATCATGACAACCAAACCAGCCATCACAAAATCTTTGGTAGACTGAATCGTTTCGTTCTCAAGACCACCGACAACTCCATAGAAGCCCATGAAGGCGCAGAACATCAAACCAAAACCGATCGCATTAGAGTATTTCATAACAAGTTCCTTTTTCGACTAACTTACAGTTATTATACTCCAAACCTGAATTATTGTAAAGCCCCTTGTGAAAAACCCTACAAAAAGTAGGGTTATCGTAAGTCATTGATTTTAAAGGGTTTTTAGGCTCCGAAGGATCTTCACCTGAGAGTCTGGGGCTATGTACGCTCTGGCTGCTACTCGAGTGGTGTAGTTGATCGGATCCTGCATCTGCATAATTTCCACTAAGTTCTGGCTGAGCATTTCCGATGCAAGTTCCTCAACCAACCTTCTGCGCACAGCGTCACGTTGTAGGCTGTCCATGTTTATCATGTCTAGTTGACTGAACGATACAGCTGCTGTTACTAACTTGCCACCGATCGCATACTCTTTGATATCAAGAGATACATCATCAAATGGAGAGAACATCATCCACCTCTGTTGGCTGCTCGACGTTCTGGCTTACTGAGAATATTTTTCACAGCATTCTTCACCAACTTACTGGCTTGAGATTTGCTGTAGCCTTGCTTCATCGCATTGTTACGTGCTTTCTTCTTGGCTTTCTTTAAGATCTTCTTGGCTTCCCACTGTTCTTTGAACGAAATACTCATAGTTATCACTCTCCTCATTCTGTGCGATTTGTTTGGCACCATTGCCTGTATGAAAACGATATGCCATAGGTGTCTTTGGCGATAGCGTGACGAAACGATTGATTGTCTGACGATTACGCAGCATGTGATCAACCACACCAAAAATAATCTTGCGACCACTGCCGACGTAGTATGACCAAACAGTGTAGAAGATAGCATGTGTTGCTTCTTCGTGTGGTACTGAGTACTCGTCAAGTTCCTTTACGGTAGTAGGTACTTTGTTGGTGTATGCAACACAGATAACAGCAGTAAGAAAATCCTGATTCAACAACGTGTAGACTTCACGACCTTTGCTGGTCCTGAATTCCATTGTGAGTTCTGGACGTACTGGATCGTCTTTGACTTGTTCGAAATTTAAATCAGTTTGTAACTGCAACATTTTAGTAACTTATGTTAAATGCGATAGAAATTCTATCATGGTTCGATTCATTTTCATTCACCCAGTGAATGATGCCAGCATCCCAGTAGAACAGATCACCTGCATTTGGCATAATGCTCTCACCAGTTTCAAACTCTATTTTACCTGAATCATCAGGCACTGTCAAATAAAAACAACCAGCGATTGTTGCACCAACATGATTGTGCGGTCCATTGATACATCCAGGTGGGGAATAATTTACCCAGATATCGGAGATACGAAACTTATTGCTGTGTTGTCTTGCAATAAGTTCTATCATGTTAACAAGTGGTCTGAAGATAGGATTGTTTGTGCTTATTGTATACTGAGCACCCTTTGGATTACCAGATCCTCTACCTCTTGCATTGACTTCTCTCTGCTTTGCAATCCACTCAAGCATGAGAGTTGTATCAGCTTCAATTCTTTCTATGTTCACCATACAAATCCAAACGTGTAAGTCTCATCAGAGTTGAATATGGCTTCTACGACGTTCATAAATTCATCGTAAGTATATCTAGTCTGTTTCACTCCTGATGGAGATAGAGATACCGTAATAATTTCTTTAGGCTCAAGATATGTTACAACACTTTCCAGATCAACATTGTATCCATGCTGTAGGCACGAGAATATAGCGATTTTACTTTTATCTATCGTTGGGTTTTTACCCATGATGAAATCATCATAGTATGCTCTGACCACACAATCACCACCGATGGCATCAGCAGCGATTTGCGCTGAGGATTTTGTATCTACCACTTTCATATCTGTATATACAGAGCATAGAATTTTGGTGATAGCATCATCAAAGTAAGGACTGCCTGGAGTGAACATCACAACAGTATCAAATCTTTCTCTCTCATGAAAGTTTCGAACGATTTGCATCAAATTGCGTGCAGTAATCATTGGGTCACGACTTCCCCAAAGGTTACCGAATGTTCCAATGATTTTGTTAGCGCCAGTCAGATCGTTCTTAGCGAACGTGAATCCTCTGTCTAGCAGTATATCATAGCCAGCTGGTGCGTTGTGCTGGTCTATTCTTTTGATTGTGTTTGTTGTATCATAGTCGCACAGTGTAAGTGCAACCCATTTATCGTTTCGTTCAAGTTCATCAACTACATCAAGAAATTCTTGACTGACTGTATCATTTGTAATTGGCAAACCAACACGGATGATATCATAAGTCGATCTTCTTGAGTATTGGGTCATCAGGATGTTGTTCTTTCATAACTTTTAAAAAATTAACCATCTTTTCTAGCACACTAAATCCGACGAGTTGTGGAACAAACGCATGAACAATCATAGCGAATCCCCACACAAACAAAGTAAGTGCAAACTTCAGCGCCCACCACATGTGTAGGAAATAGAACCACTTACTCTCAGATAAACGAGAGTACGTTCTGGCTTCATTCAGATGGTTTGGATGGAGCATAGTCTTTATCAAAATAATATAAGATGATGGATGTTGCATAGCACGCAGGTTTCTTTTTGTCTTGTATCTGCAGTACTTGGTCCCACCAAATTTTAACACCCAGTTTCTTCTCGGGATCTTCTTCGTCTAATATCCATTCCCACTTTTTGATGCTCACCAGTGCACGCACTTTTGAATCCACTGGCACAGGATTCGTGAACCTGACATAATCTAGTCCGTAATTGATAACTAACTTAACGAACCTCATGTTGACAGCTCTACCGAGCAAAGATCCAAACATAGCAAGGCTGTAATAACCATGTGCGATACTTCTATCGAAAGGATCTTCGCCGAACCCATGAGAAACCATTCCCATTCTGGATCTTATCTCTTCATCATCAGCTGTGTGAATCCACTGAGTGTCACCAGTGGCTTCGGCAAAGTGAACGATCTTAGGTTTGTCTATTGTGAAGAAATCGCTAACCCACTTGCGTCCAGATTTCATGTGAACATCTAGATCTTCTGGTTTCTCCACCACATAAACTTTTCTTCGCTGGCTATTCATGTTTTCTCGCAGTAGAATGTTACAAATCCAAACTTGCTGTTGATAATTTGTACGTTGCTGAATCCAACTTCCTTCAATGTATCCAAGTACCAGTCGATTGGTAGCAGATTCATGTATCCTTGAAGTTTCTTTTCTTTCTCATAGATGTATTCATCAGTGATACCATTCGCTCTCTTAAAATCATAGTAGAGTTCTTTTACAGTTTCACTTTGCGGAGTCTTATCACTCAGAATGAAAGTTCCATTCAACGAGAGAGAGTTGTATATATCTTGTATGTATTGCTTACGTTCGTTAACGAAATGTAACGTCCAGTTAGCCATCACAAAATCAGGTGTTATTCCTTCTGGGAATGTTTCTGACAGCGTTACGCAGCTGGAGTAGGCAGAGTTCTCTATCATCGCCTTGCTTGATTCTACACCATACACGTTGATGAAACCAGAGTCAACGAATCGTTCGATAGTATGACCAAGAGCAGAACCAACATCGATAATGTGTGACTCAGGGTCGTGACGTCTCTTAGCAATCTGTATACACAGATCAATCACACGATCGTAGTCAGGTATATTCGTAGTTGCTTCATCTTGAAAACGCTTAGCTACCGAAGTGTCAAACTCCCACTTGGGTGTTTTAATGACAGTAGACTTATTAGCATGCACATACGCAGGATTTTCTCTCTGAACATTATGATGCACGTTGTATTGTAGGGATGATGTAATCTTCTTACGTGTCCTACGATAGCGAACCATATATCGCTTAGGTGCAGCATAAACCTCAGAAACATTTATCTCAATGTCATCGTTGTAAGCATCATGGCTGCTCTCAATCTTTTGAGGATAGATTCTATCTCCATGCAACTCAAAACCATTCTCTCCCATCACAGCACGCATCGCATTATATCCAACAGCTGATGACCAACCAGCGTATGGCTTACCGATTGTATCTGAAACCATGTTGAATATTTTGAACTGAACCGTAGGTATACCTGCAGATTCATCAGCTTCGTGCGTCTCAATAATAACAAACTCTTTCGTCACACGACTCATCTGCTCAACGAAACCGATGGCATTAACATAACAGTGAATGATGCCAGAAGCAATCACGATGTCATACGTCTGGTCTGGTGTGTCTTTTAGATACTCGAGTGTTTCAGCTTGTTCAATTCTGAAGTCTGCGTCAGACCAGTGCTCAGATAAAAGTTCCTTCGACTTATCGCAGAAACTCTTTTGAATATCGATGCCTGTGTAATGCTTGGCACCATTGGCTAGCGCCCAATGACCAAACGCACCTAAGCAATGTCCGAGGTCCAGAATAGTTTTACCTTCAACTAACCACTTAGGTAGCAGTGCTTCGCATCGTCTGGTTAAAGACTCAGCGTTTACCTGTGTTGTTCCTCTGGACTTTCTAACATCGTTAGTCACAAACTCATCATATTCTTCAAAGAACATCATAGTTCTATGCTACCCATGTTGTATAGAAGTTCTTCATTCTTAGCTAACTCTTTGATGAAGTCAGAGTGCTTCCAATGAATGTTTGAGATGATGGCTAGTCGATAATCAAAGCGAGCACAGTTATAGTCTGTCGGCTCAACAAAGTGTGTGACGTATCCTGGATGGATAACCATCAGACCACGCTCGACTGCAACACGTTTAAATGGAGTAAACTGATTGTGCCACAGAACGCCACCACGTGGATCTAGCAACATCAAATTGCCAGCATTGCGATCGGGTACATCGATGTAGATAATACCAACACCGAGTGTTTGAGCATGCTTGTGTGGCGAGATGCGATAGATGGAGTTTTGTTTTACTTCACGGAAATAACCTTTGCTACCAAACAAAGGTGGTAGTGGCATTTCGGTTAGTGGGCGATAGTAGTGGTCAGTCAACTCAACCATTTTATCTCTCACCTGAATCATGGTGTCAGGTAGATCAGGAAGTTCCCATAGATTGGTTTGGTTGAGAGTCCCAGGTGCTCCAGGCTTGAGAAGATACTTGACGTCTTCGCACAGCTTGTCTAGGAATTCATCATCAAATGGTTTAGCAGTGACGATGGGTGTATGCCAAAGGTTATGAACTTTGTGGGCATAATCTTTGTCATGTTCAAGGTAGGTAATTTTCTTTTCCATAGTATATCTCAGTTAAGTTACACTTGATATTTATACATCAAAAAAAGAGCAGTGGGTTTAGGCACTGCTCTATAAAATGCATTTCTGCATGATCCCAGTCTAGCTGGTGAACTATTTAGTAACTTCGCACTTCCTTTCGGTAATTTTCTGGGTCGTCAATCATTCTGTACTTAGAAGATGTATCAAGGAATTCTCTGATAAAATCAGCTTTTCCTTGCTGCAGTAGTTGATACGCTTGCGCATAGTTGATTTCCTCTTTGTTATTATTATTATTGGGAACCAGCCCTCTGTGGAGCCGTAGAATTATTTAGACAAAAAAAATCCCTGGAACCGAAATTCCAGGGAAATTTTTATTTTTATTTTATAAAGGTAAACAGAGACTCTAGAGGTTGCCTAACTTTCTTTTCATTAACCATCCAATCATTTTCTACATCTCTATAACCTAAAGGAAGTAGTAAGACGACTTTACAATCATTCAAGTTCAAAATGCGTTCTACGTCTTGTACCTCAAAACCTTCTATCGGTGTGGCGTCTACACCTTCCATCGCAGCAGCAATTAATGCCGTGCCGATGGCGATATATGTTTGCCTAGATGTATGTGTACTCTGAACATGTGGAGGCATAAGTGGCAATCTTCTCTTTAGACTTTCTCTATACTTCTCCAATTCAGGTCGAACGTAACCTCTCTCTTTATGAATTAGATCGTAAGCATTGTCTATCTTACCACCAGTATATCTGCCCCAAGCAGCAAATACAAGTAGATGAGAACAGTCTACAACTTGCGACTGGTTTCTTGCACTACTCATAATCTTTGCTTGTAACTCTTTGTCAGTTATAACAAAGATATGATAAGGTTGAAGACCACTAGAAGATGGAGTTAGTCGTATCGCTTCCAAGATCCTGTCGATCTTTTCTTGATCGACAGGTTTGTTTTGGTCCATCTTCTTGGTGGCATAACGCCACCTCATCGCCTCAAGCAGATTCATCTTATGCTGCTCGCATGTATGACTTGTACCTGTCTGCAGCATAACTTGCAGCGAATGCCTTTGGTTTAACCATAGGCACCACGTTGCACATACCACGAATGTAGCCAGTCGCTTCGTTGATAACACAAGAGCTGCCATGCATTTCGTTAGGGTTGATGTCCAAGTGAACTTCAACTTCTCTATCTTCTAACACATCGTGCAACTTCTGATACAACTCTGCAATCTTGTAAACTTCGTTCATTAGACGCATACGTGGTCTGTCTCGTTTCTGATCCCAGTCACGTTCACGAACTACTTCACCGAAGATTTTACAGCCATTGTTACCATTGATATGAACAACAACAACCATAATGTAATCTGCGTACCAATCATTTCCTATATTAAATCTTTCGGAATCCCCACCAATATAAATTTTAGTCTCTGGGGTTTGAGCCTCGATAAATGCTTTCACTTCTTCAATATCGATTTTACGCATATTACACCTGTCTTTCTCCTGTTAAAAATTGGAGCGGATAGAGGGAATCGAACCCTACTCTGCGCAGCTTGGAAGGCTGGCGACACACCTCGTGCTTACCCGCAATTATTTGTTGTATACCTTAGTACAACTGATAGTCTCCTACCTTGTTTAACTAAATTCACTGAATGTGTATACTTTCTCGTATCATTACCTGCAGGGAACAGAACGAATGTACCCTTTGGGCATTTTAATTGCATATTAAATGCATTAAAAACTAACTCACCACCATCATACTCAGATGGGTCGTTCATGAATAAAATTCCTGTTTGCTTCCACTTGTAATCACCATCAAATGATAGACCATCAAAATGTGGAGTCATAGCAGAACCAACATTGTATGTTAGAAACTCAAAACTGGATATTTCTCCAAACTTGACAGCTTCTTTATATACAGGTGGATAGGAGATACCACTAACTGTCTTCACATTCTGCTGGTTTGGGTAATCCTTCGCTTTAGAAATATCGATACTCGCAATGAGTTTATCGATGACTTCCTCACTCACCAGATTTGGAATTATCTTTATCATCTTCTTTAAAAATAAGTTTAGCCGAACCAATAGTTCCTGGCATATCTAGCACCTGTTCTGATTTTTTATTCTTACCGAAGATCGTTTCCCAGCGATTGTCGAATTCATCCTTACTCACTGCTAATGGTCTTGGTTTATCACCTTTACCGCCATCTGACATATAGTTCCTCTTATCTTTTTAAGTCGTATATTTCTCGTGCTTCATCATAGTTGGCAATTTCACCGCCAAGATCTTTGATGATGCGAACTGCTTTCTGCACTAACTGAGCATTGGTCTCTGCCAACACACCCTTCTCAAGATATACATTGTCTTCAATACCTACACGAACATGACCACCATACAACCATGTAGTTGCAACCATTGGCATTTCTTCTCTGCCGATACCGAATGCCGACCACAGAGCATCATCTGGTAGCATGCTTTGATAGTAAGATATTGCTTGTGGTGTCGGCATAATACCATACTTAACACCAGTAGCAAATTGCCACAGAGGTTTACCAACAGTAAACAATCCCTGTGCTTCAAATTCTTTTGCCAGGAAGAAATCTCCAGAACCGAAAATCTCTAACTCAGGTTTGGTTCCAACTGACTGGATCATCTTCAACATATCCTTAACTACATAAGGCATATTCATTCGGATGCGTTTTTGATCACCCTCGTTCATTGTGTTGAAGTCGATTGAACAGATGTCAGGTTTAATTTCCATAACATGTCTAACTCTAGTTCTAGCATTTAACATGGTAGAGTTAGAAGTACCAGACATCATCCTAACAGATTCTGGGATAAACTTAGCACCTGGACCTGTAGTAAGGTTGATAATTAGTTTATCGTTCTGTTTTCTAATTAAGTTAACAGTTTCTTTATACAGTTCCAGATCAAAGCTGGAAGCACCAGTTGCAGGATCTCTAACGTGTAAGTGAACTACAGCAGCGCCAGCATCAGCAGATTCTAATGCAGATGTTGCGATCTGTTCTGGTGTAATCGGCAGATACGGAGTTTGTTCTTTCGTTGTAACACCACCAGTAATTGCGCAGGTTAAAACTGTTTTCTGTTTTCGTGTAATCATACTAAACCTCTTCCACCATCAATGGCGACAGTAATACCAGTTGTAAATCTGACTGTTGTTGCATATGCTTCGATCGCATTAGCAACATCTTCAGTGTTAGAACCACGACGTAAAGGAATCTTCATACCAGATTTAATCTTGTGGTCTTGAGAGAATCCTGAGAAGTTAGAATCTGTAACCACAGGTGGTGCGATTGCGATAACTCTAATCTTCGGAGCAAGTGCTCTTGCCAGATCTTTAGTCATACCATTGATGGCAGACTTAGATGCAGCATACATAATGTTACTACCATATCCCTTACCCTCTGCAGCACCTGATGATATATTAATCACCAATGCATGATTGCTCTTTTTAAGTAGGGGAAGAAATGCTCTAGTGGTTGTGAACTGAGACTTTAGATTGACGCTAAGAATTTTATCAATCAACTCATCAGTCATTGCATCTAGATTATGATGTTCAATGATTGTTGTCCAACCAGCATTATTAATCAGAATGTCACACTGTTCAATTTTACTTGCAACAGTGTTAATAGCAGAAGTATCTGTAACATCTGCGATATACAGATGTCCCTTTATCGACTGATAGAAACTTCTAACAGAATCTTCATCTGTTCTGGCAATTCCGATAATATGTGCGCCCAGCTTATGTAGTCGCTTGGCAGTTGCTCTAGCAATTGCACCATTGGCACCAGTAATAACCACTGCTTGTCCAGACAGAGAACTCAATTTCTCAAATGACATAACGATCCTTATAATATTGTTTCAAGACAACTTTATCTATTTTACCGCTACCAGTAGTTGGCATCTCATCAAGAAAAATAATTTTTCTTGGATGCTTATAAGCAGCAGTCTTACTTAGTATATATTCCTTTAACTGTTGTTCATCAACATCAGATGCAACAACAAATGCTACTGGGATAAAAGACTTTATCTCGTCTTCAACTGCAATAACTGCAGAATGTTTAACACCTGCAACTTCTTCTAAGAGAGTTTCAATTTCAAATGGGTAAACGATGTTACCGCCAGATTTGAACATTTCATCTGCTCTTCCTAAGCAGTAGTAGAATCCATTTTTGTCGACAGTAAATATATCTTTCGTATTATACCATCCATCATCAGAAACAACTTCATTAAACAATTCTTGTTTATTGTTGTATCCTTTCATGATAGAAGGTACTTTTATGTGAAGAACACTATCTACAAGTTTATATTCAACTCCTGATAACGGATACCCAACGCTAGTTGTTGGGATTGCTATCTTCTTTGGGTGAGAACCAAACATTCCTGGACCAGTTTCTGTAGTCCCATATGTTACAATAACTCTTGAATTTTTGAAGTAACTTTTTATCTTATTGATTATAGATTCTGTAGTGATAGAACTGCCGATTCGAATTAGTCGCACAGAAGATAGATCTCTGTTTTCTATCGAAGAATCATTAACCAATAAAGCCATTGCCGTGGTAATGGTTGGAATCAAATTGATTTTGTATTGATCAATCGCATCCAGTGCAAGTTTAGTGTTGAACTTATTTAATAGAACTACAAGATTACCACGCTTTAATTGGATTTCAATATTGGCTAAAGCATTCAAGTGATAGAGTGGCGTCATCACCAACACTTTATCTTTCTTGAACGGATCACCACCAGCATTAACGTGCATGTCAATAATCCAGTAATGATTTTTATGGGAGTATGCTACACCTTTGGGTACGCCAGTAGAACCTGATGTATACAGATATACAGCAAGATCTGGATCTTGCACCATGTCAAAGTCACCAGCATCATAGAAAGAATCTATGTCTGACAGATTGACTGTGTTTACGTTGAACTTTTTATGGGAGGTTGTGAACAGTAGTTGTGATTTGCTGTCTGATAAAACATATTCAATCTGCTCATCAGTCATCTTGTCGTTGACCAATACAGCAATAACACCAGCCTTCAATGCGCCATAATATGCAACTATGTAATTGAAACTATTTTCTGATAGTATAGCAATACATTGCTGTTGCTTTACACCAGCCTTAATTAAACCACGTGCGAACCATGAAGACTTCTCATCTAAATCTCTATACGTATAGGTTTTATGTGGTGCGTTATCGCACACCTCAACGAGAAATTGTTTGTTCGCAAAGTTTTTATTGATTACTGATGCTAAATTCATAGACATTCAATTGGTGCCCCAAGAGAGACTCGAACTCCCGACCTTCGCATTACTAATGCGCTGCTCTACCAACTGAGCTATTAGGGCATTTAATATTCACTTATTTTAACGTCTTTCAATGCTGCTACAGTTTCATCGTAAGATGCTTCTTTAACACAAAGACTTAAAATTATTCTTTCCTGATTAGACATGTTCATAACACAATGCTCATGTTTAACATTAAGAATAGTGGGTTTGTATAGTATATATTTCACTTCATCAAGTGTATAGTACAAAGATTTGTTTTCAACATCATCATAAAGTTTGGATCTATAAAAAGCACGTCCACCTGTATCATTGATTGGAAAATTTATAGAGCACTGTCTGACGTTTTTGTCAATGTGCCAGTCATACAATGAGTTTGGTGGATTCTTAATCCATAACGCACTTACGTCGCCGATTAAATTCTTCAGCGACCTAATAAAATTAGAATTGTTAAACATAGTTCCCGCACGATAATCGTTTGGTGATACGTTTAATTTATAGGTAGCATTCATCCCTTCTTTGATGTATCGTGAAGATAGATCAGGAAAATGCTCTAAGCAATAATAATTTTTCATTTTATCCTTGGTGGACCGTAAGAGAATCGAACTCTTACCTCTGACGTGCAAAGCCAGCGTGCTCCCATTATCACTAACAGCCCAAGTATGGCTCCACAGGCAGGGATCGAACCTACGACCAATTGATTAACAGTCAACTGCACTACCGCTGTGCTACTGTGGAATATAACTATCTATTCTAAAATTTTGGTGCCCCATGACAGAATCGAACTGCCATCCTCGGATTACAAAACCGATGTTCTACCATTTAACTAATGGGGCGAATTGGTCCGAGTAGCAGGATTCGAACCTGCGACCCTCTGGTCCCAAACCAGATGCGCTACCAGACTGCGCTATACTCGGATAAAACTGGTGGTGATGGTTGGATTCGAGCCAACGACCTGCTCCGTATGAAGGAGATGCACTACCGCTGTGCTACATCACCATAAAGGGTTATACTGGCAGGTGCGGTATCTGGTCTCGACTTTAGGATGTCTCAACTTGCCCATGCTCCTTTTTCTTTCCTTACCAATACAACTTTTTATGGTACCTTGTGACGGGATCGAACCGCCGACCTTCTCCTTGTAAGGGAGACACTCTACCGCTGAGTTAACAAGGCAAATAACTGGTGCCCACGCAGAGACTCGAACTCTGAAAATTTGGCTTCTAAGACCAACACGTATACCAATTCCGTCACATGGGCGCAAAAACATTTTTGAGAGTACTGTTATGTGTTTAGTTGGCAGCTTTAAAATCCTGCCACCAGTACCTCAAGCATTTCAATCTATGATGGGTAGTCATAAATTCTCTCCGAATAAAGGACGCTTTTTTGTCTGGCGATTATCTTCCCTAACAGTTGGGATGCCCAATCTTTTGCTCACACTCTCAAAAATGCTTCCTCTCTGCGGTGGTAATTATAGCACATCAACATAGATTAATCCTTATTCCAACTCAACTAAGGTTGGGGATTCTATATATCACGCATGCCTTCCACCCACTTCCCGACCAGAAAGAACTGTCGTGTTGCCAACGCTGGTTAGGTAGACCCATGATTTTACTCATGCCCTATTCAAAGGGAGAACCATCCTACTGATCGTCAGTCAGTTTCTCTCGTGCGGATCACACTAGCAGTGATTAGCTGCGGG